AATATTTGATGCTTGAAATATTATTTTTTTAGTATTATCATCATTATCAAAAATGTTGAACGTTGCATCATTAAAATCTTTTGGTGGAATAACTGCATTTATGAGTTTGTTAACATCATTCTCACCCAAACCACCACCACCAGGAGTGCCTGAATAAGCACCATCACTAACTAATAATTCCCATTTTTTAGTTAGTTCATTATACATTAATACTCTATTAGGGTTTATGCTAACGTCTCTATAAATATCACCACCTTTAGGTTTAGATGGTGGTCTAGAGTGTTCGCCACGATATTTTATTTGAGCATTGTCACCTTTAGGTCCTTTTTTACCAACCAACTGAAGTTTATTTGCTTCCGTCAGATCTTCGAAAGAAAGTATGTCACCTTTAGGACCTTTGAGTTCTATCTTTTGTTCTTCAGTTAAATCATTAAATGTAAATGGATCACCTTTTAATAATTCTAGCTCCCAATCTTGAAAATCTTCGAACTTAAAAGATTCTGTTAATGGTGCCTTTTGTATCTTACTAAGTTCGTCATTTACGTATTCTTTAATTGTATTAATAAGATTAGTCTGATCAAGATCACCTTTAGTTTTTTCAACTTTCATCTCAAAAAATGAGTTAAACGATCCACCTGAAAACAGATGTGCATTTAATTCATTAATTATTATGTTGAATCTATTTTGATCATGAACAGATATGAAAGAACTTGGATTATCATTTAAACTCTGTTCTTTGATAAACTTCTTATAGTAATCAATTGCTTTCTTATCTTCATTGTTTAAATGTTCCATATTAACCTAGTCTTTTAAAATAACTTTTAGTCTTTCTTTAGTGTCTACTGATTCAAGATAAGTCTTGCCAGAAGATGTAATTGATCCATCTTCTGTTATCATTTTAAAAATTTTAAGTTCATCAAAATTTTCAGATTTGACAGATTTGTCTTTAAGGTTTAATAGAACTAAATCTATTAATGAAGGTATTGATATATCTTCTTTATTTTCTGAGTATAGCTTAAGCATTTTAATATCTTTTTCGTCGATATTAATAGACTCCATCATACAATCTTTGTTTTTGTCTGACTGTACTTTAGTTTCTTCTGTGTATTTATATTCTGTAAATGACATAGGGTTCTCCTGTTATCAGTGTTATGTTTTATATCTTTATTTATAATTTACCAGCCACCAAAGGGGTCGTCGTTAACCGGAGGGTATGGATCAGGTGTGATAGGTTCTTCGTTTGCTGCTGACGTATTGAATAGGAACTCTAATTTTTCATCATCGATGTCGTCCGATATATCAAATATGTCTTTAGGCTTATCTGTAAATGCAGATAATGAATCAGATGATACTAATGGACTAAGTGTTAGATGGATGTCTCTGAATACTCTTACAATAATTGTATAAGAATGTTGTGTTTGTAAAAATTGATTTGCTGATTTAACTACATGCATGATTTCATAGTATAAATCACTATAATCAAATTTTATTACATCACCTTCTATAGGTATATGAGATGTATATTGAGTATTTCCTAATTCATCAAGTGTTGACATAAAACTCATATGTTGTATGTTAGCCCAAAATATAAAATTATCTAAACCCTCTATACCGTATAAAGAATACTGACTCTTTTCTTCAGGATAACTTTGAATATATCCCTTAAAATTAAATGTTCTTGTTATATACCTATCTCGGTCTTCACCATATAGTTTGTCATAGCTAGTATTATAATCCGCTATATAATAAGTCATATCAATACCAAATGAATTCCAGGCATCCATTTGTAATTGATCGTACATGGCCTTTTCACCATCATGACATGATGTTTCTTTGTCCCAATAAGAATTTGGTAAACTGCCGGTGCAATTTATTATATTTGCACCGTCAACAGTCACGGTAGGACTACATATTACAAAATAAGAATCTTGTGTGGCAGATACGTCGATAGTCATTTAATTACCTAATTACTTTAGTTGAGTGTTAAGATACCATTAACATTCCAAGCAATATTAAAATCACCTGCAGAACTGGATTTAAATGAACCAAAGTCAATATAACATATCAGATTACCGTCAGCTACTTTATATAATACCGCACCGTCTGCAGTAATAGTTGAATCTGAGAACGTTACATCGTCAGAATCCCATACACCACGATCATTTGTATTATCCGCAGATAAAGACATTGCTGATAATTCTTTACCACCGGCAGTATATCCGGTTCCTGATGTTTCTAGTGAACTTATATCACTATATACAACATCGTCAACAATATCTGGGCTATAACCACTCATTAGTATTAAGTTGTAACCGCTAGGATCAGATGCCGACAGAGAAAAATTTCCTCCCAAAACGGCTGCTTTAAAATTATTATATACTACACTAGGCATTTCTAACCTCTTTAAAAAACTTTCTATATCACTATTTATATTTTGATTTTAACATTATGATATTTAAACTTTTGCTTATCATAATGATTAATTCTTTCAAGGAAATGATTAAATAAATGATTGTGATGAACCACACCATTTCTGCTTAACCAACGTAAATCATCAACAATATCAAATAACATCATTTTATCTTTAGATTCATGTGTTCTTAATCCTCTACCAATAGACTGAAGTACTTTAATCTTAGATTTATAAGAACTACCAAAGATTACGTTATGTAATCTCTTAATATTTATCCCAGTAGAAAAGCATTGGAATGTTGATAGTATGATAACATTTTCAGAATTCTCAGTCATCAAACGAATATGTTCACGAATTTCTGTTTCAACTTCACCATACACGACATATATTTTGTATTTACTATCTAATTTCTTTTTAAAAGTCTTTTCGAGGTCTAACAAAACACTTATTTTATTAACCAACACCAAACTATTTTGACCCTCTTTAACATATTGATTAAAAATATGCTCGTATATTTGTTTTCTTTGTGGGTAATTATTTGCATAAGAAACTTCATCATGATATGATACGTTTTTACAATCACTAACTGCTTTAGCTGAATACTTTAGTATTAAGTTTTTTATCTCAATCTGAGCTAATATACCCCTATCAATTAGTTCTTTTGAATATTGTTCAAATATTACCGTTCCCAAATATCCATAAATGTTAAATTGATCAACTCTTTCATCTGGAAGTGTTCCAGTAGTTCCGATTCTATAGTCAGCATTCACACAATTCGCAGCAATCCGTTTTAAGCTATCTGAGCGGTTATAATGGCATTCATCGAACACAACTGCACCATATTGGTGAAAGAAGGCCCCAGGCTTCTTATATACGCTCTGCCAAGTAGTTATAAGAACGCTCTTGGTAAAGTCAGGTTCTACTTCAGAATATAGTTTCGTAACATCTCTATATAAGTCAAACCATCCATATGAAAGATAATCTGTGTATAATTGCTCAACTAAAGTAGTGGTAGGAACAACAATCAATATTTTTTTGTTCATATTTAGAAAAATACGGGTAAGAATATAAGTCATTAAACTTTTTCCAGAACCAGTAGCTGCCATCAATATTCCACGTTTCTTTTTTATTGCAGCATAAACAGCTTTCATTTGATAGTTATAAGGAAATAAATCTTTACCATCATTGGTTTTTACACCTTCAAATAATTGTTTACAACCTTCAACAATTGCCGGAGGATTTGCTTTACTATTTACTAATGGATTGTGATCTTCTTCGATCTCATACTTATATTTGAATTTCTTACAAAAGGCTGTAAAAGGAACGAGCAAACCTATTGGTAAATGTTGTTCTCTGTATTTGTAAAATGATATCTTTCCGTTCCAAATTTTCTTTTTAACTTTAGGATGAAATTTGTGATCTTTTATATAACACTGAAAATAAGATTTTAATTCCAGGCTTTGACCAACCGTACAAGTTACATGAAAATATATTTCATTCAACTTTTTCAAACATATAACGTTTTCTTCTTCAAACATAATTCAATACCAGATATATTAATTATTTATATGTTCAAAAAAGAGCACAAAAAAAGGTAGAGCTGCAGCCCTACCTTTCGAAGTATCTCTCAATAACTAATCAAATTAAATGCTTAATTCAGCTAATCGTCTTCGAGCTTCTTTTGATTTAAGAATCATTTTTGATGATTCTGTAATTTCATTGAATGGATTAATTAAATTATTTAATACCATCGATTTGTGTACAGATTCATCAAGTTCCACTGCTTCACCAGTAGAAATCTGTTTGATCGCAACCAAGATATCATCAGAAGGAAGTTCTGCTGCAGATTCAGTTATGGAATCAAGTAACGCTTCAGCTCTCACTTCAGCAGATTCTTTTTTCACACCGTGACTAGCAAGATTTTTCCTTCCAGCTTCCTCACCTTCTTTACCCATAGTAGTAACAAGTTGAGATTCGTCTTTAGTAACTTTTTTAATTTTCTTACCGGTTTTTGGACAAATTTCATACTCATGTGCAGCATAATCACCATCTACATCTTTACCATTTTCTTCTTTGGCTTCAGTAGGTACTTGAGTATTTGCTTTAGCTTGCTTGGTTGTTGTTGTTTTCTTTGTTGGAGCTGTTTTGTATTTACCATTAGGTAATGATACATCATCTCTAGAATCAATCCCTTCTATGCCTTTCACATTTCCAGCATCATACACAGCTTCATCTTTCTGTTTTTTCGAACTAAATGTTGCTTTCTCAAGTTTTGCACCAATTTTATCTTTATGTACTCTTTTCTTCCCTTGAGGAATATTTAAAGTAGCATCGTTTGGATTTTCAACACCTTTGAAAACATCCATAGATTTTTGCTCTACGGCTTCAGCTTTTTGACTTGATTGCAATGCAGCTAATTGTTTATCTCTTTGACCTTGAAGAGAATCAGCTTTGCTTGAACCAGTATTGAAAACTGAAGTTGAACTAGATGCATTTAAATCTTGATCAATCGATTTCTCACCAGAATGTTGTTGCTTATTAAACTGGCTCAAAGTGTTTACTCTTTTATTAGTTAAAGAATCAGCTTGATCTCCACCTTTTCCAAAAGTTTCAAGACTTTTAGTGTTTTGAACATCACCGGTTATTTTTTTACCATGAACCTGAGCTTTCTTTAACTTCTCTTGAGTAGCTAATCTCGCATTCATTTTCTTTTCAGAATCTTTAGTACCAGATTTTACTTCTGAACCGATAGATGGCTCTACCACAGGTTTTTTAGATGTTCCAGCTTGTGGATTATTTTCATTAAAAGAAAATTTATTGATAAAATCCATTGATTCTTTTTTAGTTCCGACTTTAGTCATTCCAGGTTCTGAACCAATTTGATCTACTTTTTGAGCTTCTAAATCAGATTGTCTTTTACCTTTAAGTTTCTTAGTCTGATCCTTACCTTTTGTAAGAGCATCATCACTGCCAGATTTTTCAAAATCTTTAATAAAAGACTTAGAACCCTGATTTTGTTTTGTAGTTAATTTATTAAGATCTGCTTGTCTTTGAGACTGAGCAGTAGATTCGTTATCTTTAAAAGATTCATAATCAGAAACATTACCAGATTTATCTACGTCTTGAGTAATTGATTTTGATCCTTTACTCTGTACAGACGCTTGTTTGTCGATCTGTGATTTTCTTTTATTTTGTGATGTAACTTCACTAGAGATTTGAGTTTTCAACTCAGCAGCAGCCATTTGACCACCTGCGTGTGGTGAAGCTTCATCAATAGTTTCAATATCTTGTTCTTCTGTCTCTACTTCTTCAAAATCTGATTCTGCAGTTACAACTACCGGTTGTACTACAATCTTATTCGATTCTTTAAGAAATTGTTTTACATAATTTGCTATAGACATCATTTTCTCCTATGTATAAACTTAAAAATGGGCTTATAATTTTAAATTATTTATAATATCAAAAGAATTTTTATATTTTTTTTGATTCTACCGAACAAATCCGTTTTTAAGTAATTTAATGTCATGGTATTGCCTGAGCATATATCCCATTGTCTTTATATTATTTATACATTTATCAACAAATTCAATTATTAAGGTCTGTGACTCTTCTTCTCTTATTATCTTACGATAATCTGGATCACCTCCTACCTGGATATTAACCTCTTCTCTATTCTTCCAATCCACAGTATCATCAAATTTATAATGGTTATATAACTTCTTAAATTTCTCTTTTCTCTTGTCTTCAATGCCTATCAATATAGATTTCTCAAAAAGACTCTTCTCAGTAAAATACTGTAGTATTCCAGGTAATTCCATAGTCTTCATATGATAATTTTCATCAGTGAAATCTATATCTGCTTTAGCTTTTAATTTTAACGCTTTAAATTCTTCTTTTGTCATATTTACTCCATCTAAATTATCAATTTTATATAAATCTGATAGAAAATACCTAATAAGTTCATGAAAATACTCTCTGGTAATCTGCAAATGAACTCAAAATACTCGTCTAGGATATTTGGTTGGATCTCTATATCTTTATCTATAAAACTGGATACATTAAAGGTTGTTGTTCGTTCTGTGTCCTTTATGTTAATCTTAACAAATTCTAGTTTCATCTCTATCAGTTTGTTTGCTATTATCTTTATTACTTTATCTGCAAACCTTTTAGGTATCTTTATTGAATCATGTACCGTCCCAACTAAAGTAATTCCATTTATTTTTGAAACCGCTTTTGCAATATTATCAATGAAGCAATTTGATTCTTTCAATTGCATCATTTGAGCCGGTAATGAATAACTTACCTTATGCTTATCTTTGGGTTGGTTTTTACTCAATTTTATTTGATCATGGTATTCATACTCTGTATCACCTACTTTCATCTTTCCAGTTTTTCTTTTTAAGCTTTCCCAGTATTCATTTATTTCTGGAAACTCTTTTCTGAACTTTCTTGAAATCTCATTATCCTGAATTGGTCCATATAGATAATCTTTAAAGAATGATTGCTTCAATTCTTTTCTATTTACAACTGAAGTATTTTCACCGACAAATTGTGTGTATATGTCGTTTTCAATATATTGTCTAAATTTTATCATCTCTGGATGTTTTTCATCAAATATTTCAAGTAATGTCAAATATTGAAATGATGGCTGACTACAAGCTAAATCAATCTCAACTAAAGTATCACCTGTTTTCTTATCATAAAGATATTCATCAAAATCGGAATCCAATCTTGTCAAGTTTGAATGAAATCTTTTCCATTCACATCTATTACAATACCAGATACCTTCTTTTATCATGATAAGGATTTTTAATTGCTGTTGATAAGAGGTTATGGCACACTTTATAGACCGTTGTTTCTTTTTCTTACGATCACCATATATTTTCTTTTTATCAAGTTCAGAGAGTTCCAGAGCCACTTTAGTTTTGATTCTGGATAGGTTACGCTCATAAATCTGCATAACTGCCTCCCAATCTCGAAAGCCGATATTCTCAAGTCCTAAATTCCAACCTTCTCTCATATTTCGTTCACGAACATTTAAATTCTCTTTCTCGAAGAGCTTTCTCATCTGAGAGCCTGGATTATTAAAATAATGCGTTACAATTTCACACCCGAAATATTTTTCAGGAATTGAGTATCTTTGAGAAAGCTCACCAACGAAATATGATTTGTTCCAACAAATGAGATCATTTGCTATTAAAAAGTCCCGAACCTCAGTCCATTCATTTTTATTAAATACTCGATAAATGAGTTCCGTTGAAATATTAACCCATTCATATGATACATATCGAGTACTTTTTTTATTCGAATCGAATTTATATAAAATCCTGTCAACTAAATGATAAAAGTAACAACATTTATCAATCATCATATTTACTTTAGTTTTTTTGGAATATTTAGAATTTATGGCTAATACGAGGTCTTTTCGCCATTTTTTACAAACATATCTACACGCTATCTTTTTTGATGTATTTAATTTTGTATTTGTATAAATACTTGATATATTACGCATTAAATATATTTTCCTTCGGGATACGAAGCCGGACTCTTGTACAGTCTGGCTTTTTCTTTTTGTGTTTCATGTATTTATAATACATCATTATAATTATCGTATTATCCCGTTTTCAAGCCGTTTGAGCTACTTTATGTGGTAAAACGACAAAGTATTCCATTAAATTACTTCGTCTCTCAGGCGCATTCATACGCTAAAATTAATTATATCATAAATTGTATTGATAGTCAATAAAAAATATTAACTGAAGTGATTTTCAACACACTTGTAAATATATTATACATATTTACAGAATTTGATTGACTTTTTCATAATAGTTCGGTATAATCATTAAAAGATAAGCACTTGTGTTAATAAATGTTCATATCCATAATTGACCAGTTAATATTACGAAGAGTAATATATTGATAACTGCCTCTATAGGAAAGACTTTTATTGATGTAAGATGTTTCCAGGGTAAGATAACTCGTATCGAGTTCACTAGTTGAATCATTCTGAATGAAGAGTTCGGAATAGGTAAATCAACATTCGAATAAACCTTGAGCATAGCAAAAATCTTTGAGTTCAAAATAAATTATTGTGAGTTTTATGTTTGTTGATTTTCTTAATTTGAAGTTTAAGAATATTCTCTCTTATGGGAATAATCTGACTGTTGTTGATTTTAGTTCCGGTTTGAATCAAATTATTGGTATGAATGGGCAGGGCAAAAGTTCTATACTGGATGCCCTGTCATTTGGTTTATTTGGTCAACCATATCGAAAGATAAAATTGGAAGAGCTGATAAATCGTAAAAATAAAGGAAACCTTTATACTGAGGTAGAATTTATTGCCAATGGTGATACGTATAAAATAGAACGTGGCATCAAGCCGAAGATTTTAAAAATATGGAAGAATAATGTAGAGCAAGATGAATTGCCATCTACAGCCAGAGTCCAAGCAGAAATCAATAATATACTCGCAATTGATTACACGTTATTTAAAGAAGTAATTTGTTTAGCAGTAAATTATAATAAACCATTTCTACTCCTACCCAAAAACGATAAACGGAATCTATTCGAAAATATATTCCAGATCAGCATTGTATCTAAGATATTGGCTGAGATCAAGAACAGGCAAAAAGGAATAGATGTTGATTATAAGCTAAGCAGAACTTCTTATAACGCTACTGAATCAGAGATTGAGAATTTAGAAAAATATATTGAAAAGCTCAAATCCATTGAAAAGAATTTCAATGATGAAAAAGAAAAGAAATTAAATGCTATTCAAAAAAATATTGATGAATGTGAAAAGCAGCTTGTGAAATGTTGTAAAGGAAGAGATAAAGGCAAAGCTATTATCGAAAATCTAGAATTCCTGGATCTCAAACTCTTGATTGAAGAAAGACATAACTTATCATCAGATATTATTGTTGATAATATGAAGATTAAAAACAATAAAGAAGCAATATCATTGTTAAATGATAACGATAACTGTCCTAATTGTAAATCGCATTTAACTGAATCACATAAAAAAAATCATATCAATACTTATCAATCTGAAATTATCGAATTTCAAGATAATATTAAAGATTTAGAATCAAAATTAATTGATAATAAATCATTAATCGATGATGAAAATAAGAAAAAAGATCAATTAACTAAAGTAGAAAAAGTCTTTATAAAAATAGATGCAGACGAAAACAATTATAAAGACAAACTGAAGTCACTTAAAGAAGCATATACAAAAGAAGCATGTGCAGTATATGATATTGATATAGATTCATTATTGGGTGATGCTGAAGGTAAAAAAGTAATACTTGAAACACTCGATACTAATAACAAAAAATTATTGAAAGATATAGAAATCAACAATAAATCGATTGAAGTATTATCTGACAATGGAATAAAATCTTATTTGTATAAGAAATTCCTTCCGAACTTAAATGTAAAAATAAATGAATATTTGAATTTGTTCTCATTGCCGGTATCATTAAAGTTTGATGAAACAATGGTTGAGAATATCCAGAATATTATCAATAAGAAACAGATTAGTTACGGCACATTTAGTGCTGGTGAACAAAAACGTATTGATTTAAGCGTTATGTTCAGTTTTATTCAAATAATGAAAGATATAGCTAATTGGAGATGCAATATCTTATTCCTGGATGAAGTACTAGATTCATCAACCGATCATGAAGGTTTAGTACAGATATTAGAATCCTTACAGAATTTAGTGGATAAAAATTCAAATCTATGTGTATATGTAATATCTCACAGATTACATAGCAAAGATTTCTTCTCAAAAAAACTTCGTATTGAGAAGAGCAATGGTTTCTCTTTAATAAGAGAAGAGACTTGAGAGGTGTAAAATGGCAAAAGAAAAAAAGATTAGAAAAGATTATGTTAATAATGAAGAATTTTTAAAAATGTTAAAAGAATATCAGGAACTTAATTATGATACATCTGATTGGTTTTTAAAGAAAAAAATTAAAAATGATTCTGATGAAAACTTTGTTAAATATCGAAAAGAATTACTTGAACAGAGAAAAATGTTAATTGATTCTGAATCTGAAGACGAAAAAACTGATAGAATAAAAAAACTTGATAAACTTAAAAATAGATTAGGTCGTTTTTTCTTACTAATATGTGACGGAATTTTAAAAAAACCAAACTTTATCAACTATGATCCGTTACGTAAAGATACAATGATAAGTGATGGAACGTATTTCATGTGCATTTACATTGATAGATATGATACTACAAGAAGTAATCCATTTGCTTATTTTACTCAAATAGCATTTAATGCCTTCTTACAGAATATCAATAAAACAAATAAGAACATGACTAAGTTCACATCTCTGTTTTATATCGAAAATCTTGATAGATCTGATAATGTAATAATATTGGACGATTGGGAATGTTAAGACCTCTTTTATTTATCTTGGTTTGTCTACTACTTGCTATGACAATTGATGGATATATATTTTTATTTGAGGAAATCATTAAACTGTGTAATTAATATGGAAGATACAAAGAAATTAGAATATCACGGGTGTATTAAAAATAAAGATGGTTCTTTAGTTTTCAATTGTCCATGTTGTGATGAAGAAACTAAAGTACAATTCAGTACAAATGCACAGAGTTTCATTAACTTTAATTTCTTCTTTAAAGAAAAATGCCCTAATTGTTTTTGTGTTGTTAGTATGGATTTGCAATATATTGATAATTCTGATGGTTATTATAAAATAAACCAAGAGACGTATGGTGTTATTGATAAAATGATGGAGAAAAAAACTTTTTCAGAATTCAATTATTTAGATCATGATAAATCTGATTGGACAGAATTTGTATTAAACTATTGCATCACTACTAATGCTGATGCAATAGTACATACAAAACATAAGAGTAAAAAAGTAAGAGATTTTTGTTGGAACTTTCTTAAAAAGGATAATCATCTCAAGCCAACTGAAGTTCCAGATATTAAAAGAATAATGGCATTAATAGATGAAAGAAACAATGAAAAAAAAGATTGGTTGGAGTGATTATATGTTAGAAGCTGTTGGTGATGCAATTCAAGGGTTGGTATTTTGTTTTATTGCAATGATACCTTTATCAATACTTGGAATTTGGAAATTATTTGAAATAATAGCATGGTTACTTGAAAATGTATCCATTAGTTTATCATGATAATTGTTGATGTTAAAAAAAACAAAATAACTCATCATTGTGATTTATGTAAAATTACTACAACTGATGAACTTAATATTGACCATAACTCATTTGTGTTGAGTACTAATAAATGGCTAGTAAGAGTTGTACAATGTGAGGAATGTGATTTTGTTTTTCATTATAAAATCACATTAGATACTCCTAATAAGAAATATTACAAAATAGATACACTTACTAAAAAATTGATTAAAAAAATGTCAGAATCTAACAGTTTAAATGATTTTGATGATATTGATTTTGATGAATATCCATATAAGAGATTAGTCAGTTATATGGCTAATAGGTTTATTGATAATAAAGGCGTAGCTATATTATACACTAAACATAAAAGTAAAAATATAAGAAATGTTTGTTGGAACTATTTAAAAACAGGTGAATTAGATGGGAATGTTTGATTGGGTACGATTTGAGACTAAATGTCCGATATGTAATGAAAAAGTAAAGGGATTTCAAACTAAAGATCTTGAATGCATGTTATCTACGGTTCCAACATGTGATATTGATAATTTTTATACCATTTGTTCAAATAAAGACTGTAAAGAATGGATAGAATATAATAAGCATGAAGAAGAAAATGAATTTGAACTAATATCACCATCTAAAGAAATACAAGAAGCAATATCAAAAATAAATTCAAACACTGACGCAATACTTCAATCAAGACATAATGAAGAAGCAGTTGTAAAATATTGTAAGTTCTTTTTAAAAAATCAAAAGAAATAACGGAGAATCTATGGCTAAAGTAGCACTTATATCTGATACTCATTTTGGGGTACACGGAAATTCAGATATATTTTTAAAATCACAACTAAAGTTTTTCAAAAAAGTTTTTATTCCTTATTTAAAAGAAAACAATATCACCAGGATATTTCATCTTGGTGATTTCTGGGATAATAGATCAAATATTAATATACGTATTAAAAACATCATAATTGATTTATTTGAAAATGAGTTGAAAAGTTTTAAGATAACAATACTTGTTGGTAATCACGATTCATATTATAAGAATACAATTGATACTCACTCATTAAAATTTCTAAAAAAGTATGATAATATTGATGTAATAGATGATATCAAATTATTGAAGATTGCAGACCGTAAAGTTTTACTTGTTCCATGGCAGTGTGACAATGAAGCTTTCAAAACTCGTGTGGCAAATAATAATATTTTTTGTGATGTGATGATGGGCCATTTACCTGTAGTTGGTTTTAAGCTAAACAACAAGAGAGTGAATGAGAATGGGTTAGATTCTGAGATTTTGTTCAATAACTATAAATTGGTGTTCTCTGGTCATTTTCATACAAGAAGTAATTTAGAGAGAACTGATCGAAAGATTGAGTACATCGGCAATCCTTATCAATTGACATTTGCTGATGAAGGTGATGATAGAGGTTTCTGTATTTTGGATATGGATACACTCGATTATGAATATATAAATAACAATAAGTCCTTGGTATTTAAGACTATTAAATATCCAGAACCACTTTATAAAAAAGATATTCAGGGAAATATAATTAAACTAGATATCAACCATGATTTGAATTTTAAAGAAGAAGAAATTGAAGAATATATTAATACTTGTGATAAATATAAACCTGCTCTTCCTCTATCTATCAATAGAACAACTTCAGTTGAAAATATTGATAGTGAATACAAAACTGTAGATCTACTAGAAATGATAAATGAATATCTCGATGAAATAGAAATGAATGATAAACAAGATGTGTACGACAATATAAAAGAAGTATATGCCGAATTACACAATGAAAAGGAGATTTGTATATGAGTACAAGCAACCTTAATGAATTTGAAAAACAATTAAAAGCTGCATCTCAACCTAATGCACAACAAAGTTTAGAAGTGTTTCAAAAACAGCTTCAAGCACAATCACAAAACCCTGCAGGTGCATCACAAGAAAAATTGCCTCCTGGCGCTGTTAAAGTTAAAAAGAATATTGTACTTTCTTTTATGAGTGATTCTAGTGGATGTGGTCATATAAGAAATGTTTTTTGGCTGACCTACCTTAATTCTGTATTTGGTAAAACAGGTCAAATGAATATGATCTTATCACCTACATTCATTTATCAAAATGATATTCTTGCAAGAGCAAGATCACTTTTTTTTCAACGTCAAATGACACCTGATCATCTTAAAGTTATAAAACAATATAAACAACATCAAGCACAATTCAAATATAAAATGATTTGGGAAATGGATGATCATATTCATGGATTTAATGAAAATCAAGATGGTAATGTTGAAGACGGAGTACCGTCTTATAATTTTGGTAGTAAAGGAATTTCAATAGAAATTAAAGAAGCTTCTGTTGAAATTATGAAATTAATGGATCTTGTAATAGTATCTACTACATTCTTAAAAGATTATTATCAAAATGAATTGGGTATTAAAACTCCTATAACAGTTGTTCCGAATTGTGTTCCTAAATACTTTTGGGGTTACAAAAGAAAAGACGATATTACAGAAACTATTAAGAAACCAAAAGTGATTTATACTGGTTCACCAACACATTATTCTAATGGAGAAAAATTGCTTGGTGATTGGGATAATGCCTGGAAAGAATGGGTTCTTAAAGCTGTTAAGAATGATGAAATTGAATTCGCAGTATTTGGCGGTCTTCCATGGTTCCTTGAGCCTATCAAAGATAAAATAAAAGTTCATGGCTGGGTTAATTCTTATCAATATCCTAATGTTGTTAGAGCTGAAAATGCAGATTTTGGTATTATGCCTCTCGTAAGAAATAATTTCAATAGAGCAAAAAGTGATCTCAAATTCTTAGAACATTCTGCTGATGGATCATTAGCTATTGGTACAACCTTTACTGATGGATCTTCATCACCATATGATCATTGTTTTCTCACTCTTCCTGAAGATTGTACAGTTGAAGATATTGATGTTTTAATCAAAAAACATTGTGAACCTAATAATTTTAATAGAGTTAGAAGACTGCAATATGAGAAGATGGAAAATGAAGGAAGATACCTAGAATCGAAACAATATATTGACAGATTAATTAATGTATTTTAATTAATTCTTGACTTCAGTTAATATTAATGATATAATCAGTATATAAAAAATATTAACTGAAGTCAATTTATGTTCATGTATCGTAGTAAAGTATTAAGTATATCTGATGGTGATATGGATGGTGTTACTTGTCAAATTATCATAGGAAATGTGTTTGATAAACGAGGTATTACTTATGTGACAGCATCACATAATACTATCAACGATATCCTTAATAAAATTGATTTTGACAAATATGACTATGTATTCATTACTGATATAAGTCCTAAATCAAACAACTTAGCATACCAATTAAATTATGATAAAATAATTCTAATTGATCATCATGATACCTGTCAAGACTTGCATGATTCTTCTAATGATAAATTTATTGTTAAAGATATGTGTAGTGCTTCTATGCTGAGGAATTTTTTGACAAATAATGGTGCAAATATAGATTATCTAGATACTTTAATCACTTTAGTTGACGATTATGATATGTGGACTGAAGTATGTCCAGGAAGCAAAGATCTCGCTCGTTTATTTTATAATTATAAACCTATAACATTCAAGCGAAGATTTTTTAGTGGGCTTAAAGAGTTCTCACCTAAAGACTTACATATTATCGAAAAAGATAAATTAAAGCTAAAGCAATTAACAGAAGATTTGAAGAAAGATCAAAATTATAAACTTTTACCGTTTATTAATGCGATAACTTTGTTTGCAAGTAGTTTTACTAATGAGATTGCTCATCAGAAATTGAGTGAAGGTTACAATGTCGTGTTTGTAGTTAATAAGTACTATAATGTTTCAGTTCGAAGCAGATTAGATGATATACATATTGGTAAGGTTTTAAAAGAAAAAGGGATTGGCGGTGGTCACAAATATGCTGCAGGCTTTCCAGCAACAGATTTCACAAACACAGATAAATTGATCAATACGGTATGTGATTCTGTGTATGAGAATAGTCTTTCCTTGAGAAAAGATAGCATATATTCTTAGTGTCGGTCAATGACAAATTATGTTTAAAAATATTTTTGTAAATCCTAAAACGAAACAGGTCCATTTATGGGAATGTTTTAATGATAAGACTGTAAAATTAACAGAAGATTTAAATCAGTATTTCTATGTGGAAGATAGAAGTGGTGCTGCTGTATACAAGGATATTTATGGTACTCCTGTAATAAAGAAATATACTAAAAATAAGTATATGGATGTAAGGAGAATCAAAAATCTTCAATTAAAAATATGTGAATCGGACATAAATGAAGAAATAAAATACTTACAAGAGCGTTATCAAGATGTTGATTTGAAAGCTAATATGAGTAGCATTCATACTGCGAAAATCGATATTGAAGTTGCTGGTGAAGATGAATTTCCAGAACCTGACGAAGCATTATATCCAATAAATTTAATTACGGTCAAAAGTTCTATAACTGAAAAATTCTATACCTTTGGAACATCTCAAATTACAAGAGAGATTAAAGGTTTAGGTAAATATATTTTTATAGAAAACGAATTGGAAATGTTAACTGCCTTCGTAGAATGGTGGTCAAACATGAAATTTGATATCGTAACCGGTTGGAACTCAACTGATTTCGATATGAAATACATTATCAATCGAATTAAAAATCTTACCTCTTCTGGAATAGAATTAAAATTATCTCCACTCGGAATAGTAAAGCTTGTTGAAAAAAGAACCAGGAAACAAGACGGTTCAATAGAGATTAAAAAAGTCTATATGATAGCCGGTTTATCCCAGCTGGATTACCTGGAACTATATAAAAAATTCACCTTTGAAACTTTACCATCCTATTCATTAGATTCGGTTGGAATGTTTGAAAAAGTAGGTGGTAAATTAGGTTTTGAAGGTACTCTCAATACACTTTATAAAACTGATTGGAATCTTTTTGTTGAATATAATATTCAAGATGTTGTAGTTGTAGATAAACTTGACATAAAACTAAAGTTTATCGAACTTGTTGTGACAATATGTTATCAAACATTGATTCCATTTGAAAGAGTATTTAGTTCAATATCTGTTTTAGAAGGATTTATTCTCAGGAATCTCCATAAAAGAAAAATGGTTATGCCTGATAGAAAAGAAGTTACAAGAGATTGGTGGCTTGAAGAAGGATATTTTAAAGTCGATGGACATTTACAGAACGTAAAAACTGAAGATAAGAAAAAAACCTTTGATCCATTTTATATTAAAGGTGGTTATTGTTATGCTGAACCAGGATTCTATGAAGATATGATATCTGAAGATATTGAATCAGAATATCCATGGATGATTATAACTTATAATATATCGCCAGAAACTAAAGTAATCAAGCCCGAAGATAAAGATTTGAAATATTTGATTAAAACAGAAATCAATGGTGTTTATTATAAGAAAAATGTTAAAGGAATTTTCCCTGATATCATTGAGAAGATTTTCAATGAAAGAAAACATTTTAAAAAATTGATGTTTGAATGTGAGAAGAATGGGGATGCGGTAGGGGAACATTATAATCATTCTATGCAATTGATCAGAAAGATTATGATTAACAGTTTATATGGTGTGATGGGATCGAAATTCTTCCATTTCTATGATGTTGACAATGCACGAGCAGTTACTAGAGGTGGAAGAGTGCTTATTAAACATCTTGCTCGTGAGACTGATTATTATTTTCAGAATTATTGGCATAAGATTTATGATAGACATTTACCAGTTATTGAAAATCCTCAACCATTGAAAAACAAATTAGTACGTGTTATTGATACAGATTCAAACTATATCTGTTTAAGTGAAATAAGAAAAAACTATGCTCCTGATATGGATTTTATGGAATTCGCAACTATGATGGATGAGGAAGTTCTTGATCCATTTTTCACTAAAGTTCTTGATAAGTTTTATAGACAAAGAGGACTTAAAAATCTTATTCGATATAAACGTGAAGGAATTATCACTAAACAATTCGTATTGGCTAAGAAGAAATATATTGTTGAATTGCTTGCTAATGAAGATAAAGTATATGATAAGCCGACCATTAAATATAAAGGTGTAGAAGTTGTAAGAAGTGATACTCCATTATTTAGTAGAAGCTATATCAAAGATGTTATTCAAGAATTATTTGACAATCTTGATAAAGATATGACTCTTAAAACATTAAGACATATTAAGAAAGAATTTAAGAAAGACTTGGTTGAAAATATAAGTTCTGTATCTGGTATCAATGGCTATGATAAATATTCCAAACCTATGGATTATTACCTTGATAAAGGATTGAGTTTCAGAAAGAAAACACCAATTCATGTAAGAGCTGCAATCTGTTATAATTATGCTATCAAGTCAAATAATTTTCCATATATGGTTGCCGGAAATGGAACTAAAGTAAAATATGTATACATAAAAGACACTAATGTATTGAATACTAATATTATAGCATTTATAGGTGCATATCCAAAAGAATTTGAAGATCTATTCAAAATAGATTATGACATACAGTTTGAAAAAACATTCATGAGTGTTATTCAAAGAATGTTTAACGTACTCGGTTGGGGCAAAATTAATTTGCGTGGAAACATACTGAGTGAAATGATGACAATAAAAAAATAGGAGAAATAATGAACGATTTAAGAAAAAGATTAAAAGGAAATAAAGAATTATTTGAGAAGATAAAAGATAGTGATTATGTACCAGAATATTTATCGTCAGGTGTTATTACAATGAACCTTTTACATAAAGGAAAAGTTGATAGAGCTGTTAAGATAGGTTGTATGGAACAAATCAGTGCGGACTCATCATTTGGAAAGTCTTTCATTGCTTGTAACATTTTAAAAAATGCACAAAAACATGGAATGGAAACAATTGTTATCGATACAGAAAGAGCATTTAGTACTAAGCTTGCAGAAAGTGTAGGTGTTAATATTGATGAAGATCATCTATTGATTGTAGAGACCGCAAATATTGGTAAAATTACTCAAGCTTTAGCTTTAATATCTGAAGGAAAAACTAGAACTGAAAGAAGAAATATTTTTGTATTAGTAGATTCGTGGGGTCCATTAGTTGATGATGTAACTATGGAAAAAGCTGCTGATGGTAATACAACACAAAATATGAGATTGCCACAAGAAAAAAATAAACTTGCTAATTATATGAATGAAACTGATATGACATATTACATCGTAAATGGTGTTTATAAAAATACTGGTGGTTTCGGTGATCCATATCAAGTAGGTGGTGGTGGTAGACTAAAGTTTAATAGTCAATCAGTAGTATTAGCAACATCAAAAGCAAAAGATAAAGATTCTGCTGGTAAAGTTATAGGTGCAATAATTACTTGTGAAGCGCATAAAGGAAGAGATGCTGTTGAAAAATCTACTAAACTGAAGTTTAGAATTAAACATGATGGTGGTTTAGATATTTATTATGGATTATTGCCTGATGCACTTGATCATGGATGTGTGACTAAACCTAAAAATGGATGGTTTCATAGACCTGAATTTGATGAAGAAGGAAAAAATTGGCGTGAATCTAAAATGTATTGTAAAGATTTCTGGGAAGATCTATTAAGAAAAACAGATTTTAAAGAATTCCTAGAATCAAAATATAGTTATGAAGATCGTGTAATTGATGTGTCTGAATTAGATGCTGCAGATTTCTTTACTGATGATGAGGAGTAATAATGAATGAATTAGACTTTGAAAATCTAATAGTTCACTCAATATTTAAAAGTAAGACTGTGAGAGATAAGGTTTATCCTTATCTCTCTACTATACCATTACATAAAGTATTTGATGTTGGAGCTAATCAGAAATTAATTAAAAAATATTTTGACTATAAAGAAGAGTATAAAACTTTTCCTACAATGGTAAGTTTTGAATTGTATGTTAAAGATGCAGATTTGTTAACTGAAATAAAAAAAATTCTTCAGATTGATTTATCCAAATATCAAAAAGAACAGACATCAGAAGAAATAGCAAAGTTCTTCAAGAAAAAATTATTGTGGCATAATCTATTATTGGTTAAAGATGCTTTGGATGCTGACGAATTAGATAATATTAATGATGTTCCAGATTGTATAAGAGAAGCATTGTCTTTTTCATTCGATACAAATGTTGGTTTGGATATTTCTAATGATGTAGATAGAATGTATGAATATATTCATAATACTGAACATGCAGTATCAACCGGTATTGATAAAATTGATGAACAAATAGATGGTGGATTTCATGAGAAATCATTGATATTATTTTTAGGTTCTACAAATATTGGTAAAACATTAATACAATGTGCATTCGCTTCAAATTGCCTTAGAGACAACAAGAACGTACTTTATATTTCCCTGGAAGAATCTGAGGATAAGTTATCAAAACGCTTCCTGGCTAACTTATTTGACGTAGAAATAAACGATTTGAAAGGGATGTCTAAAAAAGATTTCTATAAGAAACATGAACAGTTAAAAGGCCAAGCTGAAAGACTTATTGTAAAAGAATATGCAGGTGGAACTATTAATGCTAATTACCTTAGAAATTTATTCAAAGAATTATATGTTAAAAAGAATTTCAAACCAGATATTGTATTTATTGATTATATCGGATGTATGATTCCTAATAAAAATATTAATGGTAATTCAAATGAAATATTAAAAGCTATCACAGAAGAAACAAGAGCATTGGCACAAGAATTTGGATTTCCAATTGTCTCAGGTTTACAAACAAATCGTGGTGGCTTCGGAAATGTTAATCTAGAATTAACTGATACTGCAGAATCTATTGGCGCAACTTTTAAAGCTGACGCAATTTATGGTATAGTTCAAAATGAAGAACTTGCTGCTGCCGATGTTTATCTTTTAATTCTTCTGAAAAGTAGATTTGGTGCTAATCATGGTAAAGTTAAAGTTAAGGTTAGCAAACCAAAAATGAGAATTTATAACTTTGAGCCTGATGTAGAAGATACCAAATTCTATGATGAATATTCATCTCAGGATCATACAATATTGAATAATAAGTTTGATGGTGCGCCAGCAGAATTAGACTTTAGTTAGGAGTTTATATGATTGAACAAAACCAACCAAAATTGCCGGATAATCTAAAAGATAAAGATGTAGAAGCAGAGATTTTTAAATCTATAAATAAAAAGAAGTTTTTCGGCATATTAGCCATGAATAATATTGATCTTGAACAAGTGATTAAAAAAAAGAAATCTTATAATAAGGATTTCCATAAGTTCAATTATCTAATAAAAAATTTGGTTTATAATTCGGATATAAGCTTCATAGACTGTGCCGTATGGTTAAATACTGATTATTTCAAAGAGAAAGCTGTATTGGAATGTTTTAATGAAGAAAATTCACTAGAACTTAGAACAGAACTTGCTGAAAAACATGATTTGGATATGAAAATAAACATATTGAGTAACTGTATAGTATGGTCAACAAAATAAATAAATAACTTTAGTTAATAAATTTTATTGATTTATATTGACTTTTGAAAATATGTATGATATAATGTCAATATATGGTTAATGTTTTTTATTAACTACTCGCAAGATGGAAAAAGTAATACAAGGAAAGAAAAATGTCTAGAACAAGAAGAGAATTTAATACTGATGCAATGTTAGGAAAAATAATAGAAAGTGAGAATAAAAAAGGATTTAATAATAAAGATGAGAATCTTTACAAACCAGATGCTAAATCAAACAATGGAGCATATTCAGCGATTATTCGTTTCCTTCCTCCAACGGAAGGTGAAGAAATGCCATTTATTAAAAGATTTTCTCATGGTTGGGAAGATGTTGGTGGATGGTTCATCTACAATTGTCCTTCTACAATGGGTGATAGTTGTCCGGTATGTAAAGAAAATGGTCGTGTTTGGAAGACCAATGAAGAAATCGCCAGACCTCGTTCAAGAAAAGCATCTTTTTACGCTAATATCTTAATCGTAAAAGATAAACAAAATCCTGAGCTTGAAGGTAAAGTTATGAAATACCGATATGGTGTTAAAATCCATGAGAAAATCATGGCAAAACTTAACCCTGAAGATGAGGATTTCGAGCAAAAAGTAATTGTATTTGATTATGATAGCGGTGCTAACTTCAAGTTAGTTATTAAAACTATCGATTCAAGTGGAAAGAAATTCTTGAACTATGATTCTTCTGAATTCGCAGCTCCAAGTGTAATCGGATTAGGTAAAAAACCATTCACAGATGAGGAAATTGATGAGTTAGATACTAAGCTTTTTCCACTCGCACCTTATATTGATAAATCAGAATTCAAATCATATGAATTCCTTGCAAAAGAATTTATCAATAAAACAGGTATTGTGATTGATGCTGATCCCGATGGTATTCCTAGAGCTGCACAACCTGTACAAGTTGCAAAAGCAGAGCGAAGAGTAGAGACTGTTGAACTGAATGATGATATTAGCTTTGATAATACAAAAGCTGATGTTGATCTTAGCACAAATGTGGCTGAGAAATCTGATTCAGCAGACAGTGATTACTTCGACGACTAGTAAGGTTTAAAATGGCTGCGGTTCGCTGCAGCCATTTCTAGGTTCTGAAATGAATAAGAAATTAGAGACACAGATTTTAGAGAAATTCTTACGGATGGCTGTTGGAAGATTTGATACATCGATTATTCGTGACACTGAAATTCAAATAAATTGTAATATATGTGGCGACTCTGAAAATAAGAATAAACTCAGAGGTCATTTAAAATTAGGTCAATCCGAAGATTTTTGGTTTTATAAATGTTTTAATGCTGGTTGTCCAGCTTCTGATACATGGTCAGCAAGAAGATGGTTGAAAGAAACCGATTTGTCTATTTTCAAACTTTATTGTAAAGAAAGCTTCGAATATGATGAAGTAAAAAATAAACATATTCTACCGGTTACAGTTGCAACTAAAGTACGTGAAATACCAAAAGATACTGAAATAGATGAATATTTAAAAGATTTTAGACCTATTGATCATTCAAATGATATGATATTTAGAAAAGCTATTCATCAATGTAAACAAAGACATATCCCTGAAAAGATTTATAAAAAGTTTATGGTTGCTGTTGATGGTCCATATTATGACAGAATGATCATACCATTTTACGATCATAATAATAAAATGTATTACTTTCAAGCAAGAACTCTTTCAAATAAAGAACCTAAATATCTTAATATGAAAGGTAAGAAAGAATTCGCATTATATAATCTTTATAATATCGATAAAAGTAAACCGGTAATTATTACTGAAGGTCCGATCGATTCAATGTTTATTGATAATGCAATTGCAACTCTTGGTTTAGAGATGTCAAAACATATGAAGAAAACATTATCAAATCTTGATTGCTATTACCTATTTGATAATGATGAACCAGGAAAAAAGTTTGCAAGAAAATTTCACCTGAATGGTAAGAAGGTTTTCATTTGGGAAAAGTTTAAATATTACGATAAAAAAATTAAAGATATAAATGATGTAGTTAAAAACAATGAAGTAAAACACTTTAGTTTTGATGATTTAAAAGATTGTTTTGAGAACTCTTATGGTGATTATCGTTATTATTTTGGAGACAAATAATGAAAATAGAAATAGAAGATTTAAGACTTGAGGTTAGTGTTAAGAATGGCTTGACTGCTACTTTAGTTTATAATTTCTTTAATAAACATTTTATTGTATTAGAAGTGTACAATTTGTGTCTTAAAGATATACGTATAGTTGAAGATATTTGCAAAAATGATGGCATGGCAATAATTAAAAAAGACGACCCAAAGTTTGGTGGTTTAGCAAAGTTTAAAGTTAGTTATAGCCCTAAAGCACAAATAACATTTATAGATAGATTAACAGGTGAAGATATTGAATTCTATGATGAGGGTACTGTTTATAATGTTCCAGGCTCTAACAATTGTGGATTTGGTACGATCACAAAAGATGCTTATTTTAAAGCAATGAAGTCACAATTTAGATCACCTGGAATATCAAGAATAGAGAGAGATTGATGAGTTGGATTTATAGAACAAAAGAATACACATCTGAAATGATTAAGAAGAATTTCGGATTTATATATTGCATTACCAATAAGAAAACTGGAAAGCTTTACATTGGTAAAAAACAATTCCATAGCTATAGAAAAATAAAGCAGAAAGGTAAAAAGAACAGAAAATTAGTCATAAAAGAATCTGATTGGAAGAAATATTATGGTTCATCAAAAGGATTGCAGAAAGATATTGATAAACTTGGTAAAGATAAATTTGATAGAGTGATATTAAAGATCTGTAAGACCAAATGGGAGCTTACATATTTCGAAGCAGAAGAACAGTTTAAGAGAAAAGTATTGTTGAAGAAGAATAAAAAAGGTGAAAGAGTTTATTATAATGAGAACATATTGAATAAATTTTTTCCACCTAGAGCTTAGGTAAATCATGAATATATTATTAATAGACAGCCATAATCAATTATTTAGAAAAGTATTTACTGCTAATAAAGATAAACCGCTCGATGAAACATTTTCATTATTCAAAGAATTAATCATACGTGATACATTTTATTCAATAAAAAATTTCAAACCTGACAGAGTAGTATTTGCAATTGACTCAAAAACTAATTGGAGAAAGAAAATATTTCCTGATTACAAGCATAAAAGATCAAAAGCAAGAGCAAAAAGTACTGTTGACTTTGAAAAATTCTTTCCAGTGGCTGAAGCGTTTTATGAAGATTTTAAAAAAACATTTTCAAACTTCTTTTTCTTAAAAATAGATGATTGTGAAGGTGATGATATTATAGCTGTATTAACACAAAAATTGAATGATAAAATAATTACCATATCAACAGACGGTGATATGAATCAATTATTAATACATAAAAATTTCAGACAATATCATCCATTAAGAAAAGAATTTGTCGAATCACTTAATCCAAGAAAAGATCTCAATATCAAGATTTTAACTGGTGATAGAGGTGATTGTATTCCTGGTGTAAAAGAAAGATTTGGTATTGTAAAAGCTACTAAAGCAATGGAAAATCTTACTGAATTTTTGGATGAAAATGAATTGAATGATGCATATCAGAGAAATAAAAGTTTGATAGATTTGAATCTTATTCCTGAAGAATATAAAATGAAAATTATGGCACAATATAATGATTATCCTATATCTGAATATAAATCACGAGCTATATTTTCATTTTTCACTAAGCATAATATCGGCACATTATTTGAAGAATTACAAGATGTTGTTGTTTACCTCAAAAAAATCAAATAATAAATAGTTACACGACTTAAATAACGGTTATTATGGCTTCTGGAAAATGGCATCAAGGTACTTATGAAGTAGTAAACAAAGAGAAATACTTAGGAAATAGTGCTCCTGTATTTAGATCTAGTTGGGAAAAAAGAACAATGTACTATCTAGATCACAATGAAAATATTATCAAATGGGGGAGTGAGATAATTACGATACCTTATTTCTACACAATTGATAGTAAAGTTCATAAATATATTGTTGATTTCTATGCAGAAGTTAAAACTAAAAATAACAAAATTACGAAAATGTTAATTGAAGTTAAACCTTCTGATCAAGTTGATTATCCTAAAATGCCAAAAAAGAAAACCCAGAAAGCTTTGAAGAATTTTAAACATCGTTATTTAATGGTTGAGAAAAATAAATGCAAATGGTCTGCTGCTGAACAATATTGTAAACAGTATGGCTACGAGTTTAAAATTATAACTGAAAAAGAATTATTTTCATAGGAGAATGCATGAGCATTAAGGAACTATCAGAGTTTACAAGGATATCAAAATATTCACGATACTTACCTGAGAAACAAAGGAGAGAATCGTGGAAAGAACAAGTTGATAGAATGATGGATATGCATAAAAGACATCTAGTCAATCTAGGATGTTTTGACAAGGTTGAAGAAGAATGGGGATTCGCAAAAGAAATGTTAATGAAGAAAAAAGTTTTGGGATCGCAAAGAGCACTTCAGTTTGGTGGTGATGCAATCTTAAAACATAATGCCAGAATATACAACTGTGCATTTCATTATCTTGATAGAATGAGAGCTTTTCAAGAAACAATGTATATGGCACTATGTGGATGTGGTGTTGGATATAGTGTTCAGAATCATCATATCAAAAAATTACCAAAAATAAATACCGAAAGAAAAAACGAAAACCGGTCATATGTAATACCTGATTCTATTGAAGGATGGTCAGATGCAATCGGTGTATGTGTTGAATCATTCTTTTCTTGTAAATCAGAATGGTCTGGATACAATGTAATATTTGATTATTCTCAAATAAGACCTAAAGGATCTATAATTAAATCTAGTGGTTCTAAGGCTCCCGGTCCAGATGGATTAAGAAGAACGATTGAAAGTATAAGAAAAATATTCATTAACGCATTAAATGAAAATAAGAAAAGATTATCAACATTAGAAGTACATGATATCATCTGTCATATAGCCGATTCAGTCGTATCTGGTGGTATTAGAAGAGCTGCACTTATCAGTTTATTTTCTAAAGATGATATGGAAATGAGAAATTGTAAAACTGGTAATTGGTTCATTGAGAACCCACAACGTGGTAGAGCAAATAATTCAGTATTGTTACTAAGAGATGAAACAACCGAAGAAGAATTCGGAGACATTATATCTTCAGTAAAAGAATACGGTGAACCTGGATTTATATTCAGTGATTCAACTGAGATTGGTTATAATCCATGTGCTGAAATAGGTCTTTATCCTGTTGATGTTGATTCTGGTAAATCAGGAGTTGAATTTTGTAATCTGTCAGAAATCAATGCAAAGAAATGTAAAACTCTCGAAGACTTCATGGATGCAGCTAAAGCAGCAGCAATTTTAGGAACATTCCAGGCTTCTTATAGTTCATTCGAATATCTTGGTAAAACTACTGAAAAAATTGTTTCTCGTGAAGCTTTACTTGGAGTTTCTATAACGGGGATGCAAGACAATCCAGATATAGTTTTAAATGAAACTAATCAAAGACTTGGTGCACAAGTAGTAAAAATGATAAACAAAGATATTGCTGAGAAGATAGGTATAAATCAAGCAGCTCGTTGTACGACTGTTAAGCCCTCTGGAACGTCTTCTATCATTTTGTCTACCGGAGCATCAGGGATACATCCAAACCACGCTAAGCGGTACATTAGACGGGTTCAATGCAACAATCAGGAAGAGCCACTTCAGTTTTTCAAAATGTACAATCCAAGAGCTATTGATAAATCAGTATGGGATGCAAATGGAGTAACTGAAGTAATTTCATTTTTATGTGAAGTTCCATCTCAAGCTCGTACTAAAAATGATATCAATGCTCTTAAGCTTTTGGATGATGTTAAATCTACATGGATCAACTGGGTAGATGAAGGAAAAACACAAGAATTATGTGCTCACCCTGCATTATCTCATAACGTTTCAAATACCATCAATATACTTGAAGATGAGTGGGAAACGGTGGCTGAGTATATCTTTAATAATAGACAATTCTTTGCTGGTATTTCATTGTTACCACAGGAAGGTGATAAGATATATCAACAAGCACCATTCCAAACGGTTTATACTCCTAAAGAATTAGTAGAAATGTACGGTGATGCTTCTGTATTTGCTTCAGGATTGATTGTACATGCACAAAACGCATTTGATAATAATCTATATGCTGCTTGTGATTGTTTTTTAGGTATCGGTGAAAAGCTTGAAATACCAGATGTTCAGAATTCAGAAATACCTGACTCTATTGATAAACTTACTAATATCCTTGAGAAGCAGATGTGGATTAAAAGAGCTGAGAAATTCGCTAACAATTATTTCGATGGTGATAAACGTCAAATGACATTCTGTTTAAAAGATGTAGATGCCTGGAAAACTTGGTGTGATCTAAAAAGAGAATATGTTGAAGTTCCATGGGATAAGTTTAACGAAGATAAAGACAATACAACAATAAGTGAAGATGTGGCGTGTTCCGGTGGTTCATGTACATTAACACATATATAAGTAGTAAATGTGGAGTAGAATATGGGAATGGAATTGAATCATAATTATATGACCAATAAAGAATATGTGGAAATTTTAAGAAAATCTAATACAGAAGATCATTCTGATATGTATTGGATGTATGTAGTAAAATTTATTTTCAATCATAAACCTGAGCCTAGAAATTATGGTTATATGTAATGGAATATTGTTTAATAATGTTTGGGCCGAAAAGGATTGACTATGAATAAAAATTATGATACAATCATATATAAAGCAGAATGTAATGCTTTGATAAGAATAAACTTAGTGGATAATAAATTGACTGATCAAATTTATCCAATGTTCAATAAAAAATTATATGATGAAATATCATATTCTACTCTACTTATAGGAAGCTTTGATTCTACCAATAATTTTAACGAATTTGGTAGAATCGATGTAAAGAATCAGAAAGAAAGAAAAATCGAACTATACAAGAAAGACAACTTACACAAATACATTAATAGTATATTGGAGAATTTAACTCATGATGGAAATACTTGAAGAATTGAATAAATTTAATAAAATAAAATTTTATGATGAAAACCACAAATATGTAATTGAAGGCCAAGACGCTACTTCAGTTACAACTTTATTTAAAGAATACGAACCACCTTTTCAAAAGAAATTTTGGGCTGAAAAGAAAGCCAAACAAAAAGGTGTTACTGCACAAGAAATAATGAGTATGTGGGAAAAGAATGGAAAATTCTCTAGAGAAAAAGGAACAATATTTCACTCTTATGCAGAAAATTATTTAGCAAACAGAATATTTGAAAGACCTTTTGGACTTGAAGATAAAATGAATGTCGCTCTTGATAAATTAGAAGTATTATTCCATAATTTTTATGATAAAACAAAAGATTCTCTTGTACCTATCGCTTCAGAAATAGTTGTTGGAGATGTAGAATCAAGAACTTGTGGTATGATTGATCAGTTATATTACAATAAAAAACATAATGAATTTCAGTTGTTTGATTGGAAAACCAATAAAGAAATTAAAACTGAGCCATTCGGAAAACAAAAATTGTTGACTGAGTTAAATCACCTGGATAATTGTGAATTGGTAAAATACAGCTTACAACTATCTTGTTACAAATATATTATTGAAAAAGTAACCAATATTAAAATTGGAAGCTGCTTCATTTTATGGTTCCATGAAAATAATGAAGAATTTAAACATTTCAAAACACACGATTTGTCTGAAGATGTTGATAAATTATTCAAAAAAAGAATTGCAACTTTGGAAAATTCGATGGTTGCTGAACATGAAATGGAGTTTTATTAATAAATTTTAGTCACTTCAGTTAATATTTTATTGACTTTTTACATTTAAATTGATATAATATATACATGAGTATATAAAAAATATTAACTGAGGTTCTATGAATCAGATTATAGGAAGTTTCGATAAAGACTTTATAATCGAACAATTATCAAATAAATCATTAGGGTTACAAGCCTATTCACTTTATTTAATAAACCCATTAACGTATAGAGTTGTAAAAGATGTTAGAAAGGTTAAGGTCTTTGATGAAAAAGATCTCGAATCCGCATCAAAAAACGAATCTCAAAATGCTTTCCATGGGTCTTATTATATTCTGAATATCCAAAAAATAGATATTAAAGACAATATCATCAAAACTGTTTTTCCTACCAGGATATGTTTTAAATATATTTACATGTGGTCTACCGGAACTAAAGTGTTTAAAGACTTCAGTTATAGTAGTTTAAAAGAAAATAAAGAAGACAATTATATCCTTTATAATAACAAACATCTTCATGCTTTTATCAATCAAGATAACAAGTTTTATTGTGATAATAAACTTAATATTTCAACAAAGCCATTTACCAATTCAAAGCCTTTAGATAAAGGCTCTGTATATGAAATGAATTTGAAAATAAGAAAATTAAAACGAGTTGAGTAATGAGCTGTATTAGTTATAATGAATTTGATAAAAGACTCCGTGATTTGGAAATTATTTGTGAACAAAGAATTACTAAACATATAACTGAAGCCGAATTGAGAATGAAAGATATGATATCTAGTGAAGAAGATCGTATCATTGAAATGTTAAGCTCATATCTTGATGATTCCATTGATGAATTACTTGAAACTAAAGTGATTGAAAAATGTCTTGAAGTAAATGATAATATTGATGCAATATTAAAATCAAGAGATGATGATGAAATAGTTAGAAAATTTTGTCAAAAATATTTGAAAGACAACAAATGAGCAGTTCTTCGGTAAATAAGAATTTAAGAAAAAATGAATTGTACTTCAATTTAAATAAAAGAATAAAACAGAAAAATAAACGTGTTGAAAAACATCTAAAAAAGAACTCCGAATATTATAGAATATTAGAAGAAAATATGATGGAACAGATACCTCAAGGATTATGTAATGGAAAAAATAGAATACAACAAAGATACCCTAGATATACTTAAAAGTTTATCTTCTCTAAGTAAAGCACTTATTATTAGAAAGATAGACAATGGAGAAAAAATAAGCATTAAATCTGGCGATATCTCATCTTTTATAATGTATCATCTTGAAGCACCTGTCAATCATTTCAATTTTAAAGGAGATGAATGTGCTTTTTATGAATATCCAGATTTTCATGATCTAATGTCTATCCTTGATGAATGTGACATGCATCAAAATGGTGATATAATTACTTTAGTTTCTGATAAAACAAAGATCAAATATTTAACATCAGAAGCAGAATTGATTAAAAATGAATGGGAAACAATCCCAGAATCTGACACTGTTGGATCATTTAAATTAGATTTTGAAGCTCTTAAAAAGATCAACAAACTTAAGTCTTCAATCAAAGCAAAATCTCTTAAAATCAAACTTGAAAAAAATGAAATAAAATTTGTTTTATTCAGTAAAGAAAATGAGAATATGTGTGAAGAAATTTTCATGAATGAAATTGACAATCTTGATGATTATGAATTCTTATTATCAACAGAAATATTTGACAAACTTCCTTTAGCTAACTATGAATTTAATATTACTGAATCAGGAATATTGAAAGTTAAAATGTTATTAGATGATATAGATCTTTGGATTTATACTGGCGAAATAATCGAGGATGTCTAAATGAATGAAAATAAAAAAAAGATAATTCAAGAATATGAAAATCAAGATTATAATATTCCAGACGTTGAAGAGATTTTCATTGATACCCATAGTAATAAGCCTATCGATGAAAAGCTCACCAGTGCTTATAAACCACCAATTGAATCTCCATTTGATAGAATAAAAAGATCTGCACATATGTATAAACTTGAAATCCTAGATCCAAAACATAATTGTAAAAGATGTGGTGGTAGAGGATATCTGGGTATGAGAGTTGATTCTATTACTCATGAAACTACTGACATGCCAGTTCCATGTCCTTGTATATATCCTAAAGTAAAAAATGAAGAGGAAAGACAATTGAGAGAGTCTGCAGATAGTCTTCAAAGTTTGAAACATATGAATAGAAAGAAAAGACGTGCTACTCAAAAACAACTTAGAAAGAATGGTAAATGATGACTATAGAAAATACTGATAAGAAATTCAATGATTTTTTACTGGTTGAAAAATACCGACCACCTACTGTAAGTAGTATCTTATTACCATCCGCTTATAAATCATTCTTTAATAAAATAGTGGAAAGTAAAAACGTTCCGAATCTGATTTTATATAGCAGTAATCCGGGATCTGGAAAAACTTCAATGGCTAAAGCGATATGTAAAGATATTAATGCACGATATCTTTACATAAATGTTTCAACTGATAATAGTATCAATACTTTAAGAACTACCATAGAAAAATTTGCTGTTAATAAATCTTTAGATGGTAGAAAAAAGATTGTAATTCTTGATGAATTTGATAGAGCATCTTCTGCTCTACAAGATGGGTTAAAAGGTTTCATAGAACAATTCCATAAAAACTGTAGATTCATCATGACTACAAATTATATCAATAAAATTATTGATCATTTAAAAGATGGTAGAACACAATTATTCAATTTCGATATGATGAAAACTGAATATGTGAAAGAAATGAAACCTAAAATCAAAAAACGTTTACTTACCATTCTAAAAAAAGAAGATATTAAACATGATGATGTCATTGTAAATAAATTGATTGATAATTTTTATCCTGATATTAGACGTATGATTAGTAATATTCAAAAATGCAATAGTATGCATGATGAATTAAATGATTCTGTATTGACTATTACTGATAAAGATGATGAATTTATTAGTCTTATTCTATCTAAAAAAATCAATAAAGCAAGAAAATATTTCCTGGAAAATAGTTATTCATACGATACTGCATATTCAACATTATATAAAGAACTTGTACCAATGCTTGAACCAAAATATCAAGGTGAAGCTATTGTTATAATTGCTGAATATATGGATAGACATACAAGAGCAATTGATCCAGAAATTACCTTTATGGCATTACTTGCTGAAATAATGATGATGGTTAAATAATGGTGTTAACGGTAAAAGAATTTTCGTTGAAGAGTGAATTACATGGAGCATATGTTTTCGTATTTGAAGATGCATGTCCTTTATGTAAAATGCACACACAATCATTAACTAATAGGGGGGTTACTGATTATAATACCGTTAGACTTAGAGAAATGGTTGATGTTGATTGGCTAAAAGAAACTTTCGAAGTAGACAGCCTTCCTCATACAGTGATCTATAAAAAGAACAAATTAATCTGGGAAAAGAATAACTTATTCTTCAATAGACAAATTAAAGAATTAAAAGAGAATATGGCAAAAGTATGAAAAAGTTGTTTATTGTAGTTCCTACTGTTGATGAAAATGATAAAGATTATGAGAAATATCTTAAGCCATCAATACCAAAACATTTATTGAAAAATACTTATTGTATAGATAATACTAAAGGCAATTCAATGTTTGCCAAATATAATTATGCTATTGATTATTTGACCAATAAAAGAAAACTTGATGATGAAGATATGATTGCTTTTATTCATTCAGATATCACTTTGTTGGACCAAACATTCGAAGCTAAACTGAGCCTCACATTCGATTATAAAACTGAAGTAGGTATAATCGGAGTCTATGGTTCTACACAATTCAATGAACAATTTGGATGGTGGCTAAACGACAGGAGTAAACATGCTAGAGGTCATATACAACAAGGTATTAATGGTGCAACCTTTCATATGTCAGATAGAATCGGTTATTTTGATGATATGGTGGTTGTGGACGGGTGCTTCTTAGTAGTCAGAGGTGCTTTAGCTAAAACACTTCAGTTTAGATCCGACATGGACGGTTATCATCAATATGAGAACTCGTATTGTATCGATACACACCTTAAAACTGATTATAAGGTGTCTGTAGCTGATATATTGGTTCAACATGAATCAGAGGGCCAGATGCCTGAAGATTGGTTCACGAACGGTAAGAAGCTATTTAAAGAGTATTCCGATATCGGTCTTAAATTCCCATTAACAGTAAAAAGTATTAAACAATTCAAAACAGATGATATTGGTGAAGCATGGAATTTCGGTCAAACTGAAACTTCATCACCAACAATGTCAGCATAGGAGTGAAAATGGAAACTGAAGTATTAGGAATTTATCATAGTATTGATCTTGATGGTTTTTCAAGCGGTGCAATAATTAAAAAAAGATATCCAACTGCTGTATTGATGGGTTGGAATTATGGTGATCCTATTCCAATACCTGAAAATAAGAAAATTATAATGTCAGACATTTCCTTTCCAATGAGTGTTATGTGGGAAATTGGAAAAAAGAATGAATTGTTATGGATTGATCATCATATATCAGCAATAAAAGATTTTGAGAAATACCAAGAAGTGCATGGTGAACCACCATTTAAAAGTGTATTAAATAATAAATTTGCTGCATGTGAACTTACATGGGAAACATTATTTACAGATGATTGGTTTCCAGAATCAATAAGAATGTTAGGTAAATATGATTCTTGGAGAAATGACGATCAAAAATATTGGGAAAATTATATATTGCCTTATCAATATGGAATGAGATCAATATGTAATAGTGTAGATAGTTTTCCAGGTTATGCTCTTATTTCAAATAATCATTGTAATGATTTAATCCAAACCGGTAAAGTCATTTTAAAATATCAAACACAGCAAAATGAAGCTCTATGTAAAAAAGCAGCTTTTAAAATAGTATTCAAAGGATATGACTGCATCTGTCTTAATGGCTCAGGATTCAGTAGCAATACTTTTGATAGTGTATATGATGAATCTAAACACGATTTCATGATGCCTTTTCAATTCGATGGTAAAGTTTGGCATTATTCTCTATATTCAACTAAAGTAGATGTAGATAGTTCTGTTGTGGCTAAAGAAATGGGTGGTGGTGGACATAAAGGTGCTGCCGGTTTTACAACAAATGTATTAATTCCTGAAATTGTTAATGCAGGATTATATAAATAATTATATACACTTTAGTTGAGAGGTATCTATGCCTTCGTTTGGAAGAAGATCTTTAAAAGAGAAAGAAACTTTACATAAAGATCTACAGTTTATCTTGGAACTTACAATAAAATATGTTGATTTTTCAATTATTCAAGGTACAAGAGATAAAGAAGAACAAGATAGATACTATAATCAAGGAAAATCTAAAGTAAAATATCCTAATTCTAATCATAATACTAGTCCATCCTTAGCGGTTGATATCGCTCCCTGGGTTCCTGGCATTGGAATTGATTGGAAAAATCTTGAGAGATTTCAAAAAATAGTTTTCTTTATAAAAGGAATCGCTTATGCTAATGGTATTGAGATAAGACTTGGTGCTGATTGGGATGGCGATTTCTATAGTAAAGATCATACATTCTTAGATATACCACACTTAGAATTAAAAAGAAAATTAATAGACGGAGAATGGCTACCTTATGATAGACAGGAATAAAATGAAAAAAATGAAACCAAAGAAAAAATCACCATTTGAATATTTAAAAGACCTGACATCAAATAAAGTAAAAAACCAAGTAATAACAGAAGAATATTTAAAAGATTATGAACCGACAGTTATTAATAAAATCTTATCAATGAATTTTAAACTATATCCACAACTTTTAAAAATTAATACTTATAGTTTTGCCATGATGCCAAAAGAGATGCATTACAAATATCTCCATGCAACATTACCAAAACAATTTTTAAAATTCGATTATGTTAAAGGTAAGAAAAATACAAAAATGGAACATGTTAAATATATCGAAGAATATTATGAATGTGGTAAAAAAGAAGCTCTAATGCATGTAGAACTATTATCTAAAGAACAGCTCAAGAAAATAAAGGATTTATTTAGAACTAGAATTTAACATGGATTTATCATGGAAAAAGCAATTTACATACCACCTACCGACGAAAATGGCAAATTTTACTGGGTTCCCGTTGTAGCTAAAAATAAAGATTATTTATTAGGATTTCTAAACGGTATGGAAATGACTATGATTACCTTACAAATATTCGACGACTTAAATCCTGCCCTTGGATCAGAAAGATTCAATGACATTTTGCCTAATGGCAAACGTGTCGGCAAAATGTCTAAAAGCGAATTTAAAGATCATGTAAAATCTGCTATACTCGATGAACAAGAACGAGTAAAAGCAAGAAAAAATCACCCTGACCATGATCCAGGCATATTAAACTATTTTTTCCATGTTAGCTGCTCCTGTGGCAACTTTTATGGATTCAACACACCAAACGATGTACCAGACGATAATCTTCGTTGTGATTGGTGTGATAAGCTATTATTTCATTACTTAAACAAAGACGATTCATTCTTTAAATATAATGGACCGGATATTGATGTTAATGAAACCGTAGAACTTGTAAAAAAAGAACTCGGAATTTATGAAGATGATGATGATGAAGAAGAGGAGGATTATGAATAAAAGAAAACTTTTTCATATTCAAACAATTTTTTTCACTTTGAAACACACTTTAGTTTTAAAATGACTCAAAATTGACCCTCTGAAATTGGCTTTTTTAATAAATAATTTAAAAGAAACAATCAAAGAGGAAATATGTTAATAAAACATTACGATATATTCGAACAAGAAGTAATTAATTTTTTCAATACACAATATGAATTGAATACGGAGGTTCTTAAAGAAGACAATCTATATAAGCTTATAACTGAAGTACCTGGAATTAAAAAAGAAAATATCCAAGTCATTGTAGAAAAAGATGAATTATCAATCACAGTTTCAACACAAGAGGAAGCCGTTAAAAAATTTCAGATACTACCTGAAATTGATACCACTAAAATATCTTGTTCTCTTGACTTAGGCATACTTGAAATTGTTCTTCCGCTCAAAGAAGATGCAATTCCAAAAAAACGATCAATCGAGATTAAATAGGAGGATTTTTTTACATATAGGGGATTTGATCCCCTTTTTTTGTTCATATTATATATAATATATATGGTTAATAGAAAATATTAACTTATTTTGAAAAATATTAACTTTTTTATTGACTTGTACATATTTTTTATGTATACTTATATATATAGTTAAGGAAGAGAATAACACGCTAAACAGGTAACATTTTGGCAAAGATAGCATTTAATTATAATGGAACGCAAAATCAATTTGATTTAGGCGATTGCTATGCCAATAATGAAACTAAAGTGATTATCACTCTCTAAGATTCAAAGTCTCCAAATGCGACTCTGAATCACCGGAGTTGCACACAAGCACCTCCATAAAAAAATAAAAATGAATGATCATCTAGAATGATTATTGTAATTTGTCAGGTTGGAGAAATATGCTATCGTAGCTCAGTAGGTAGAGCACCTGATTTGTAATCAGACGGTCGTAGGTTCGATTCCTATCGATAGCTTAAAAAATGTTCTAGTGCAATTAGTTGCTTTTACAGATACTTCAAAAATGAGGTGTTTACTCATGAAAGAAGGTTGTACTTGAACTACAAATAAATTTAAAAATATGTGTTGCAATTTTGACTTACTTCGGAATACTATATTATCATAAAATATACAATTTGGTTCAAATCCAAAACTCCCCACTAAGCGGATGTTGTCTGTTTGGTGGGGAGGATTAAAAATCTCAGTTAGAATGATCTTTACCATATTTTTAATTTTTCGGTCGTATCATCTAGTGGCTAAGATACTCGGTTTTCATCCGAACAACGAGAGTTCAATCCTCTCTACGACTATTATAAATAAACGACGCAGGGTCGAGCAGTCTGGACGCTCAATAGCCTCATAAGCTATATAGACGGTGGTTCAAATCCACCCCCTGCTATTTTAAAATTGCATGCGCTCTTTGAGTTCTTTTTACCGGTTGGAAGATTAATGCAATATCAGTGCTTGTGCATATAAAATAAATGCATTGTAAAACCGAACATTTTGATGGCGTATGGCGCAATTGGTAGCGCAGCACACTTTGATTGTGAAGGTTATTAGTTCGAGTCTAATTACGCTAATTGTAGATGTAGAAGATCTCTCATCTTTAAAAATGAGATCATGAATCGGATTAGCTCAGTTGGTAGAGCGGAACTTTCATAAGGTTTGTCTGTCGCTGGTTCAAGCCCAGTATCCGGTACTATGGGGTCGTAGCTTAGATGGCTAAAGCACTTGCTTGTCACGCAAGAGATCGTCGGTTCAAGTCCGTCCGTCCTCGTTTTAAAAAGGTTTTATTATGAAAAGGAAATACAAAATCCGTTTATCTGATAATCAAATGAATGAACTTGATAAAATCAGAGAAAATGGAAAAGTAGTTTGGTATCAGTCTGAAGGAAAAGTCTTTCTTTATAATTCTAAAACTGAAGTAAATCTGAATGTTTTTAAATCATTTGAAATAATGGAGTTATTAATATTCAAAAGGTCTTTAAGTAGTATTTATGATATGGATTTATATGTACTAAATCATAATAAAATGAAAAAAATTATTAATTAACTTGAAAAAAAATAGAAATGTTTGTAGTATATAAAATATATGTACTTAAAAGGATTGAAAATGGAAAACGAATATACAAGATATTATCACTTCCGCTATGCTGGTCCTAGTGGAAAATTGGCTGTAAAAAGTCCAAAACATGGGTCACTTCAGTTTAAGCCGGTTGGTAATCCATATAGTAATGGTGGTATTACAATTGCTATAAGAGAAACAGATGATAATCTTTACTTTGGTTGTGCTAAATGTAATTTAGTTGATACTTATAGTAAAAAACATGGAAGATTAATGTCTTCAGGAAGAAGCAGAAGTAGCGTTGCTCTTAAAACCGATAAAATGGATAAAGATCAAATGATACAAACTGCTGTTAAAATAGCAAAGCTTCTTGATGATAATTATACAATTGAAGGTGCATTAAACTTAATTGATTAATGCCCAGCAATAAAGTCCTCATATACTTATCCCCAAAAATATGAGAAGTAGAGCGCAAGCCTCTCGTAAAATAACTTGTATCTCCTTTCGTTAAAGTGGTTATCAGTGGTGTTAATCCACCACTGATTTTTTAATGAATACACAATGACTTGTAGCTCAATGGTAGAGTCGCGCACTGTTAATGCGTTGGTTGTAGGTTCGAATCCCACCGAGTCAGTTTTTAAAAAATAAGATGTATAATGCCATTCGTCTTATACATACTCATATAGTTTAAACATAATTGATATGAGTAGAAAGATTTATAAGAACAAATGGCGAAGTGATAAAAAACAAAAGATTATAGAGTCGTTTGGTGGTGAATGTGCATTGTGTGGATACAGTAAATGTAATTCATCTTTAGCTTTACATCACATTAACCCTTCAGAAAAAGAAATGGGTTTTACCGATAAATCATGGATTAAATTAATTCCTGAATTAAGAAAATGTTGTCTTTTATGTCATAATTGTCATGCTGAAATTCATGCACATGTTATCACATTACCAACAGATGTTAAACGATTTGATGAGTCATTCGCAGTAATATAAGGAAATTGAATATGATAGGAATGTTATTGGTAGCTGTTATAATAGGTGCATTAATTTATGCAATTAGAGATTAATGGCTACAACTAAAGTACAATTTAAAAAGTTATGTGATTCTTTACGTGAAGAACGGCTTAGATATGATTTCTTTTATCAAGAGATTGATGATAGGAATAAGGTCATAGCGGTTCCTAAATTAGAAAATACAGTATATCTTAAAGATGGTAGAAGATTGACATATAAAGATTTTGAAATGCCAGGTTACTTTAAGTATAACTTTCAATGTGTAATGACACTACATGAAGTACTAGATAGAAGAATATATTAATTATAAATACTTTTATGATTATGTTAGATATATTAATAATACTGTTCATCATATATTCAATATATGTTGAATGTAAATAATGGGTATGAGGTCACTGTTGGTTGTGTGGCACTGGACTGTAAATCCAGCCTCTTAGAGTAAACATCGGGAGTTCAATTCTCTCCATGCCCACTTAAATTAAGGTTTATATGGCGATTTTTATTAGCGGTCACAGAGATATAACTGAAGTAGAATTTAAAAAACATTATGTTCCAACATTGGACATGATAATTGAAAAAGATTATCCCGTAGTTGTCGGTGATTGTCCAGGATTGGATACAATGGCAATGAATTATTTGTATGAACATAATCATAGAAATACTTTAGTTTATTATTTAGGTAATGAACCTATGAACAATCCAGGTTTTAATGAAAGAAATATATGGCTTGGTGCTAATATAGAAACTTTCGAACCACCACAAATGATTGATTCGGATACTAAAAGAGATTTCCTTATGACATATGACTCATATCAAGATCTTTGCTGGATAAGAGAAGGTAAAGAAAGATCTGGAACGGGAATGAATTTAGTACGAAGAGAATGGCTATCAAATCTAGATAGACATATAAGTCAAGTTCCTCTATATTATAAATGGGAACTTTACGAAGCAAATTATTATTTATAATGGGATGTGCTCAGGGTAAGCATAAGATCTTTGCAAGATTTTTGAGATCGGTTCGATACCGATACGTTCCACTTAGGTTAGTTGGTGTGTATTTATTTACACTTAATAAGCCGTTGCGCTCGCAGATTATATTAAGTAGGAATACTTTTACTATCTAATACACGAGTAAGTTTAAGCATAAAATCCAACTACCAATTAATGCATCAGTAACTCAGTCCGGTCAGAGTATCTGATTTCCAATCAGACGGTCGGGAGTTCGAATCTCCCTTGGTGCTTTTAAATACCACAAGTAAAACTAAAGTAAGTTAATTGAAAAGGATTATATATGACTAGACCAAATTTTACAGAAATCGTAGCAATCATTGATAAATCAACATCAATGGATTTTATGACAAAAGAAACCATTGCAGGTTTTAATAAATTTTTGAAAGAACAGAAAAAAGTTGATGGTGATGCAAATTTATCTTTAATTTTATTCAATGATCAAACAGAATATTTGTATGACAATGTTCCTATTAAAAAAGTTAAGAAACTATCTGAAAAAACTTATCGTGCAGATGGCATGACTGCTATGAATGATGCAGTTGGATCTGCTATCGACAAATTAGGAAATCGACTTTCTAAAATGGAAGATCATGAAAGACCAAGTAATATTGTAGTTCTGATTATTACTGATGGACAAGAAAACTCTTCAAGAGAATATGAAACATCGAAAATCAAAGAAATGATTACTACTCAACAAAATATCTATTCATGGGAATTCATTTTCCTTGGTGCAAATATAGATGTTGATAAATATGCTGCTGATTATGGTTTTTCTAAGGGGAAATTCGCATCCTATAATCAGACATCAAAAGGTACTACTGCAGTATTTGATTCAATGTCAATGGCTTGTTCAACTGAAAGATCAAGAGGAATTGGTCAAGAACGTATGAATTATAGTTTGACTGATATTCAAGTAAGTAACGAAAACAGCTAATCACTTTAGTTGTCCCCGTGGTAGCTCAATCGGTTAGAGCATTAGTTTGTGGAACTAAGGATTCCGGTTCGATCCCGGACCATTGGATTATAGAGGTTGATATGAGCAGAAGTTTTAAATATCACCCTTTTACTGCAGGATGGGACGATGATCATTGTTGTAAAAGAAGACTTAGTAAAAGTTATAGACGTAAAACTAAAGTAATGTTATCCCACGACGAAATGTTTATAGATCCTACAAGGAGATCATTAAGTGAATCCATGTGGAGTAGTCGTGGTTATTATATTCATGGATATCGAGATGATTATGATTTATGTATGAGGAAATAATATGTTATGGCCGTTTAGAAAAAAAAAGAAAAAACAAGATGAATCAAAAGAGCTTTTTTCAATAAGTTTAACTACTGATGATGTATTGAAAGTTCTTGTATGGAAACATAAACATAAATGCAATACTAAAATAGTAAGTAAAAGAAAGATCTGGATGAGACAAGAAAGAATAAATGATAAGAAAATAACTTTAGTTAAATGTGATGCTTGTGCACAAGTATATCACATAACATAGGTGTGTAGCTCAGTTGGTTAGAGCGTTACTCTGATACGGTAAATGTCGGTGGTTCAATTCCACCCATACCTACTTAAAATAAAGGATAATAGAATGATAGAGATAATAGGTAATGATGTAAAATTTAAAGAAAATCTGAAAATAAACTTCTTAGGTGTTGCAGTCTTAAAACAAGATTTCGTATTTGAATATGAAACTGAAGGCTATAATGGAACAAAACATAAGTGCATTTCAGATTGTTTAAATTCATGGGGAAAAATAATTTCACATAAGATTATAAAGTGTAAAGATTTACCATCTGATGACTCTTATAGAAGACTTTTAGAAAAACCCGTTTATCATTGTTATCTTTTACTCGACATTGGAAGTATACTAAATCAACCAATTATCTTTTGGTCTATGTCATATAAAAATGATAGATCAGTAAGAGAAATGGTAGAGCTTTGTAATAATACAGCTAAAGCAGTAATGAAGAAAAGAACAAAAAAGAAAACTACTGTAATGGCAAATGTAATTGCTGATTTCAAACTAAAGTATGGTAAAGAACAAATACCTATTAGAATGATTACTGCTGAACAAGCTATTAAAATGAATTTGCCTGGTATTAGTGAAAATAAACATCGCAATCAAAAACAATTTATTTAGGTTTATTATGACTTGGAATAAAAAAGAATACATGAGTAAAAAACAAATTAAAGAAAAGCTTTATGAAGATATTGAGATTGAAAGTAATGATATAAAGCAAAAAGAAGGCTTGAAAATCAACTATGTTGGTGTTGCAATTTTAAAACAAGATTTTTGTTATGAAATAAAATACACGAACAGTTTTCATCAACTAACGTGTACTTATTACAACAAAAAAAATAATAAATATGATGAAATAGTTTCCGCTTTACCTTCAGACATGAGTATTGTTGAATGTCATACTAAAATTGATGCTTCTGAAATAAAGCCAATGAACAAATACAACAAATTTGCTAGGAATAGATGGTGTAATGCAGAATATAACAGTTTTGCCAATTTAAAAGAAAAACCAATTTATCATTGTTATCTATTAATTGATATCGGTGGATTGTTTAAATCGCCAATTATTTTTTGGTCAATGAAATATAAAACTGAAGTATCGGTAAAAGAAATGATTTCATTATGTAGCAATACAGCTAAAGCAATCATGTTGAAGAAAGGAACTGACAAGTCATCTAAGATGGCTGAAGTTATTGCAGAGTTTAAACTGAAGTATGGTAAAGATGAAATACCTATTCGGATTATAGATTATAATTTTGCAATTAATAAAAAATTGCCTGGATTTAATGGTATAAACCATGCAAATAAAAAATACTTTAGATAATGCTATGGTGGTCTGAAGCAGGATTGGGTTACAGAAATGTAACATCTTTTTCTGGGAAGAATTAGAATGCTGTTGGAAAAGACGTGGCTAACGGGCCAGTCAAGATATGGGTTCAAGTCCCATTCATAGCTTACTTTAGGGCATGTAGCTCAGTGGTTAGAGCAGCACACTCATAATGTGACGGTCGTGGGTTCAATCCCCTCCTTGCCCATTAAAAAAGGATAATATGAAACGTAGTATTGAAATAGAACATCTTGATGGAACTAAAAAAGAATTGGAAATTGGTAAAGTAATATCAATGAACAGCAAACAAGGTGGAAAACTTTATTTAGAAGAAATGAATGATGGTAAATGGAGACTTTTAGCTACAACAGATATAATTGAAGATTTTACTTTAGTTAAAGGTTTTAACATTGTTCGAGAAGATTAATTGCTCACGTACCAGTGGTACAAAGAGATAGCCGTTTATCGCTCGGCTTAAATAAGCGATCAAATAATTGAATTTATAGGAACCTCCTTTATGAGTATTGAAAAGAAAATTGAATTTGCAGAAGAATTAGCTATACAATCCAGAATAGCTAAGTATAACAGTAAAATGACATCAGAAATGAAAAAATTCGCTATTGAGATGATGCCTCTTAATAGCGAAGATTTTGATGAAAAATTAAAAGAATGGGAAGAAAAGAAAAGAGAAATCCAGGAAAAATTCCCTATTTGTTAATTATAGCCACGTAGCTCAGTTGGAAGAGCACCTGTGTTACATACAGACGGTCGTGGGTTCGAATCCCTCCGTGGCTACTTCACATAATTATGCGCCAATTGTCATCGTAAAGAACACTATAAATACTTTAAATTGCCTCAGTAGCTCAGTTGTGGTAGAGCAGGAAACTGAAAATTTTTGTGTCATCGGTTCGACTCCGATCTGTAGGCATTTATTTATTTCAAGGATTCTATATGAAAAAACTTACAGAAGAAGAAATTACAAAACTTTCAAAAGAAGATACTGAAGGTTACATGGGATTTTATGTTCATAACAATGAGATATTTGGTCAATACCAATTTGAAGGTAAACTAAAGTATCAGTATATAAAGGATTTTGATGATGCCAAGTTTGAGAAGAATAACTGATGGTGCCGGTGATTCCGGTGCACGATCAGAAGCCATTCAATGGAATGAAGATGGTTCTTTTGATATGATTGTAGATGGTAGGCCAGTCGTTGGCTGTTCGATGCTTGTAGGCTCTGGTACTGCAAGATCTTATTCACAACAAGATTATTGGATGACAACTAAAGTAACCGAAATATTGGAAGTAACTGAAGATTATGTCAAATTTAAGACAGGCAATTCAATATATGAATGGGTAAAGTAAAAATGTGATTACAATCACAGACAAATAATTGATTTTTTGATATACTTCAGTTTTTACAATTAAGGATAACATCATGTATTTACAATTTTTAGGAACTGGATCAGCTTTTACATTAAAAAATTATCAAACATCAGCTATTTTAAATCATAAAGGTAAAAATTTACTTATTGATTGTGGTGGTGATACAAGGTTCAGTGCTAATGAATGTGGTTATTCTTTTTCTGATATTGATGCTGTCTACATTTCTCATTTACATGGTGATCATATGGGTGGTTTAGAATGGCTTGGTTTTACAACTTATTTTACTCCTGGTTGTAAAAGACCAAAATTGTATATTGAGCAATCATTAATCTCAGATTTATGGAGTGCTTTAAGAGTTGGTATGGAAAGTTTACAAGGAAAAATTGCTACTCTTAAAACTTATTTTGATGTTATTCCTATTGAAGTAAATATTCCTTTTGTATGGAATGAGATATCATTTGATACAATACAGACTCAGCATATTGTCAGTAAATATAAGTTTGTACCTAGTTTCGGGCTTATGTGGGACACTTTATGCGGTGATCGGGTATACTTTACTACTGATTGTCAATATGCCCCTGAGACAGCTCAAATGGCTTATTATGAAGAAGCAACTTTTATCTTTCATGATTGTGAAACTTTATATAAATCTGGTGTTCATGCTCATTATGATCAGCTAAAGCAATTGCCTGACCATATAAAAATTAAGATGTATTTAACTCATTATCAAGATAATATTGTTCTTGATTACGAAAACAGAAGTTTAGAAGCTGTTGAAGATGGTTTCATGGGTTTTGTTAGAAAAGGTACAAAAATACCATTTGATTTATAAAAAATAAAAGAAAAAAAATGATGGATGCATAGCTCAGTTGGTAGAGCAGCGCACTTTTAATGCGTGGGTCGAAGGTTCAAGTCCTTCTGTGTCTATTTTTTTTATCGCTCCCATAGCTAAGTCTGGTTAAAGCAACTGTTTGCAACGCAGTGATCGTGAGTTCAAATCCCACTGGGGGCTTAATAAGGATTGATAAATTTTACTTTAGTTGTTATATTATTACCACAATATTATAAAGGGTAATATATGACAATCGATACAATGTTAAAATCATTAAAAACTAAAGTACATAATGAATATTTAAGTGATAGTACTAAAAGAACTTATTTTACACACATCAAGAAATTAATTCTTCATTTTCATGAAAAAGACAAAATCTCCAATCTGAATTCATTATCATCTGTAAAAGTAAATAATTATGTTAAGAATATGATTAATAGTGATTTGGCACCAAGTTCAAAACGTGCTATGTTAAGATCAATAATATTGTTATGTAAATTATTAAAAAATGATATTGTAATTAAAAGTTATACATTACCTGATGAGAAACATGATGAAATTCCTGAAATATACACTAAAAAACAAATATTATCTTACTGTGATAAGATCCAGGATAAAAAACAGCAATTAATATTTCTCTTATTATTTTCTACCGGTTTAACCATGAGACAAGTTGTCAAATTGAAGGTTAAAGATGTAGATTTGTCAAAAAACAGAATAACTTTAAATGATAATAAAGATGGTTTTCATAATATTTATCCAATAGTATTAAAAAATGATATAAAAGCTCTTGTTAAAAAAAGAGATGGTGAAGATCCTTTATTCATGAGCCTACGAAATAAATCATATCATCCACGAACTATTCAACATCATTTTCAGAAAGCTCAGACAGATCATAATTTAAAATATTCTATTAACATTTATTCTATAAAAGCAAGCGCAATAGTTTATCTTATTAAAGAAGGATATTCTGAAGACTTTTTATATAAGAAATTTGGATTAACACAGAGTCCAGTTATTAAAAAGTTAATAAAAATATATACTAAACATAAGAATATAGATATTATATGATTGACAATATACTTTAGTTTTATATATTCAAAATATCATTTAAATGATAAAACCAATTTTTCTTCAAAAGACGGAGGTTATAATGTTACAAAGTAGCGAAGAAAAAATAGTAAAAGATGGTGTCGGTGTTATAGTTGGTCGGTTTCAACCGATGACTGACGGACACAGAGATATCATTCAGTCTGTTATTAGCAGACACGAAAAAACAATCATTGTAGTTGGCGTTTCTGAAGTCAAATGTACACCAGATAATACTCTGGATTTTGAAATCAGAAGACGTGTAATACAAAAAGCCTTTCCAGGCGTTCAAATTGTTTATCAACATGATCACCCTTCAGATAAGGCATGGTCAAAGATTCTTGATAAATTAATAAGATCGAATGTACCACCATTATCTTCAAAGACAATTCTCTATGGAAGTAGAGACAACTTTTCAGCTCGTTATTCGGGTAGTTTTAAAGTTGTTGAATTGCTCCAAGAACGTTATACATCAGCAACTGAAGTTCGTAAAAAAGCTTCATATAAAATTTCTGATCATGAACAATTTATAGATGGTGCTCTCTGGTGTGCTCAAAATCAATATCCTACTGCTTATTGTGCTGTTGATACTATTATCATTGATAAGAAATACAACAGAATGTTATTAGGCAGAAAAGAAAACCAAACTAAATTCAGATTTATTGGTGGATTTGTAGAACCTGACACTGATGCATACGAGGGTGATTTTTTAGAAATGAATGCTCGTAGAGAAGTAAAGGAAGAAACAGGTCTGGAAGTCGGTAATCTTAATTATGTTGGTAGTTATCTTATTAAAGATTGGCGATATTCAAGAGAACGGCATAAAATATTCTCTGCATTATTTACTGCAGATTATGTATTTGGTGCTGCGAAACCTGAAGATGACATTCACGAACTCGCTTGGTTTGATCTTGATAAAATAAAAGAAAAAGATGTTGTTGATGAGCATAAACCTTTATTAAGTGCATTTTTAAAAACACTTGAAGGAGGTGAATAATGGTTGCAATGAGAAAGTTTTACGATCCAGATTTCAATCCAATCTTGGCTTCAGACTCGTACAAAATGGTTCACCACGGAATGAAACTTCCTACTGAATTCAATTATTCATATAATGAATGTAGAAAAGGATCATCATTCCCTTTGGTTAAATTTTATGGCTTGCAAATTTTCATCAAACGATTCCTTGTGGGGAAAGTTGTTTTGCAAGAACATATTGATGAAGCAAAAGAGATATTGGAGAATCACTTTGAAACCGGTCTTGAACATGTAGATATTGAAAGATGGGATTATATCTTGAAAAAACATGGTGGGGTTCTACCAATCAGAATCAAAGCAGTCCCTGAAGGAACTGTAATGCCAATCGGAAACATTTGTTTTGATGTTATTAATACAGATCCTGAATGTGAATGGCTTGTTGGACACGTTGAATCTTTATTGACTCACGTTTGGTCAACAACAACTACCGCAACCCTAAGTTATATGGTCAAAGAAATGTGCAGAGGATCTCTTGAAGATACTTGTGATGATGATAAAATCGCTGCTATACTTCAGTTTATGCTACATGATTTTGGCTATAGAGGCGGTTCTAATCACTTTACTTCAAGTTGGAATGGTTCAGGACACCTAGTTAACTTTTGGGGTACAGACAATCTCAGTGCCATTAAAACGGCTAGAGATTATTATAATACTAAAATGGTCAACGCATACTCAGTTCCTGCAACTGAACACAGCGTAATGACTTCTGAAGGTAGAGAAGGTGAGTCAAGACGTACAGGCAAAATTATTGATAAATTCGATAAAGGAATTTTATCTATTGTTTGTGATAGCTATGATTGGAAAAATTTTGTTGATAATATCATAGGTAAAATCTACAAACAAAAGATTCTCGAAAGAGATGGTAAAGTTGTTATACGTCCAGACTCGGATGATTATATGGTAGTCATTCCTTATATACTAAAGTCTTTAGAAAAAAACTTCGGTACTACTTTAAACAAAAAGAAGTACAAAGTATTAAATTCTAAAGTTGGCATGATATGGGGTGATGGCTTGGATATAGATGACATTGCTAATATCCTCGAACTTGTGAAATCTCTTGGATTTTCTATTGAAAATATATGCTTTGGAATGGGCGGTGGTCTGATACAAAAGACTAATCGTGATACCATGAGAAATGCATTTAAGAGTTCTGCACAATGTAGAGATGGAATATGGCATGATATATTCAAAGATCCTTTGGATTCTACCAAAAAATCAAAGAAAGGTATTCAATATTTAATCAAAGATGAAGAAGGGAATTACAGTACTACAAATGTGACAACCCTGGAAGACCAGTTACAAACTGTATTTCTTAACGGTGAACTTATAAAAGAGTACACATTCAATGAGGTAATAGAGAATTCGCCAGAATATATAATGGCTGCTTAGAAATCCCACCTAAGCATCTTTAAAAGCACATAGCCTATGGTTATGTGCTTTTTTTGTTTGTTTTATAAATACAAACAAACAACTTTGGAGAATCTTATGACTTATATTATCAAAGAAGGTCAAGAGTTTATTTTTAATGATTCAAATCTCACACTTATCAGAAGAACTCCCGTTCTGATCGAAGCATACGATCCTGATGGTAAAAGAATCAAAATCAAAAAAGAATCTGCCCCTCATTTATGGCAAACATTATTGATGGAACAACCAATTTATTAATTTTCTATATTTTTTATTAATTAACTTGATTATTACATAAAATTTATATATAATTATATAAATGGAGCGTTGATGAGAAAGTTTGAAATAATTAAAAAATACATTAATGAAATTAGAGAAGATTTCAAAATGCCATGTAGATCAACTAAGGCATCTGCAGGATATGATATCTTTAATAATACGGGTGAAGAAATAGTATTAAATCCTGGAGAAATTAGTAAACCGGTTACTACATATCTCAAAGCATTATTCCCAGATAATGAAGTGCTTCAAATATATCCAAGAAGCTCACACGGATTCAAATACTCACTTAAGCTTGTTAATTCAGTAGCTATTATAGATGCTGATTATGCTTTAGCTGAAAATGAAGGTGAAATATTTTTAAAATTTCACAACCAATCTCCAAACAAGCGTTTGGAGATTGGTTCAGGCGAAGCAATGGCACAAGCAATCTTCACTACTTACCTGACTACAGACAATGATGATAAGACTGTAGGAGGGTTGCGAACAGGTGGTATAGGAAGTACTACATAATCGCAAATCGGGGTATAGCTCAGTCTGGTAGAGTACCTGCCTTGGGAGTAGGTGGCCGTAAGTTCAAATCTTGCTACCCCGATTATTTTGTCTTTCGTCACAGTGCTGGAACTGGTAGACAACAGGAACTTAAAATTCCTGGCCTGTAAGGGCGTGTGGGTTCGAGTCCCATCTGTGGCATTTAAATATTTGGCTTCGTGGTGGAACGGTAGACACGCTACACTTAGGATGTAGTACCCCAGAGGTGTGAGAGTTCGAATCTCTCCGAGGCTATTTAAACTAAAGTAATTATGAATACACTTGAAACTATTAAAAAATTCAGAATAGCAAACATAATCTTTTGTATGGCATTTACTGCTGCAGCTATTCATTATGTCACAATCGGTTTTGCAATTACTTCTATCATATATTATCTCGCTTCATGTATCATGTTCAATGCGATTCTTAAAAAAACAGAAAACATAAAAAATTGGAAAGAAGAATGAAATACTTATTGATTATTTTAATGATTACTTTAGTTGGGTGTAGTGATAATGATGAACTAGATTATTACATATGCAAAGATGATTCTAAACCATTAATGAAAGAATTTTCAATGCACTGTTTGGAAAACGTTAGCTCTATGCTTAAAACAACAATTGTCGCATTAGATAAAACTGATAAAATTAATTCTAGAAATGGTTACTCCTATAATGAAAGGGTAAGATCTGCCCATGAATCGTCACTCAATACTTATGAAAAAATTGTTGCTCGATGTTCATATGCTGCAAAAAGAATGTTTTGTATGGAACCATTGAAAAATAAAGAAAAAGATGAATAATATGCTTATTTTTATTAATATTGTGGTATGGAATATAATTTAAAAAATGCAAAAATCTTAAAAACAATAGCAATAGTCTGTTGTATTTTCTCGACATCTATTGCTATAACAAATTCTCTTCATGGTAATTTGTTTTTCACAGTATTTGGTTATATATTAGCATGTTTAAATTTCAATGCATATCTTAAAAGAAAAGTTGATATTTTGATATTTACTCAGAATAATGAATAAAATCTGTTGACAACTAAAGTACAATTAATTAAATTGTTATTACAATAACATAAAGGATTTAATATGAGTGATCAAAAGAAAAATCAGCTTCATGCTGTTCTTGCGGTGGAAGGCTCTCTAAAAGGTGCTGAAGACAAGATCTTAGACGAAGCAAAGAAAGTTTTTAAAGATGGAAATCATTTCAACGGTTTTACAAAAACTTATGAAAAGATGAATGAAGAAGATACAGAACAATTTCCATCTGAATCAAAACAATTAGTTACAAATGTTCCTGATAAATTGGAATATGTTGAACAATCTGTTATCGCAACTATTGATTGCATGTATCAGAAAGAATTTACAAATACCACAGCTAAAGCAGATTTGGTAATTAATGGTAATGTAATTGCAACTGATGTTCCTGCAACTGTACTTCTCAATCTTGAAAGTAAATTGAAGAAAATTAGAGAAGTTTATGCAGTTATTCCTACTCTTGATTCTGATAAAGTTTGGAAAGAAGATGCAAACGGTACAAATGTTTTTATCACAGAAGCTGTAGAAACAATTAAATCTAAGAAAAAACAAAAGCCAATTACTTTAGTTGAAGCTACAGATCATCATCCTGCACAGGCACAATTGATTAGTGAAGATGTTCAACAAGGTAAATGGAAACAGATTTATAAAAGTGGATGTTTATCAGCAAGACAGAAGCATAATCTTCTTAAAAAGATTGATGAATTAGCCAGAGCTGTTGTAAGTGCTCGTTGCAGTGCTAATCAAGAAGAAGTTAAAAATGTTGAAATTGGCAAAAAAATATTTGAATATATTAATGGAACAAATTAAAATTGGTGCAAACTAAATCTGACGTGCTAGTGAGTCTTTAACGAGAATTGAGGTTCGAATCCTTACCTCGGCATTTATTGAAAAATCAGGCCGAGGTGGTGCAATTGGCGACACCCACATATTGGCACACATTAAATTTAAACTAAAAAATTAGATTTTTGACACCACAGATTTAAAAAACAACTAGTATATATTGATCAAGGTTTTGGAATTCTTATCCAGGTCGAGAGTTCAATTCTCTCCTGCCCCTCTAAAGATTTAATGAGTCTTTAGAGGGGTTGTAGCTCAGTCGTAGAGCGGGATTTTCAGATTAATTAAAAAATCTACACAAATCAATAATACTTTACACTAATAGCTGAGTGTCGCAGGGTAGTGACACTCAGCACTTTTTTTATGGTGAAATATGGTAATTAACTTTGACTTTATATCAGACATACATTTAGACATGTATGTACAGATGCATACAGTGCATCATAAGCAAGAGTTTCATATCGAAAATCTTGTTAATAATATCCTTCCAGAAGAGCCACAAGACGTTTTATTGATTGCTGGGGACATTGGACATAGCAATAAACAAAACGCCTACATGCTAAAGCTATTGGGCAAAATATATAAGAAAGTTATTGTTACCTTTGGTAATCATGATTATTATTTAGTTTCAAAAACACAACAGAACAAATACTTTAGAAATTCGTTTAATCGTGTTCAAGAAATGAAAGCTAAGATTGATGATATTGAAAATGTATATGTTTCAGATGGTGAAATAATCGAGCATGATGGAGTTAAATATTCCGGCACTGATATGTGGTATGATGGGAAATTAAGCAATTTTGAGCCAAATCTTACTGAAGATCAGATTAAAGAGAAATGGCTTTACTTCATGAATGATGCCAATTATATATACAATATGAAGAGTTATAAATTCATATTAGATGAAGAAATAGCAAAACTTGAAAAGAATATTGAAAATGTTGATGTGTTCTTAAGCCATGTAGGTCCGGTTTTACCTAAAAATATACCGGCCAAATATGATGATACAAATACCAGATTCTTCTTTTTTGATGGTATGAAGTATTTAACAGCTAAAGCAGCACCGAAAATTTGGGTATTTGGACATACTCATGAACAATATGATTTTCGAATTGAAAAGACTGACATTATCTGCAATCCTTTAGGTTATCCTTCAGAGAATGTAACAGGTCATAAAAAAATAAGAAACATTGAAATACACCATTGGGAAGATTGACAGAGTGGTAATGTGTCGCTTTGCTAAAGCGTTGCCTGGGTAACACCAGCACCGGTTCAAATCCGGTATCTTCCTCTATTTGGAGATTAATATGATAATATTTTTCTTTATAGTAATAGCCGTTTTGTTAGCATTTCAATATGCTGTATTTTGTCGCTTAAAAAAATATACTTCATTCAAATCAATTATGTACTTCATTCCAGGATTCTTTTATCTATACTGGATTCTCAAAGGCATTGGCTGGTTATTTATCCATGGATTCGAGCTGTTTTTAGAAATCTTATCGGAAATTGATCTATAGTTAATATTTTTATTGACTTCAGTTAATATTTTTTATATACTTTAGTTAAAAGGGTATATAATATGGCTAAAGCTATACTTAAATTTGATTTATCAGATCCTGATGATCGTCTCGACCATATGAAAGCAGTTAAAGCAAATGATGCTTTTTTAGCGTTATGGAATATTTCTGACAAATATAGATCACTATTGAAACATGGTGATTTATCAGATGATAAATACGAAGTAGTTGAAAACCTGTATAAAGAATTTTTTGAAGAAATGGAATCTCAAGGTATAAATCTTGATGAATTGATAAGGTAAATTATGATAAAAACTTTAGTTGAAACTAGAATTAAAAAAATTGATGAAAGAGAAGTATTGATTGTTAAAAATACATTCTCTTTATTTGGCATTACTTATCGTATAACAGAACGATGTGATGGAATAATCCGTTGAGGTAAATATGAGCTGGATAATGGTTGATGTTGAAGCGGATGGTCCGATACCTGGGGATTATTCTATGGTTAGTTTTGGGGCTGTATTAGTTGATAAGAATCTTGATAATTTCTTCTATGGTGCTACTAAGCCAATATCAGAAAAATGGGTTCCTGAAGCTCTCGCTATATCTAATATAGACAGAGAACAACACGAACAGCATAACGATCCTAAAGGCGTAATGGAAGGCTTTAAAAAATGGATCAATGAAAACTCAGTTGGAAGACCAATGTTCATTGCTGATAATAATGGCTTTGATTATATGTTTATCCACTGGTATTTTATTCACTTCCTGGGAGAAGATCCTTTTGGTCACTCAAGTACAAATCTTGGATCTCTATGGAAAGGAATGATTAAAAATACAAAAAGAAATTTTAAACACTTGAGAAAAACAAAACACGATCATAATCCTGTAAATGATGCCAAAGGAAATGCTGAAGCATTATGGACTATGAAAACTAAATACAATTTGAATATAAATTTGTAGGAGCACTGATGAAAATACAACCTCACAGCGATACTTTATTACTTGAAAAATATGAATACATTCCATTAGAAACATCAAAAATTTATTTGCATACTGACGACAATGCTACTTCAGTTGATGCCTTTAATAAAGTTCTTGATTGTAATGAAGATAATGAAGAAGGTATCAAGCCAGGAGACATTGTTTTAGTTGACAAAAATACTGGATTCTTTTTCAATATTGATGGACATGAATATAGACTCGTTCTTTATAAACAGATATTAGCCAAAGTTACTAATATCGAGAAAGAGCAAGAGAAAAGAAGAATAAAATTAGAAGAAAAAGAAAGTGATTAAATGTGGAAAATGTAATAAAATTCACGATGGTAAGTTTGCATCAGGAAGATTTTGTAGCATGGAATGTGCAAATTCAAGAAATGTTATTTCAAATAAAAAAGAATCCTATTGTATAAAATGCCATAAAAAAGTTTTTATACATAAATATTCATCTCATTCTTTTACTAAATGTAATGATTGTGTTGAAACAGTTATAAAAAAAATTAAACCTATAATAAAATGTGATTATTGTAATAAAATAATTAATGGTAGACATTCATCAAAGAAAAAATATTGTAATACAAAATGTGTTTTATTGCATAGAAAAGAAAAAAATATTAAAGAAATAACCGATGGTAAATGTAATAGTTCTAAAAGATTGAAAAATTATTTAATAGAAACATTAGGTCATAAATGTGAAATTTGTAAAAGAATTACTTGGAATGGAGTTAAAATTCCTTTAATAATGGATCATGTCGATGGAAGAGCTAATAATAATATATTAAACAATTTAAGATTAGTTTGTGGAAATTGTGACATGTTATTACCAACATACAAATCAAAAAATAAAAATAGTGATCGCAGAAATAGGAAGAAATATAAATAATAATATAGGAGAATACCGGCAAGGTGTCAAATTAGTCTTGAAAACTAAGGATGGGTAAAACCATACAGTTCAATTCTGTTATTCTCCTTTTTTAATTTAAGTGGCGTGGATTATGAAAAAGAAAGTACTAATCCTCAATGAATCTTATATGCCTCTTAATATAACTACTCATAAAAAAGTTATCAAAATGTATGTCCAGGGTAAAATTGATATTCTGGAACAATACGATGACCAATGTTATAAAAACGGTATTCCAAAAAATCCTGCAGTAGTTAGATTAAAACATACAATTCATATGGGGAAAACTCGAAAAATATATAAAGAGTTTACTCGAATTAATATTCTTGAAAGAGACAACTTTAGTTGTCAATATTGTAACAAGAATTTGTCATTAAAAACTATGCACTGGGATCATATTATTCCTCGTGATCGAGGTGGACCAACAAACTTCACAAATATTGTTGCGTCTTGCTTAAAATGCAATCAGAATAAAGAGAACAAATCCCTTAAAGAATCAGGGCTTAAACTGAAGTGCAAGCCTTCAATTCCTTATGAATCTTCTTGTGTTTATACGATTATAATGAATCGAATTAATAGACATTTAGGCAACGAAATTGAAGAATCTTGGAAAAGTTATATTTACTGGAAAAAATAATTGACAACTTCAGTTAATAAATTATATTAACTGTATGTATTAGTTAATAAAATAGTATGAAAACGGATAAAGATATAATTGCAGAATATTCTGATTTTTTCAGAGATATTAATAATAAACAGAAATCAAATATGAGATTTGGTTTCTGTTGTGATGTTGGATGGTATCCAATTGTTGAAGAAGCTCTTGAAAAAATTGATCAACTTGAACATGCAGATTTCATCGAAATAACTCAAGTAAAAGAAAAGTATGGATCTCTTCAGGTTTATTATAGAATCAGAGAAGAATTCAAACTGAAGTATGCAAGTAATATTTTCAAACGTATTTATTACAACATCAAAGGTTTTGATATTGATGCTGAAACTACACGTTTTATTACTGAAGTAGATAGCATAATTGCAAGTGCTCGATCTAGAGCAGTAGAAACATGTGAATTGTGTGGCAAGCATACTATGAATAAAAGGTTGTCTGATTACTGGGTGAAAACAGTTTGTAAAAGCTGCCATCAAGTATTCGAATCTTTTACATACAAATCAACTAACTAACAACAACACAACCAACCTAAGAGGTCAAACGAATGGAAACTGCAATAATTGGATACATAATAATTGGATTATTGCTTGTGGGTTTAATATTATCCTTCTCTTTATTAAAAGCATTATCTTCTACCATAGAAGAAATTAAATATTCAACAATAGCATTATTGAATTCTAATAACGAAATAAAAGATGAATTTAAATCACAGGCAAATCCTTATAGTAATGAATTCGATACTATCGAATAAAAGAAATTAAAAGGAAAAAAATATGCCCTCAGTAAAAGAACTACAAAAAATTATATCAGCAACTCCACCGGATCAACCTATCTTACTTGAAGGTATTCATGGGATTGGAAAATCAGAATCATTAAGAGATTATTTTGTTGCAAGAGGTTACAGAATGATCACATTATTTGTCGGCCAAATGGCAGATGCAGGTGATATGATTGGTTTGCCTGATAGAACTGAAGTAGATATTGAATTTAGAGATAAAGATGGAAAAATCTCTAAAGGAAAAACAAAGATAACAGAATTTTGTCCTCCTAAATGGTGGCCTCTGGATCTTGGTGAAAAAGTAATCATATTTCTTGATGAGATAAATCGTGGTAAACAGGAAATCATGCAATGTCTTATGGATATGATTTTAAATAGAAAATTAAATGGTTTAGATCTACCTGAATCTACTCGTATCATTGGTGCAATGAATCCAACTGATGATGGTTATTATCAAGTAGATGAACTAGATCCTGCATTCCTGGATAGATGGAATATTTATCAATTCAAACCTTCTATTGAAGAATGGATGGATTGGGCAGTTAAGAAAAAAGTTCATCCAAATATTCTTGGATTTATTGCCAAACATTCGGATCATCTCGACCCACCAGAATCAAAAGCATGTGTTACCAACAAAATCTATCCAAGTAGAAGAAGTTGGGAAAAGGTTTCAAATATTGTAAATAACAATCCGAAAATTCAGCATCAATTATTAGGTACAATTTTACTTGGTATTATTGGTGAAAGATCAACATCTTCATTTCTTAAATATATGAAAGAAGTTGATAATGGATTGTCTGCAGGTGCGATTATAACTGGATGGTCTAAGAAGATTGAAAAAGCATTATCAAAAATGAATGTTCAAGAACATATTCACATGAATGCACAGATAGCAATTTGGTTTGAAGAAAATAAAACTACTCTTACTGCATCAGATAGAATTGGTGTTAAATACGCTAACAATCTTGAACAATACCTTAATTATATTCCGGCAGAATGTATGGCTCAATTTTTCGACATATGTGCACAAAATACTACTGAGGGTAAATTGTGGCCTGAAAAGCTTATGCGTTTAAATAAATCAATAGCAGATAAATTTGTTGATGTTTTAAACGGTGATGATGAAGACGAGATGGATTGGGATTAATATGGCAAACGAAAAAGCAGCAAAAGAAAAGATAGAACGAGTTTTAATTAACTGGTTCTATCAAGATCCTATGATGTTAGGTACTTGGTGTTTAGTTGATAAAGTGGCTGATAAAAACCAAAAAACAATGGGGATTGATTCTCGGATTAATCCCCCTGTAATTAAGTATAATCCAAACTTTGTTAATGCTATACATTCGGAACAGCTTGAGGGAGTAATGGTCGCAGAAGGCTTTAAAATGCTTTTACGACACCCTACAACAAGATTGATGCATCCAAAACATATTTCCAGTTTATCATCAATGATTACCGTAAATCAAATGTTGGGATCTACAACAGGATTTGATGATCTTGATGCAGCTTTTCCATTACCTGATGATTACGGTCTCGACCCTGACAAATTTTATGAAGAATATTTTCGTAAATTGATGGATCAAAAACAAGACGTTGAAGATAAGATTCAAGAAACTTGGAATTCAATGACTGAAGAAGATCAAAATGAAGCTATTCAAAATATGCTTGATAAAATGAAAGAAGATGGTCAAGGAGATGGTGAAGAAAAAGAAGATGGTGATGGTGAAGAAGAAGATGGAGACGGGCAAGGAAACGGTCAAGAACAAGAAGATGGTAAAGATGGAGATGGTTATCAAGAATACGATGGTCCAACTGAAGCTTTAAAAGATCATTTTGATCCTAATGGAACCACTAATCAGGATTGGGGACAAAACAATTTATTCGATGCCGACATTCAAAATATGGTGAATGAAAATAAAGGATCGATGAAACAATGGGGTTCCCATACTGGTGATTTCTTTGCTGATATTATTGCTGCAAATGAACCTAAAATTTCTTGGAAAGAAATCGTAAGAAGATTTAATAATTCTGTTATGATAACGAAAACTGAAAGTTCTCGTATGAAAGTAAACAGAAGATATGATCTCCTTATTCCTGGACGTAGAAGATTATATCAAACTAAAATTGCATTCTTTGTTGATATCAGTGGATCTATGACTGATAAAATGCTTCAAGAAGGATTCTCTGTTATTAATTCTGTTTGTAAACATGCTGAAATAACATATGGAACTTTTGATACTGAAATAAAACAAGTAGAAACTAAGTTTAAAAAAGCAAAAATGTTTAAAGTTCTTGGAAGAGGTGGAACTATTGTTGAGCCAGTTATTGAATGGGTTAATGAACATAAATATGATGGTGTTGTGATATTCTCTGATATGTATTTTAGCGAACCACCAAAACCAAAGAATACTAAAGTATTATGGTTATGCACAGCAAAAGATCAACATCCTCCGGTAGATTGGGGATTTGTTGCGAAATTAGATATGTACGAATCTCATTATTAGGAGTAAATATGAAAGTTCAAGAAATTGAAGAAGCAAAAAGAGCAATTAATCAACGCATTAAAGATGTTCAACAATTACCTTATGACAAAAATCTTAAAGGATTTGCTGTAAAGGCAGAAAAAGTTAAAAGAGAAGCTTATGTAAGTGGTTTACTTACTTCAGTTGGTATTTTAGACCAAGTTCAAAAGTGATATAAATACTTATGACTCGGAGGTAAATATGGATAATTTCAAAACATACATGTTTATCCAGGCTCAAGAGATTGAAAAACATAAATGGATTGAAAGTGAAAAAGCTGGATTTGATCTAGGTACTTCCGCAGTATCAAATTGGATTAAATTACACGCTGAAAAATTCAGAGAGACCTGGAAACTAAGTCATAATTAACAAATCTAATTAAAAAACTACTAATCATTGATTGGTAGTTTTTATTTTAACGAAGAAGGATAATATCTTTATGGATACTACAGTTTTAAATAATGCCGAAAGAACAAAATGTGAAATATGGACTCGTGTTATGGGGTATCATCGTCCAATAAATGAATATAATATTGGAAAAAAAGCAGAATATAATGAAAGAAAAGAATTTGTTCAAGATAAGATAGTGAATATAAGAGAATTCGGTACTTAATTCATAAACTAAAGTAGATAACTCCTATAAATACTCATAAAGGAGGCTACCATGAAAGTTTTATGTGTAAGTTATGAGGTCACACCAACTGTTAAACAAGTCACTTGTAAAAGTGACTATGATCAAGTTCAAAGTTATTTGTATAAAAAAACCAATAAAGAAGTTTTACTTCCAAATTGGGACAGTCTTGATATCATGCATAAAGGCAATATTGTAGTATTTCTTGAAAAATGGGAATGTGAAATTGATCTTTATATTAATAAGAAAAAAATAACTCGTAAATATACAGCATTGCCTGGGTTTATATCTGATAAAGGTTCAGTACCAGAAAAATTAAGATCTATGGTTGACAACGATGATCCTGATTTCTTAATGGGTTTTTATATTCATGATATGAATTATGCTTGTCATTATATGTCAAGATCTGATTCAGATTCATTACTCAGAGAAATGGGTAAATATCATGGAGCTGGATGGTATAAGAGAAATAAGGTTTATTGGGCAGTTAAAATTGCCGGTAGAAGTGCATATAAGAAAGAAAGAATGAAAATAGAAAAAGAAAAACGATACTCCGATTATAAATAAAAATATTTATTGACAATAAATTTTAAGTTAGTACATTATCAATATATTAACTTAAAAGGAATGAATATGAAAACGTTGGAAACTATAAAGAATTTTGCAATATGCAATACTTGGATTATTTATATGGCAGTATTGTCAGCATTTATATTTAAAGGCTCTATTTTTAGTGTTGGATATTGGTTTTTAGTTGGTGGAACGTTTGCACTTAATCTATATAAAGATAAAGTGCGTGACAAACTGAAAAAACTTGAAGCGGAAATAGAGAGTAATATTTGACACTTCGAAAACTAAAGTGGTTGACCATTGGTTTGATCACTTTAGTTGTACTTTTAACCGTTTCGTATAAATATTTCTTGACAGTATCGCATGTAGATGTTATTATTACAGAAAAAAGTGACAAATTACAAAAATATCTTATATATACTGTAAGAGTTAAAAATGAAAAAGAAGTAGAAACATTTGAAATAACAGATGATAAATACTTTTTTAATTTTAATTCTTCAGATAAATATGGAATATTGAGAAAAGAAAAGAAATACCGTTTAAAAGTCCAAGGAATAAGATTATCTTATTTATCTTGGTATAGAAATATTGTACGTATTGATGATTTTTAAGGGCGTATAGCTCAGTTGGATTAGAGTTGTGGTTTACGAAATCATAGGTCGTAGGTTCGAGTCCTACTACGCTCATTAAATTATACATACATACATATTCGGGCGTTTAGCTCAGCTGGATTAGAGCACCGCTTTTCTAAAGCGATGGTCGGGGGTTCAAGTCCCTCAACGCCTACTGAAACTGGGGATGCACTGGTTTCGACATGGAAGTGGAAGATTAAACTGCAAGTAGAGGATTTCTGGTTGGCCTCTTAAAAAAACCGGAAAAACAACAAATGCAAACACAAACGCATACAAACTAGCTGCTTAATCGCACTAGACCCTTTTATTCTAGTCCTGGATGGATGATTGGGTATATATGACAGGATCGATTTTAAAGCGTATTGAGGGCTTTTTAATTTAAACAACACTTCAGTTAAGCTTCACAAGAATCCGGCCTTTTTGGGGGTCTGTGAGGACGAAAAACAAAGCAAAGGAAAACTTGTACCAGTTTATTTTAAAGTTTTTGTGGACAGGAGTTCAATTCTCCTCATCTCCATTTATAAAAAAGGATTATATGTAATTGACATATGATCAAAAAGGTAACTAAAGTATTATGGCAATCAAAAAAGGAGTTCTTATGTAATTATTTAACATGAGAACTCAATGAAAAACATAAAAAGATTAAAAAAAGCATTCGGTGTTGACGAATATGATCAACCATGTTTACCACCGAAATTTTCAAATATTAAAATATCTCGTATATTCCATGGTGAAGAAATGGGTTGTTCATACTGTTTTCCTCACGGACACGAAACAGTTAATTCAAAATATCACAAAAATCGTAATAACTGGAAATATCACAGAAAGACTCAATGGAGATCTGTATGAGATATAACAGAGAGCTTTGCAGAAAATATGGTGTAGATGAATATGGGTTTCCAATGATTCCAGTTAAATATTCAAATATGAAAATTGCTCGAATAATGAGTGGTGAATGCCCCTGGGATTTTCCTTATCATAGCTGCAGAAATTATGATAATAAAAAATCTTGGAAAAAGTACCGGAAAACTCAATGGAGATAAGTTATCTTATTTTCCAATTAATCGTTATAAAGTTGTCAAGTAAGTTTTTACTTCTTCTGGCAACTTCTTTTTCTGAATCTTCTTCGATCATGATATTATAAAGTTTATGATACAGTCCGTCTTGTTCCATTGACTTTAGTTTAAGGTCCGGTGGTAAAACAATACTATCTACCCCTGGTAACTTGAAGAAAGTATCATCTTCCTCTCTTACAATCGCCCCTAGATTATCTTTAATCTTCTGCAGAGTGGCAGTTTTATTATCAATATGGTTTCGGATATATATCTCAAGAATTTCTTTGAGAAAATATTTTTTATATATTACAAATTTATCATATATTATTATTTGAATTTGACTATCAGTTAAATTCGATTTTTGTGTTACTATTAAATTTGTAAGCAATTCATTTATAGAACATAACATTTCTGTATTACGTTCTGTATTTTCTTCTTGTTTTTTTAAGGATTTTTCTAAAGGAGTAGTAATCCATCCTTTATTTCTTATGAATAAATAAATTATCCATAATAAAAAGAAAAAAGAAATAAAAATTATAATAAACCATATAAAATTCTGTCCGTATAAATTTATAAATTGTGCTATTAATTCTTTAAAATCTACTTTAGTTAAAGTATTCATTCTGCCTCTCAGGTCTCATCCTTATATTATATTTATAAATTTATTGACAACGTTAAATAAATAACTTAGTATATAATCTCTATTAAGGATTAGCCATGTATTCAAAAGATTTCGCGTTACAAAATAACTACAATGTTGTGGTTCATTATTATAAAATTATTAATAAGGATAAAATCTATATTCATGAAATGATGCATATAGATCATTATGATAATAAGTTTAAATTTATTGAAAATATTAATGTAATTACACTCCAATTTATATAAAATGAAATTAGTTACTTAAAAGTATTGACGGTTAATATAAAAGTTGCTATACTTATATTAACAAACCGAATGTGTCGGTTTAAAACTAATTAAAAGGAGCTGTGCGATGTCTAAGTTTAATACCACTCCGAAAAAAACACGTAAAATGACTACTTCATGTGATGGAGTAAAAGCATTTGAAAAATCTATCTATCAAGATTTGTGTGATAGAGTTTTAACGTGTTTCTATGGTCAAGATAAATTTTATAAAAGCGGATACAAATCTGATAAAGAACTACATAAACTTATCGACAAAGTCGGTAAAGAAGATCCTGTATTTCTTGCTAAACTTGCTGTATTAAGCCGTGAAAAGTTTAATCTAAGAAGTGTTTCTCATGTATTGACTGCGGAACTTTCAAGAATTGTTTCTAAGTTAAATGAAAAAGAAGATGTTGATACTTCAGTTGTTAAAACTGTTGCTGAAAGAGTTACTTGTCGTGTTGATGATATTACAGAAATTATCTCTTACTTGATTTATAATTACAGTAAAGAAAAAACAACTGTACATGGTTCTAGACATATCAAGAAAAAACTTTCAAAACAATTGAGAATTGGTTTACAAAATTCTATTTCAAAATTTGATGCTTATCAGTTGGACAAATACAAAGCTGCTAAGAAAGAAGTTAAATTGAGAGATATTTTCAGAATTCTTAGACCTAAACCAATTGATTCTGATCAAGCTGAGCTTTGGAAGAAATTTATGAACGGTACTCTTGAGAAAGCAAATACCTGGGAAAATAAAATTTCAGGTGCCGGTCAGATTGATAAAAAAGGTAAGACTAAAACTGAAGTGAAAAAAGAAGTTGATGCTGCCAAAAAAGATAATTGGGAACAATTAATTCTTGCTAAAAAACTTCCTTATATGGCTTTGTTAAGAAATATTCGTAACATCATTGAAAGTGGTTTGTCAGAAGAAGCACATAGAATGGCACTTCAGTTTTTATCCAATGAGACTGCAGTAGAAAAAGGCAAACAATTCCCTTTCAGATATTGGAGTGCGTATAAAGCTATTGGTGGAAACTCTGGATATAATACGAGTGGTTGGGGACATAAAAATACAGATCCCTTCGATTCTAAATATGGTGGGTCTGGCACTGAAAACACTAGAACTGTCAGGGATCGTTATTTAAGTGCTCTTAATAAAGCATTATGGCATTCCGGTAAGAATGTACCAAAGATGAATGGTAATACCGTAATTGCTGTTGATTTGTCAGCTTCTATGAATACTCTTTTGTCTGCAGAAGGATCTGTTACTTATATGGAAATCGGTGCTGTTATGGGTTCATTGGCGCAACAGTATTGTGATAAATCAATTATTTATGGTTTCGGTAATCATGAGAAAATAGTAGCAGTTGATGAACGTAAACATAATCCTCTTGATCGAGTTAAACAGATCATGAGTACTTCAGTTGGTCATTCAACAAATTTTGCTTCTGTAATGCAAGATATTACAAAGCGAAATATACATGTTGATCAAATGTTCGTATTCACTGATTGTCAGTTTAACGGATCATATAATGGTGGATCAAGTTTGTTCCAGGATCTTAAAACTTATCAAACTAAAGTGAATAAGTCAATTAAGGTTTATGAATTTAACTTGGCAGCAAATGATAGTTCTACTCAGTTAGATCCTAAGAATAATAATTACATGCATCTTAGCGGATGGAGTGATAATCTTCTTAAGAGTGTAGTTGAAATGGAAACTATGAAGCATGGTATTATTGACATGGTAAATGCTGTAGATTTATAATTAAAAAAGTCAGCCATTTGAAAGATAATGGTTGACTATAACTTTGATCTTTATTATCTTTATATATAGATAAGAAATTAATAAAAAATAATAATTAGTGTTGCAGGGAATAGTTACTTCGAAAAATTTTTTCTCAAAATAAAAAACTAGACACTATCCTCGATACTTACCTGATTATTATAATTTAAAACTTTTAGTAGTGTTGCAGTTATAAGTTACTTCGTACAATTTGCTCAACTGGTAGAGCATTTGATAGCTAATCAAACGTTACTGGTTCAATCCCGGTATTGTAAACAAAAGACCACTTATTACGTTTTTTACCTACTAATTTTTTAAGAATAAAATAAAAAGAATGTGTTGCAAATATGACTTACTTCGATTGTTTGAAATACAAAAGGTTATCGGTTCGAGTCCGATTGTTCCCCCAGGGGGATATAGCTCAATTGGTAGAGAAAAAAATTTGTTATATTGATTTTTACCATTCTTTTTATTGTATTTTTAAAATATTAAATAAATGGTGTTGCAGTGTAGAGTTACTTCGCATTAGGAGCCGTGTGTCGGTGGTTCGAATCCACCTTTCCCCGTAACGTGGGGAGATAGCTCAGTCTGGTAGAGCAACGATATAGATTCTCTTAACGATTTTTACCCATTTATTTATTTGATTTTTATCATTCTGAGATCATGTTCTTTATTATGTAGATCAAAGATTAGAGAGTGATAAAAAAAATTGTAGTGATGCAGATTAGAGTTACTTCGCTTTTAACGACGTGGCCGGTGGTTCGAGTCCATCTTTCCCCGTAACATGGGGGAATAGCTCAGTTGGTAGAGCACGATATTCTCTCTGATTGATTTTTTCCTATAATTTTTTTATGTTTTAAATGGTGTTGCAGGAATAAGATACTTCGTATGTAAAGCTGTGTGTCGGTGGTTCAAATCCATCTTTGCCCATAACGGGGGCAAGTAGCTCAGTTGGTAGAGCAACGGGAGAAAACGCTTATTTTGACTTTTACCCATTTATATGATTGAAAATCCTGGCTGTAGTTAATTTTTATAATTTCATTATTATATAACTACAGTCCAGGTTTTGATTAATCAGTACTGCAATGTACAATTACATCGTAGCGAAATTGGTAAACGCACTGGTCTCATAAACCGGCTACTTGGTTAACGCCAAGTAACTATAGGTTCAAATCCTATCAAAACTTTGTACATGATATTCGTCTGATTATAAGGCACTCTTTTGAGTGTCTTTTTTTTATTTACAACTAAAGTAATAATATTTAAAAAATATATTGACTGACAAAAAATTAATACTTAATATGGTATAACGGAAATAAAAATTTAATTGGTAGGAGTGCATATGAGTGTAATTAATTTAGAGAAAATAGATAAAGGTCAACGAATTGATCTTACTAAAAAACATGATGGTTTGAAGAAACTTCAGTTGGGAATGGGTTGGGCTAAAAAAGGAATGGGAACAATCGATCTTGATGCTTCTATTGTATTAGTTAAAGCTGATGGTAAAGTTAAAGAAACCGTTTCATATCAAAAATTTAATAGTTCATGTAGAGGTGTTAAGCATCATGGTGACGATTTGGATGGTGGTGGAAGAGCTGATGCACCAAATGAAAAAATTGATGTTATTTTTGATTCTGTAGCTGCTGATGTTGATAAATGTGTTATCATAATGAATACTTTTAGTAGTGGTTTCAAATTCAAAGATCTTAAAAATGCATGGATTCGTCTTTCAAATGCAGATTCTAAAAAAGATTTATATCAGTTTACTTTGAGTGATGATAAATCTGTTGCTGACAATAAAGCCCTTTTCTTTGGTGAAGTATATCGTCACAATGGTGAATGGAAATTCAATGCCCTCGGTATTGCTACAAATCATAATAATATTGCAGAAATGGAACGAGCTATTGCATCAAAAGATTATAGTTCCGGTTCTACTCCAAGTCAAGATTCATCTTCTAGTAATTCCGGTGGTGGGATTATGGGAAGACTTCGTGGATTGATGAACTAATCAAAAAAATTAACCTGTAGCGCAGGGTTAAATGCGCTTTTAACCTAATAACGAAAAAGGAGTAACTTATGTTACAAAAATTAAAAGAAGATATACTTGCTGACGGTAAAATTGACGCAGAAGAAGTAAAACAACTCGAAACTACTATCTATGCAGATGGTATTGTTGATAAAGAAGAAATGGATGTTCTTTTTGATCTCAATGATGCTGTTTCAGAAAGTGGCAACTTCGATTCATCATTCAAAACTCTATTTGTTAAAGCTATTACTGATGGTGTTCTTGCTGATGAAAAAACTCCAGGTGTTGTTGATGCAGACGAAGCAAAATATCTGTTTGACAAAATCTCTGGTGATGGTTCATTAGATGACAACGAACAAGCTCTTCTTAGAGAGATCAAAGCTAAAGCAACATCAATTGATCCTGCTCTTGACGAACTTTATGCACTTCTCCCTGCTGTTGAAGCAGAAGAAACTGTTGTAGAAGAAACTGTTACTGAAACTACTGTAGAAACAACTGAAGACGTTGCAGACACAGAAGAAGCTTAATTAACTTATCGTTTGGGGCTTCGGCCTCAAATGATTTAGGAAGGGAAATAATATGACTGTAATTAATTTACAAAAAGCACAAACTGGTGTAAGAATCGACCTTACAAAAGCACTTCCAGGACTTGACAAAGTAAAAGCTGTTTTAAGTTGGGGAAAAAGTCCTGCAATGACTGAAGCAATTGATTTGGATTTATCTGCAATCATGCTTGATGAAAATGACAAAATGTTATGTGCAGAGGATTTATTGTTTTATAATACCGAAACTGTAAATTCTGATGGCAAGAAAATTATTGCTGAAGGTGCAATCATGCACTCAGGTGATGTTCTTGACGGTGGAACTGACGGTCTTTCAGTTGAAGAAATCGTTGCAAAACTTTCTACAGTACCAAAAGCAAAAATCGCTTTCTTTATTTCAATTGATGAAAAAGAAGGTCAGACAGGTTTGAATCTTGGTCAAGCTGTTAACGCTCAAATTAGTATTGTTGATGATGCAAGTGGTGAAAAATTGGTTGAGTATGATCTTACTGAAGATTATAGTCAATTCAAATTCATGAGAGTATTTGAAATTTACAAAAAGAATGATGCGTGGAAATTCCACCCACAAGGTCAAGGATCAAATGAAGATCTTGGCGACCTGTTGCACTCATTTGGATTTCAAACAAATCCATAATATTTAGGTGTGGGGGATGGCCTTTCCCCATACCTAATTTAAAGGAAATATATGACAAATATAGTGGAAGATTCCAATTATTTAAACTATAGCAAAAGATTAAAATCTTTAAATGCTGATAGTAATGAAAAATCTGTTTGGAATTCGATTGACAGACCTATGAAACCTCTTATATATGAGATGCACCGAATAGGTATCCCTACAAAATTTTCTTGTTGTGGTTTTTCATATGATGGTGAAGAAGAACCTAAATCGCATTCTTTGAAAAAATGTTATGTTATATTTCAAATGCCTACTATCCAAGCACAATTTAAAGCATTTCTTCATATTTGTAATGAAGCTAAATTATCTGGTTGGAATGTTCGTATGGGTTCTGCATTTGAATGGGAAATATATTGCTCTAATTTTATGGAAGAGTTTTATTCTACACATGATCTCGATGAAAGTATTCATGCTTATGAAGCATATGCCATTTATATTTTTGATCTTGTTAAAAAATTAAGAAAATTGCCATCATTTAATGATGATCATGAAGTTACTATTTATGATGGAAACTCAAATTATAAAACACTTGATGAATGGCAAGTTAAACCAAAATCACCATGTGTAATCACTTATGATGAAAATGAAGATGATTTTAATATGAAAATTATAAAATAAGGAGATATAATGATATTTTTATGGTTAGCATTAGTAATTGTAGGTTGTTTATGGATAATGAAGTCATGTGACCCGTTTGAGGACGCTTCAAGCTATCTTGGAAGAAATCTCGGCCCAGGCATTAAAGGTGCCACAATAAACGCTATAGGCAGCTCTATGCCCGAATTATGGACAACTATTATCTTCTTGTTTATTTTTGGTGAAAAGGAATTTGCAGCAGCAATTGGAACTACTGCCGGATCTAGTGTATTTAATGCATTTATTATTCCTGGTTTAGTAATTGTATCAGCTTTAAAATTTATACCAAATCTCAAAAACATTTCAATAAATAAAGTTGTTATTATAAGAGATGGTTTTTTCTTTATTCTTGCTGAATTGGCTTTAATATTAATATTAACAGATGGTAAATTAGAATGGTGGATGGGTGCTGTTTTAATAGGAATTTATATCCTTTATGCTTTAACTCTATACATCCATAATAAAATTTCAACTAAAGTGCGTTCTGAAGATGATGATGAAGAAGACTTTAATGGAATGACTACCAAAAAAGCATGGTTATTATTACTTGGAGCAATTGTATCAATTGGTATAGGTTGTTTTATCATGTCCTTCTCAGTAGTTGAAATTGCAAAGATTTTAGAGATACCTACGTTCTTTATAGCCGTTATTATTGCTGCTGCAGCCACTTCAGTCCCCGATACAATTATCAGTATGAAAGATGCTAAAAAAGGTAATTATGATGATGCTGTAAGTAATGCTGTAGGATCAAATATATTTGATATATGTATTTGTCTTGGAGTCCCATTATTAGCATTTACTTTAATAAAAGAACCAACCATAACAATAGATGCTGGTGTTGCTGAACTACGAATATTGCTCTTAGGATTGACTGTAGTCTTATTATTCATTTTCCTTTCGTTAAAAAAATTAGGTTATAAGACTGCAGCCTTCCTTCTTACTTGTTATGCTGTATATGCTTTCTATACTTTATCAAGAGGTATTGGAGTTGCGTGGGCCAATACAGTAGGTGAATTCATATTAGGTATTACTAATTAATGTCTGTATTTCAAGGTCATACTAAAAACGATAATAAGCTGATATTTGGCTTTAGTAATACTTTGGGATGGTGGTTACGAATTGTAAACAAGAATGATATTGTTACAATGGAATTATCTACGTCCTGGGGTGGTATGACCAATGAATCTCTTGTAGATTATTTAAATACATTATTAAAATCGGACAGTCTTTATCAATTAGAAAAACATATAGACTGTATTAGAAATAATACAGATCCTGAAAGGGTTTTAAATATCGATGCTTGATTATATATCCGATAGAACGAAATGGGTTATTATTAACGATCTTTATGATAGATGGTGTAAAGATGACGAATTAAAAGATAAAGAAAAGAATGATTTGTTAAAAGAATTAAAAATAATAACTCGAATGTATGAAAAAACTTTAGTTTATAAATTGAAATCTAGATTGGCTTTAATTAAGAAAATAAAGAAGATAAAATACATTAATTTAAATACTGGTAAGAAAAAAGATGAGAGAAAAAAAAGATTTAGTGGCAATGGGGAAATTAAAAAATCAAAATAAACACACATTGGGGATGTATTTAAATGCCTGTACTAAATTATTTGGAAGCACTTCATCATCAGCAGAATACGTTAAATATGTAATAGATTCAGCTCCTAAAGGCCAAAATACTGAAGTTGATATTAATAAGTCTAGAGTACTTGAGTTTTTATTTAAAAAAACATAAAAAAATAAGTACAATTATTAATTTTTATGTTATATTATAACTACCAAAACGAAAGGAATGTATTATGAATATGAAAAACAAATTAATTTTTGATGGCTCCGAACTTCGATTACTAGAAAAATCGATCGAAGAATTTTGTGACGATAAAGATATGGAGCAGAGACATTTATCAACTCAAATGACAATTTTAGAAAAAACCAAAGATTTACTCGACGACCCTACATTTAATGGCCATGTTAAGACAGACGAAGGTATTGAAGCAATCGTTCCAATTGAACAATTCAAACAACAACCTGAAATGCTTGAGGCACTGATTAAAGATTTTAAATCAAAAAAGAAATCCAAGTTTTATTATAAAGAACTTGCTCTTAATACAATTAAAAAATTACATGAAATAAATACTTTTCTTGAAAAATTCGATGCTCTCGAAGTAACTAAAGTAAAAGAAGAAGTAGCAAATTTAACTAACTCATAATCCCAAAAGTCCTGCAGATAACGATTAACACCCACGTCCCCACCCTAATCGCTGCAGGACTGTCTATTCAGGACAAAAATGAAATATATCTTTTTAATTATCATACTTATCAGCAACACATTCTCTCTTATACCATACAAATCATATGAATGGAAAATGTTTTATGAATCTACTTATGGACGTACTATACGAGATGTAGTTTTAATAGACCGAAGTATCGAACCTATTACATTATCAACTGATTATAAACATATATTAGCCGGTAAATGGATATGTTTTTTTAGTGGTGATACTATAACCGAACCGAAAAATATTTCAGTTATCACTTTAGTTTCTACAAGAGAAGCTTGGAGATCTGGTGGTAATAGATGGAATACTAAAAAGAAAAATAAATTTTCAAATTATCTTGACTATGAAAAACATTTAATTGTTATTAAAAAAAAATTAGCATATGAAAGAAAGAGTAGAGAGCCTACATTATGGCTTCCCGAAATTAATAAATGTGGATACTTAAACGAATGGACATCAATTAAAAGTTGGTGGGGTTTAAGTATGGATCGTTATGAAAAAAAGAAAATAAAAAAACTAAAAAGAATACATTGTAAATAAGAAGTAAATATATGAAAAATATTAAATATATAATACCATTACTATTATTATTCCAAATAGCATTCAGCAACGGTTATAACCGTGGAGAATTCGGTGGTTGGAAAGATATGGACAAAGATAAAATCAATACCAGACACGAAGTTTTGCTAGAAGAAAATTTATCAACTAAAGTTACCATGTCTGAAGATGGAAGAAAAGTTGTTACAGGCTTATGGATTTGTTTCTATTCTGGGGATACTATATACAACGCTTCTGAACTTGACATTGACCATTTGGTCCCATTAAAAGAAGCATATGTATCGGGTGCTTATGAATGGAATAAAAAAAAGAAACAAAAATATTCTAACTATTTAAAAAATCCTAATCATTTGATTGCGGTTAAAGCATCAGAGAATAGAAAAAAGGGTGCCAGAGATCCTTGTAAATATATGCCACCTAAAAATCAGTGTGATTATTTAAACATGTGGATTGATGTTAAAGAAGAATGGAATCTTTTATTTGATGATAGAGAATTCAAATGCATATTAGATTTTAGAAAGGATAACTGTATAAAATGAAAGAATTAAAAACAGAACAAGATGTAATAAACTATGATAACGAAAAGAAAATAGCAACTAATAATTGTATTTTCAAAACACTTACTGGATCACGATTATACGGTACTTTTTGTGACGAATCAGATCATGATTATAAAGGTATTGCAATACCTCCCAAAGAATATATCCTGGGGTTCAAAGACTATCAACAATTCGAAGATCGAGATACTGACAACGTAATTTATTCATTACAAAAAGCTTTAAAGTTAATGCTTAATAACAATCCTAATATGTTGGATATATTATTTGCACCTCCTGAATTTTGGACTTATTGTGATTCTATCTGGATGGAAATCTATGACAACCGATATCAATTCATATCAAAAAGAATCAAAAATACTTATACTTGTTATGCTCAAGCTCAATTGCATCGATTGAAGAGACACAAGTCTTGGCTCGATAAGAACGTTGTAAAGCCTGTACGTAAAGATGAATTTGAAATTCACGGAAAAGCAATATTATCAATTCCAGAAAAATATTTAAATCCTGGTATACATGATCAAGTAAAGGCAGAGAAGCTTTATCAGAAGCAATTACAAGAATACAATGATTATGTCTCTCACATGAAAAATCGTAATGTAGACCGTCTTAAACAGGAATTAAAAGTAGGTTATGATACTAAACATGCAATGCATGTTATCAGGCTGCTAAAGCAATCTAAAGAAATATTTGAAACCGGTGAAGTTATTGTTGATCGTACTGGAATTGATGCTGATCAATTGAAAGATATTAGATTTGGAAAATGGAAATATGAGGATTTACTTCAGTTGGCAAATGATCTTCAAGCTGATATTGAAGTTCTTTATGAAAAATCAGATTTTCCAGAAGAACCCGATAGAGATAATATTGAAAAAATAATGATTGATATGATTGAGGAATATTATGGCAGGTGATGCAAGAACCATACAGAATGAATGCTATAGTTGTGAACATAGACGCACCTGTCCAGGTGATTGTCACTCATCATGTGCTGTTCCAGATCCAAATATGAAAGGTGAAGGATATGGTATACAAAATGGATGGTTTTTCTATCCTATCAACTTCGATCCAACTTGGAAAATAAAATGGTGTAATAATTATAAAAATAAAGAGGCGTAAGCCTCTTATTTTTTGAATATGTCGAAGATATCTGTCATGATACCATCTGATCGTTTCCATAACTTTATATCATCTTCGCTTTCTTTTACCAGAATATCGAGATAATAACAAAACTCATCATTAGTATGGAAAGGATAATGATAAGTAACATATGATTGACAGAATTCGACGTTATAAGAAGATTCATTTAGTTTTTTGTAATCATTGAGGAACTGGATACTTTCAGATAAAAACTTAGTATGAATATTAACAAAATACGATTTTTGACGATTAATATCTATATAAATTTCAGACATCTCATGGAGATTATAATAAAAGTTAAACAGCAACTCAGGATGCTTACGTACAGACATTTCTGGATGTAATAAATCAGATGCAACCAAAGTAGTTAATTCTTGTTTGTTAATCATATGCCTCCAAGCAAATAAGTAATAGCTTTATGGTAATTTAAATAACTTTTAACTTTATGTGTACATTATTTTACAATAACAGCATATAATTCCCAAATAATTAAAATTACAGACCAATTTGTTATATTATGTTATATTTCAAATAATTAAAGCAACACCGTAAACTAAAGTTTACAATTAAAGGATAATAATGGCAAATAAAATTTACACTCAAGAAATTTCTTCACTTGATGAAAATGGAAAAGAAAAAAAATGCCCATATAAAAAAAAATGTAAGGGTAAATTAATTATAGTAGGATCTGAGGCTTGTGAATCTTGTGAAGATTTTCAATTGTCTTCAGTTAAGGACGAGGAAACCCATTCAACGTCATTATCTGCTTGTGCTATAACACCTATGACACAAACAGTTATTTGCTCAGAAGTGCCTCATTTTGCATCTATGCTAACACATATAGTAGGTGCAAGTTAATGGAGTCTGCATTTAAAAAGCATTTACCTGCATTCGATAACAATCCTGTTCAGCATTTATTGATTGAAAATTATAAAAAGCATGGCTCGGTTGGTGATATGATAGCTAGAACAAAATTGAATACTACAACATTAAATCGTCTCATGAATGGAATACATTTGCCTTCAATGGAAGTTTTTACAAAGATTTGTGTAGGATTGGAACTTAAATCCGATGAAGTGTTAGATTTAATTCACAAGTTATCTAAATATCTCAAAGAAAAGAAGAGAAAATCCCTAATAAAATAGTTATATGAGACACTTCGAAGTAGTTCCTGGGCATCTAAATAGAACGATAATAAGGAACTACTTTTTTACTTTAGTTGCAAGTGTGTCGTTTTATGTAAAGTTGTTATGTTTTATTTAAAGTGTTACATATTTTTTCTATATTTATTTTATATCTGCAAGATTAATTTGAGAGGTGCATAAGATGTCTATATTTTCAGAGAATTTAAAGTTTTTAAGAAATTGTAAAGAATTAACCCAAACTCAGTTGTCAAAATCAAGTGGGGTATCACAAGCAGCTATCTCCCAACTTGAAACCGGTGAGAGAATTGCAACAAAATCAATGATTTTCAAATTATGTAAAGTTTTTGAATGTAATGCAAAAGAGTTAACAGGTTCCGATCATGGATTGAATCGAGAACAGGATATGATAATTGAAAAAGTAAAAAAAGCTAATTCACATGAACTTGAAGAAATCAATTTAATTATTGATTATGTAATGCAAAGAAAGTAGGATTAATACTTTTTATATATTTTCCTTGTTTTTTATTTATTATTATGATATAATCATTAATAAATATTAACTTGGATATATATGAGAAATATAGTTATCGTTGATGTTGATGGCACAGTTGCAGATATACAACATCGAGTACATTTTATCGAGAGAAAAAGAAAAGATTACAGAACCTTTTTTAAATTATGCACTCTTGATACCCCTATTCCAGAAATTATACAATTAGTCGAGATGCTTTCTAAAAGCTATGAGATTGTATTTTGTACTGGTAGAAGCAAAGAGATCTATGATGAAACTAAAGTTTGGCTAAAACAACACATCAATATTTCTGATTTTAAGCTGCTTATGAAGGAAGAAAATGATAGACGGTGTGATACTATCGCAAAGCCTGAATTACTCGTCAAGGCAGGAATTAAACCGGAAGATATAGCACTTATCCTGGAAGATCGAAACAAAGTTGTTAATAAATGGATAGAAATGAAATTGCCGGTTATCCAGGTTCTTGAAGGTGAAATCAATCCAATAAGAGGTGAGTTTTGAAAACCTTTATCGTACAAGATTCTTTTAATATAACAGGTCGAGGAAGAGCTTGCTGCGGTGAACACTTCCCTGACTTTAAAGATTATATTGGTAAAGAAATGAAGTTTGAAGGAAAAGTTGAAGGTATATTTCTTATCATAGAAGCTGAACAATTCAGTCCTGGTATTATTCCTTCAGATAAAGAACCACATATAGGTTTCATTGCTGAAGAAGTTGAATAACTTTAGTCCTGGTTATATTTTTCATTCCATTTTAAATTTCTGCTTTTAGTTGCTCTTATGGCATCTATTATTATTAAACATAATACAATGGTCCCTACTGCAGCAATAGTTCCTGGAACATAGAGCTTAACAATAAAAATGGTATGTAGGCATGACATTAATAAACATAGTGAAAAAATTATTGTGCAGATATAATATATTATATAACTCATTTTATACAGTCCTCTATTGGAATCATTAAATCCTCGACATTGAACATCAAATTATTATTAAGATTAGTAATAGTAATGTCATTTTCATCTAAAAAATCATGGAATATATTCTTGAACTCTGTGATTATAGCTGTATTATATTCATCTTTCTTTTTTTCATATAACCATTCCGGTATGAAAAAAGTTTGTTCTGCAGTGTCCAGGCCAGTGATTAATTTCTTTGGGTGCCAAAGCTCAATACCATTAATTTCAAACAAATAACTCTTATCAGTTTTGTTAACTAATTTGTCGTAATGAATTTGTACTTCAGTTAATTCTGGTTCTTCTTGAATATCGGAATCTAATTGTACTTCATCATCTTCTAAATCATCAAATAACATATTCAAAATATCATTCATAATTACCTCCGTTAAAATATATATGTTCGCATGGTTCACATAGAATAGGATCTATTGGAAGACCATTACATCCACAATCACTACCATTACAACAATATTCCAGTTCTGGTCCATCATATTCTTCGCCACAATTAAAACACTTTAGTTTCATAAGCCGAAGGGTTCTTTAGTATATATTGGGGTCATAAGCAATCATGTAACATGCACAAAAAGTGAGTGCGTTTATAATCATGAAAAATAAAAGAGTTTGTATAGCGTGTTTAGTTCGTCTATTCATTAAAACATATAATTATAAACAAATATTCCAGTTACGAATGCTACAATATGTGCAATAGGATGTTCTTTAATTATTCTAAAATATGTATTAATCATTATAAACCTTTTAATAATATGTATTAGTAAATATAATACATATTATTAAGGATCTATAAATTATTTTTTACATTTTAGACATTTAGCAGTTTCACGACGAGCACGGATTGCTATTTTGATTTCTTTACCACAATCAATACATTTCGCTACTTTTGTTGTTTTAGTAGCTTCTTTAGTTACTATGTCTGCAATAGGCTTAGTTGGTGTGTTTGCGATAGGCTTAGTTGGTTCACCTAATTTTTCAACTAAAGTATCATATAAAGATTTTATATTGTCTGCAGACATAACTACAGTTCTCATAGAACTACCTAAACCTTTACAATGATCACATTTATCACCGAATGGATCAATCCCATCAGTGCAGATGGGACAATCAATTTTAACTACTTCAGATACGGTTATATCAGCTACATTTTCATCGGTCAATTTGTTGGGCATTATTTTCATCAGATCCTCAATTTATTAATTCCATCAATTCTGCCTGACTAATTATTTGAACACCATATCGTTGAGCTTTAGCTAATTTTGATCCGGCTTTTTCACCTGCTAAGAGATAATCTGTTTGATGACTAATACTTCCTGTAACATAACCACCTGCATCTTTTATCAATTTTTTAGCTTCGTCACGGCCCATTGATGGAAGAGTTCCGGTTAGTACAATTGTTTTGCCTTCAAGATTTTTATTTACATTATCATCATCTTCACTTTCAAAATCAAATCCTAAATCAACGAATTCTTCTAATTGTTCAATATTGGCAGAATCAGTTATATAATTATATATACTTTCTGCAGTCTTATCACCAATATCATCAATTGCTTTTAGCTCATCAATAGAAGCTGCAAGAAGTTCGTCAATATTATAAAAATGCTTTGACAATCTCAATGCTGTACCTTCACCACAATATCGGATACCCAGGGCATAAATAAAACTTTCAAATGATGCTTCAAATGATTTCTCGATAGATTCTATGGCATTCTTAGCAGATTTTTCACCTTGTCTATCAAGACCTGAAATATCATCTTCATCCAAGTCATAGAAATCAACAAGATTTTTGATCTTATTATGTTCTAATAATTGCTCAATCAATGATGGACCAATCCCATCTATATTCATTCCATTTCTACTAATGAAATGTTCAAACAACCTTTGTACCTGCGGAGGACATTGGATATTCTCACAACGACTAACAGCTTCCTTCTCCGGCTTAACTAAAGTAGATGCACATTCAGGACATAATGTTAATGGAACTATTTTTTTACAATCTGTCGTTCTTAAAGCTTTATCAACTTCAAGAATCTTTGGAATTATTTCGCCACCCTTTTCAATCAATACTGTATCGCCTACATAAATATCAAGACGTTTAATTTCTTCAAAGTTATGTAAGGTAGCACGTTTAACTGTGGTTCCTGCAAGTCTAACAGGCTCTAAATTTGCAACCGGTGTTATAGCGCCAGTTCTACCAACTTGATAATCAACTGAAGTAACTTTAGTTGTCGCTTTCTCTGCATCATATTTATAAGCAATTACCCATCGAGGACTTTTGGAATTGCTACCAAGAGATTTCTGTTCATCAAGATTATTTACTTTAACAACCATTCCATCAATAGCATAATCTATAGAACTGCGTAACTTTTCAATTTTATCACATTCTTTCATTATATCACTTGTACTTGAAACTAAAGTATAACGATTTGTATTGAATCCCATTGTTGATAACAGATCAAGATTTTTAGAATGTGTTTTATTATTTAAGTCATCACTGTAAACTGCATATGCGAAAAACCGTAACGGTCTTTTAGCAGCATCAATAGCTCTTTTGATTTTTAAGCTACCTGCAGCAGCGTTTCTCGGGTTCTCCATAGCTTTCTTGCCATTAGCTACTCTCTTTCTGTTATAGGATTCAAAAGAGGAATTTTCCATGTATACTTCACCACGTATTTCTATTCTACCCATAGGAATTCCTACAGGCAATACTAATGGAACATCTTTAATAGTTTTTGCATTTTCGGTTACATCATCACCTTGTTTACCATCACCTCTAGTAACAGCTTTAACAAATTGTCTGTTCTCATATATTACCGCCATTGATAGTCCATCAATTTTCTGTTCTATAGCGAATTCTACTTTAGTTTTATTTAAAGATTTATATACTTGATTAAGAAAGTCTTGCATTTCATTTTTATTATATGTATTGCTAATACTAAGCATTGGAATAAGATGTTTAACCTTTTCAAAACTACAATCCAAATCACTCCCTACTCTTTTAGTAGGTGTATTTCTATCAATTAATTCTGGAAACTGAAGTTCGAGTTCTTCGAGTTCTTTCAACAAATTGTCAAATTGAAAATCTGTTATAGTGCAAGTAAGACCTTGATAATATTTACGAGATTCGTCATTTAATAATGTAACTAAATCGTCAATTCTTATTTTTGCTTTATCTTTCATTATTTATTCCTTTTATTCTTTCTAAATCTATTCATTGCTGTTACTACTTGAGATGGAGTATACAAATATCCATCAACTTCAAGGTAAGTTTCATCTGGATTTAATACTCCTCCGAAACCACTTTTATTAAAATATAATGGCTCTATGAGCCACGCATAGTATTCTCTACCGCTCTCATATTTAGCATAAACTCTTATCTTATTTAAGTCTTTAGGTTGAGACATTATCTTTTTGACTCACAAAAATGACATTTGTCATATGTACCTGGAAATATTATTTTGTTTTGTTCTCTGTCGTATGGTTGACATTTTTCACACCACCATCCAGTATCACCAATACAGTCACTACAACCACATCCATCTACATGATCTTCAATAGTTCTTTCTTCACCGAGACCATATTGTTTTTTAATCTTTTCACCATCTTTATATTTTTCGAATTTGTAAGTAGAAGCTAATCTACCACATTCAGTAGTCGTACAATAAGTTCCCATTCCATCATGATCTGGTCTACCTTCAACTACTATCATGCAGTATTCACAAAATCCTTTTACAGGAGGTGGATCAAATCTGTGTAATGCTAATTCTATTTGATCACGGGTATAGAATTTACCATTTATTTGTAATGATTCATATTTTGTAAGCATATGAGCAAAGCATTCAAAAAATCCATTCGTAAAACTTACTCTATCATAGTTCTTATGTTTTAAACGATCATGTGCTTTATTAGCAGCTTCTATAAGATTTGTACTATTCATAATTTCCTTTTAATAAGAGCATTCATAACAACCATGACGACCAGATACATTTTGTTGTTTGTCTACTTTATAATCTTTAATTGTTTTTATGCCACATAACGTAGTATCAGATCCCAATTTTTTGTGATGCCATCTACCATCAACTCCTAAACACACAGGAACGAATTCATTGTCAGGTTCTTCATCTATTAAACTCATATTATTCCATGTTTTTTAACCCATTTCTCAAATTGTTTAAAATGACGATCCTTAAATATACATTCATTACAATCTACGTCTCGACAACAAGCTTCATTACAAAATGTTTGTTGTAATTCTTTTAAAGACATTGAAACCATTGGTTTTCGTGTCGGTATTTTTAGATGTTTCTTTCTATTCACCATGCATCCATTTGTTATAAACTTTTACAACACTTCTATAATCTGTAGTCACAGAATTTAATTCTTCTGGATATTGTTTTAAGACCATGTGTATTTGATCCATATAACGATAACGTATAGTCCATATTAATTTTCTATTAGATAATAACAAATGACACATTCTTTCTAAAGTCATAAGATATGAATTTGTATATGTATCTAATAAACATACAACATTATTTTTTTGAATAGCCGAACTTTCAGTATCACAATTTTTTAATTTGTCAATCATATCATGTTTATGTACTTCTAATAACATTTTACGATCAAGTAATTCTTGTTCAAGTTTACTTAATAGAAATAAGCTTCTTTCATATGACATTCGTTTTAATGGATTTGATTTTAAATATAAAGCTAAAGCAATCCCGAATATGAATATTATACTGCCTGTTATTAAATAATTAAATGATGGTTCTTTATATTGATTTTGTATGACAACAATATCATCTTTCACATCTTTAATTAACTCATGAGTAAGTTTATCATTTTGTTTCTGTTCAGTTTTTGTAATAACTAAAGTATTATTAATTTCAGTTAATTTATTATAAATGTTTGCTGTTACTTTAGTTTTTTCTGGACATGGTTTATTTATGTCACATTCACGAGTAATAAATGAAAAAACACATATACCTAATGTACAAGATACGAGAAATATTATTGCCATAATTGCCGGATCTTTAAGTATTTGTTTCATAAATTAGTCCTTAGTTAAAGTATTATCACCTATTCATTAAACGTAATATTAATATAATATTATAACAAATAAAAGGGTTTATATATGAATAATATATCAATTATCGATACTTGTAAAGATTTTATAACAAAAAAACTTTGAATGTTTAATTAACAAACACCCTTGAATAATATTGATTTATTTAATATACTATTAATATTATTAATTTAACTGAGAAACAAAATGAATGGAAATAAAACAACACTAATATTTGGATCATTAATTGCTGTAGTGATTCTGGTTATTATTATCACAAGTATACCAACACGCAGAGCTGTAGTACATGTACCTGTTCAGCCGGTAACTGTACAGCAAGATTATTATGATCAAGGTCATATGAATGCTCAAGGAGTATATCAACAAGACTTTTATAGTAATCGTGGCTATTACAGTCCACTTGGCGTGTTTATATTTGTAGGTAGTGTAGGATATAATTCAAGTTATCATACTGGTACAAGAGATCGTTATCCTACTCAAGATTCTTATCAAAAGAAACATCCAAATAAAAAAATTGTTAAAAAAACAAAGACAGTTACTAAAAAAACAACTACTAAAAAATCTGTTAAACCAACAGCTAAAAAACGAATTGATTTAAAAAAGAAACCTGCAGCTAAAGCAAAATCAAATCGTATTAATCTTAAGAAAAAATCTAATAAAAGATTAAATCTTAAGAAGAAATCACCAAGTAGAATGAATATCAGAAAATCATCTCCGAGTAGAAGTAAAAGTAAATCTAGAAGAAGATAATATGGGTGAGAGTCGAAAGGCTCTCATTTTTTTATGAAAACAAGAATATTAGAATTAAAATACCATAAGTATAGTGAATTCATTCCACAAACAAAACTTCTTTGGTGGTGGATGAATTGTTCTAAAATAAATAGTTTTAGTTTGTATGAAACAACAAAATTTTATACACATGAAGAAGCAGTGGAATATATTAATAATAGATTCCCTGCTTCTAAATATCATTATCCTATAGATATTACTAAAGAAAGAGCTTAATGCTCTTTCATCCATTGTTGTACATGCCATAACTGACCACAGCCACCGCCAATATCATCTTGTCCAGCCGGATCAAATACTCTTACATTATAACCATCATTCAAAAAGTTCTGACTTACTTTAGTTAATAAATCCATATTCTTTTCACCTGCATCTTTCATAGTCTCATCTGCAGAACATATTACTGAGAATGTAAATCTGAATGCCAGGGGAGAAAAAAGATCTTTCAAAGATATAAAATCAGTGATATCTGAATTATGTTCGTGAACACAATAATTAATATAAACCGGTCTATTCGTTTTCATATGCCAAGTTAATCCAAGATCTCGAATCTCTCTCAGATTATATTTGTTCTTATATGGTATCAACATATTCCGTCTATAATCACTGGATTCGTGGATTGAAAACTGAAGTCCAATTCTACTAAATGTTTGTGACATACCAATAAAATGACCATAATTCTCTTCATCTTTTTTTGGTGCAATTGTTGATACCAATAATTCAGCATTAACATAACAACTATTTAATCTCTCAAGCGCACTACTAAACTCATCATAATTTAAAAATGGTTCGCCCATAGACATAAACATTATTTGAAATCTTCTTCCATTACGACTTATATCTTTAATATCCATATCCGCTAAAATAATTTCAACTTGCTCAACAATTTCAAGCCTATTAAGATTACGAATAAATTTCTTGCCGGTCCCACAAAATGTACATCCTACAGGACAGCCACTTTGGACCGATATGCATATCACTGTACGCTCATAAAAATCTTCATATTTATATAGTACCGCTTCAGCTATTGCGTCACCAAAATCAAATACATACTTCCAGACATTCCCTTCTGAACTATCATACCGTTTAAATGTTGTTTTCATATTAACTCCGTTTAATTATATTAAGAGTATATAAAAATTATTGACACCTGTGTATAAAAATTATATACTTTAGTTATGGAGTTAATATGAAAACAAGAATAAAAGAATCAATTGTTAAAGGTAAAAGTAGTTTCTACCCTCAGTATGCAGATTTAAGTGGATGGGTTTGTTTTACAAAAACGGATCAAATTATGTCATCATCACCTACATTCCCACAGATGCAACCTATTAAAAGAAATATATCCTTCCAATCAATAAAAGATGCTAGAACATTCATACAAGAAAAAATTGATAGTATTCCTGTTGTAAAATATCATGATGAGACAGACCATGAAGTATAGAATTAAAGAAGTTAAGAAGAACGGTAAGAGTAAGTTTTACCCACAACATTTATTCCGATTGTTTTGGATATTTCCAATGTGGTGGACGTATGATAGACATACACATCCTGAATGTAGTGATGAAATATATTTCTACGATATTGATGAAGCACGTAGATTTTTAGGCCGACACAGCCAAGTAACTACAATCAAATATCATGATTACATATATGATGAACATCCAGGTAAGAAAATTCAACAATTAACAGAAGAGTTTTTCTTTGAAAAAGACGGATTGGATAAAAACTGAAGTACAAGTACCTCCTGAAAAACATCCCTATGTATTAGCTATACATAAAGGAACACAGAAAATACTGTGTTATAATGACCATCATAAATGTTGGGATGATGAAGAAGGAGATGATTATTTCTGTGATACTAAAGATGTAGAATGGTGGATGCCATTACCTGATTACCCAGAAATTTTTCTCAAGAGGATGATAAAATGAAATTAAAACCACATAAAGTATTTGCTGAATACATAGAACCAAAAACAATGAATCAATTTTATGATGCAATGAAATGTGATTTTGTTGTACGTGGCGCATTGATGCCTGATGCACATTTGGGCTATTCTATACCCATAGGAGCCGTTGTAGCCACTGATGGACATATTGTCCCTGCATGGGTTGGTTATGATATTGGCTGCGGTGTAGGTGCCTTAAAAACCACTTTTAAAAAGAGCGATATTGTAGATCAAACTGAAAAGATTTTTAATGGTATCTATAGAGCAATTCCTACCGGAATGAATCGTAATGATCATTCAAGTACATGGAAAGAAGCTGAAGCAATTGAATGTACAAAAACATGTCGAGAAAATTTTGATATTAATGGATTAAAACAATTGGGTTCCCTGGGAAGTGGAAATCATTTTATCGAAATAGGATATGATGAGAATGATGATATCTGGATTATTATTCATTCAGGATCTAGAAATCTTGGTCATAAAACTGCTACACATTATATGAAACTTGCTTCAAATTCTAATAAAGCAAGAGAAGGAAATTATTCTTTAGAAGTTACTTCAGTTGAAGGTGAAAATTATATAATGGATCTTAATTTCTGTCTTGAGTTTGCTCTTCGTAATAGAGAGATAATGCTTGAAAGAGTTGTAAGAGAGATTAAACATTATTGTGAAGGTGGTGCAAATTTCAGATCATTGATTAATAGAAATCATAATCATGCAACATTTAAAGATGGTTTGTGGATTCATAGAAAAGGTGCAACACATGCTGAAGCAGGTATGGAAGGTGTGATACCTGGGAATATGAGAGATGGGTCTTTTATTGTTGAAGGTAAAGGAAATCCAGATTCTCTTTATTCATCTTCCCATGGTGCCGGTAGAATTCTTAGCAGAAGACAAGCAAAAGAAAATATATCATTAGATGATTTTAAAGAATCTATGGTAGGTATTAAAGCAAAAGTTATTCAAGGAACAATTGATGAATCACCATTTGCATATAAAGATATTTTCCATGTAATGAAAGAACAGGAAGAATTGGTTGAAGTAAAACATCGAGTTATTCCATTAATAAACATAAAGGCTTAAAATGGCAAAGATGAAAAAACGTTGGGCTTGGATCTCATTAGAAATAGGAAATTTTCGATTGAAATTCAATTGGGTTTTCCTGGTAACTTGTTTAATAGTGTTCAGAGTAATCTGGTACTTTATATAAATATAATTAATAGGTGTGTAGCTCAATTGGCAGAGCACTGGATTCCAAATCCAACGGTTACGGGTTCGATGCCTGTCACACCTGCTTAGGAGTTAAAATGAAATATAGAATAATTGTAAAAGTAAATGACGATGGAGAAGTATATTATCGTTCTGAAATGAAAAGCTTTATATGTTGGTACGATGTTCCCGTGTCATTTAATTCATTTGTAGATAACCGTAATATTAAAAGTGTCACAAATAATATACTAAATGACTTTAAGGTAAGACGCAAGAGATTTTTGATAGAAGGCCAACAACCAATTGAAATAAATATTGTTCCTATGAGATTTGACAAAAGACCTAAGGTAGATCTTGACAAAGATAGAAAAATAGAGAACGTAGACTTTGCCCCAATCACAATAGAATATTAATATTATAGACGTGTAGTTCAAACGGTAGAACACTGATCTCCAAAATCAGCGCTAGTGAGGGTTCGATTCCTTCCACGTCTGCTTAAGGATTTAAAATGAAATATAGAATTATTATTAAATTAGATGCCATGGCAAATAAACAGTATATACCTCAATATAAAACTTTTTTATTTTGGCATATTTATAAAGATTCTTATGATGATACAAAATCATGTTATAGTTTAGATTATTGTGAAAGATTTTTAATTGGTAAATATCAAGAATATTTGAAACGCAAACACTTCAAAAAACAAGTTATTGAAGTTTTTATAGAAGAAGTAGCAACTAAAGTAACGGAACCGGAAGAACCTACTTTGACTGCAGTACATTTAAAATGTTAAAAACATGTTATATGTCGTTATAACATTAAAGGATCTGCAAGATTATCTTCAATGATAACTTGTTTAATAATCATATAATAGACATTCCTGGCTAAAGCACCTAAATCGATAAAGTCCGGCCTCATTTCATTGAGGTCTCGAACTTCAGGTATGGCACAGAATATATCTTCATTTACAATATTCCTTAATTTCTCACAAGTAAATTTTATTGGTTCTTTAGGATTTTTAAAGTGTACAAAATATAAGAAATCCATATAAGCAATTAAAGCTTCATTATTTTCAAGTATAGCATTTGGGTTTTGAACAGCTATATAATAAGCTAAAGCACCTTTAAAATCACTTGGCATAAGAAAGAATTGAATATTCTTATACTGCTCTGAAACCATTTGATTTGTAAGTTTCATTTAAACAGCTAAAGCGAGATCTATCATTTTAAATGATTTATTTATTTCTGTTAGCCATTTATTTTTTAGAGCTGAATTATAAGCTCCTCTAAATAAGTTGTGGAATTCTGCGAGAGATTCACATACATTTGCAGCATTCAATACATTTTGTTTATCGTTATAAAATCCAGAGGGTTTTCTTTTCATAGTTTTCTCCAACTAAAGTAAGTTATACTTAAGTATATAAAAAATATTAACTAAAGTCAATTAAATAATGACAAGTACATAAAAATTAGTTACTTTAGTTAATAAAGGAGTAAATTATGGAAAAGGTAGTTGGATTTATAATTACAATGGTAATTGTTGCAGGAATGTTATTATTGTTTGCATTTCCTACAATGTGGACATGGAATAGTGTTATGCCTGAAGTTTTCGGTTTACCAGTTTTGAAATATTGGCAGATGGTATCTCTACAAGTATTAGTTGCATTGATGCTTCCTAATGCAACAACTAAAATTACTGATGCAATAAACAAGTGATGGGAATTGAAGTAAAGGATGAGCTTTTGAATTTGGTTGATTATATTGTTGCTCAGGAGAAGAATCAAGTTGTGTTGGATCATACTTTATTGAGAAATGAAGTTATGAGTATTTTAATTGATCTGAAGAGTCAGGAAGAAACGGACAAATATGTTAAAAGCAAAACCATTCCTGGTATTGATTATGAGCTTGAAGAGTTGTTAACTGAAGTAATGTCAGAATATGCATCTTCTATTAATTCTGTAAATTGTTCCAAATGTATTTCTGAAGATGATTTTCCGGTAGTGGTTCGGGTGATGTCAGAAAGAATACATTCGAGAGCTGTACAGCATGAATCTTTTAATCGGAGTAAGAAATGATAAAAACAGAATATAATGATTTTAAAGCTGTAATAGAATTACGAAAACTTTACATGGACATAATTGCAGAAACGCATATGTCTATGGATTGTGGAAGTTCTACTAATCTGGGAAGTTGTCTCAAAAAGATCCACGAGTGTGAAAAATATCTTGAAGAAGTTGATATGAAAATACATTCTTATCATGTCAAATTGACTTGACAAATTAATAAAAATGGATTACTTTAGTTTTTTAATGTAGAGAATATTATGTTAGGTGATTGTTATACATGTAGACACAATGGCACTTCAGTTTGTGCCTCTTGTCGTTGTCATATAAATTATGAGGAAAACTAAAGTGGATATAGAACATATAAATCATATGATCAAATTTTTAGGTGAAGAAATAAGTTCTTTTAAACATATTAAAAATCCTGAAACTCATATTCATACTGCTGCTATCTGTGAGGCAAGATCATTATTTACAGAGTTGAAAGGTAAATATTATGCAACGAAACCTGAAGAACCAGAAGATATAAAATTGTTGGATGTTACTTCAGTTGATTCAAAAGATGATGGAGTTTCTTCTCAAAATGTAGTTACAACCATCGTAACTACAAATAATAGAATATTTCGCAAAGACTCTGGTTATGATTGGTATCAGATTGTTTCACCACTCGATGAAATAGATGAAGATTTAATGAGAGCTACAAATTTATTATGATTGAAAAGATGACATTAGAAGATTACATATTTAATGAAGAAGCATCAAGTTTCGAAGAATTTGAATTAAAGATGTTATTTACTGAACGGAAAGAATATCCAATAGAAAATGTTGAAATGATTTGTATTCCATTGACAAACTAAAGTACTTTAGTTATATTATTACTTAGATATAACATTTGGTATACTATGATTGGTAAGATTGGTAAGAAAGATCAAGCAGAGATTCAACGATTATTTAAAAAATGTGTCAGATATACTAAACAATCTGAATTAGAAATAATGAGTTGGCAGTTAGCCAATGAGATTCTTAAATATGATATTGTTGATATGGTAGATTTAGCTGAATCCGAAGTTGAGAAATATTATTTGATATTTAATTGTCAAAACCTTGTTGATAATGAAATCAGATTACGTGAAGATAAAAAAGACATTCGTGCCTGTATGCATAAGTTAAAAGGTATGTTGAATTTATAATCCTGACGAGGTTCTTGGTCCGGCAAGATATCTGCAGATGGGAGTTCGAATCTCTCCCTCGTCTTTTTAAACTAAAGTGAATTATGATTATTAGTGAATTAGTATGGGAACAGAAAGATTATCAAGAATATTTACGTAGTAGATATTTGACTTCTATTCAAATGAAAAATATATATGATGTTGCTAAGAAGTTTGAAGATCGTTTAATGGCAGCAAAAACTATTGAAGAGTTTAATTCTATTCATGAAGAACTTGATAAAGTTGAAGATAAAAGAGATTTATCATATATAATAGAATATGATGAAGAGATAGCAAAGTTTGCTTTAGCTGGTGGTCAGAAGGCAGTATTTGAAGCTAAAGCAAATAACGTTCCTATTACATACTTATCTGGATGTGACATAATAAAAGAGTATCCTGATGGTACAACTAAAGTTATCCGTGAAAATGTCATAAACAAGCCGGTAAGTGAAAAGCGATTTTTTAAATTATGAATAGAAAGAAAAAGAAATTAATAGCAAAATTGTTAATTGCAACTATTGGATCAAATATTGAGTTACCTGCTTTTGGTGAATGTAATTTGACATTAGAAGAAGAAACAGAAATACTTGATGAGATAGCTATTATTTGTACTAAAATGGTTGGTGAACATCCAATAAATTTTGGTGATACAACACAAATTGTAGACTATGTTAAAGAACTAAAGTGAAGGGTTAAAATGTTAATTAAAATAATGTTTGTATGTGTATTATTAATAATAGCAGCATCTGTTTGTGTTACTATTATAATATATGATACTTTTGGATTTGGAACGATATTTATATTGATAATTATAAATCTTATATTGGTCAATATATATTTTATTACAGATTTAATATTATCTTATAAAAAATTTAAAAGAGTGATGTAATGGATACTATACATATAGAAATAAAAGGAATGGGAACAACTTTTGATTATGAGATTCATATCATTGAGAAAGCTTTAAAAGAAAATGGTTTGAATGTTTCAATTGAGAATCCCCATCCACATCCAGAGAAGTATACTCAAGAAGATTTAGATAAATTAAAAAAATATAGTGGAAGCCGTAAAGCAGTAATAACATGTAAACATGTACCGTGGGGTGGTTAAGGTTTCTCATTAAAATTATCATTAATAAAATCAAGTAAATGTTGGATTCTGCATTCGCACATATATCCGGTATCATGTTCACAGATTTCACCATGACTCATAATAGATCCTTTTGCTTCATCCATATCCCAACAAGTAGGACTATTTAAAAAGATGGCAATTGCTTTGGTTTTATTTGATTTCAAATGACCTAATTTCAATCTTCCAATAATATATTCATTAATCATGTGTTGTATCTCATAAAGGGCTTAAAGTTATCATGGTATTGTGGCCTCCCACATAGGAACAAGACACAATCCTTGTACAGGTCATTATGATAGCACTCTATCGTAAAAGAGGTTATAGCGCAGCCCCCAGGTCCAAATGGATTAGTTCCACTGAAGGTTTGAGGCCAAGCATAATATTCAAGATAATTTCCTAAATCTCCACTATCATGTTTCTTATTAAATATATCAACAGCTTTTGTTCTCTGCTCAACTAAAGTGTTTTTGATTTCATTTAACGTTACTAAGACTGTTGATATACAAACTTTTGCCTGTACTGATTTTTCTTCAATTATACATTCATCAATCATTCTTGCTTGTAAGCTTTCGTACCATTTTATTTTTTTATTAATCAACTTCCCATCCTTCATATTTGTCAGCTCTATTACTTCTGCTTATACTCTCACAAAAAGTTTCCAAATCCTGTAGATCATTATAAGAATAATGAGTTGGCATAATATCATATCTTCTTATTTCAATATAATGTATATTATTATAACAAATTTTCACATTGCTTATAGTTGCACCAACTGATTCATTCACAATTTTCAAATTAAGTTTGGTATAATGAGATCCAGGATTATTAACCTCTCTCAATCCTTGACATATCTCATAAAATATATCTTCTGTGTGAATTGTCGGCAAAACTAAAGTAGTGAGCTTCTTAACCATCAGTTTTTGTTTTATATAATTAATAGGATTCATATAGAAAGTATATACAAAATGTGTAGACGTGTCAATAATTTCTATTTACTTTAGTTATTAAAAGGAGTGAATATGTTTTTTAAAAAATTAAAAGAAAAAATAATTAACAATAAAGGAACCATTAGTATAAATGGTAAAAGTTATCATGGCAATTCATTATCTATGAAGAATGGAACTGTTATCATTGATGGTAAGAAAGTAGATTCCGACGATAAAAATATTAATATTGTTATTGAAAAATCGATATTAACTCTTACTGTTGATTATTGTGAATCAATTGAAGTTCGTGGTGATGTTGGAAAGTTATCTACAACGAGTGGTGATGTTGAAGTTATGGGTGATGTCCATGGTAACATATCAACAACGAGCGGTGATATTGAATGTGGTGATGTCGATGGAGATATTAAAACAACAAGTGGTAATGTTAAAGCTAAAAATATTAAAGGTGCAGTAAGCACTTTAAGTGGAAATATCAGATGACAAACTTAGTTAATTGATTTACTTTAGTTGAAAAACTAAAGTGAGATAACATGGAAAATTCCGTAATAAATGAGTTATTAAAAGAAGAGGACGAAAAAGCTGTTAGAAGTGTAATGGCTATTCTTAAAAAGCACCATGAAAGTATAAGTCCTATACCTTTTTCATCGTTGTCAGAAGAATATGAAGATATTAAAACTGATATACGAGCATATTTAACGGAGCCATATAATGAACAGTAAAATATCAAAATCAGATTTTAATGATCCTGTAGATTTAGAGTTATCTCCTGAGATCAAATTTAGTGCTATGGAATCCGAACGTAATTACTGGAAGCTTCGCCATAAATTATTAGAAAAATACAGTACACCAAAACAAGATGTACAACTTTTGATTGATTCTCTGTTAAGAGATTCTAAAAAAATATGTGATATGGAAGATGGTTTTAAATATATTGTTATGAATTTCGTTAACAAAAAAGATACTATGATACGATTTACTATGTTCAATCAAATAAAACGACTTGTTGGAGATTATAAATTTGACAAATGGTGTGAATTATATAAAAACTAGATGACAACTAAAGTATTATTACTTATTATAATACAGCCAGGGTAATTATCTTGTGCATTTATTGTTGAGCCGGATCGAGAGATCTGGCTTTTTTTATGGACATGTAAATATTTTATATGTACTTTAGTTAATATCAGTTATTAACCGGAGTATATAAATGGAAAATGAAAGAGATCAAGAAGTATGGAATAAATGTTATAGCATGGCACATGAAGGTATTGGTAGAAGTTCCGATGGTGTCATAAAAAATTTCAGCCAGAGAGTGAATGATTTCACTAAAGAACTTTACCTGGAAGAAATGGATAAACAAAAGTGATAGAATTTATTGATACACATCTTTTTAAAATATGGATTGCCGGTGTTGTAATTGGAATAATTGGCTATGGAATTCTTGGAAGAATAAATGCTATAGAGGTAGAAGATGAAGGTCCGTTTATTATGATATGTATATTAATATGGCCTGTTGTATTATTTTTTGCAACGGTCTTTCTTATTCTTGCTTCATTTGTATTATTCCTTAAATGGATATCATCGTTATTAACCGGACAATGAATGCCAACTAAAGTGAAACATCTTAATACTTTAGTTAGACCGAAACTTAGTAAAGAATGTACAGACTTCATCGAAACATATTATAAAACTATTTCTTGTGTAGTGCGTAAAGAATTAGAATGTGAAAGTAACATGCATATAGCTAATTTTGGTGATACTTTATTAATGATACAAGAAGAAATGCTGTGTGATGGCAAATTAATTGATGATGGAAATAAACATAACTTTAAAATAGTTGGTGATATCAGCAATGAAATTGCTTTCTTGAAAGGAGAAATGTTTATAATTGGATATAATCAAATTGCTATCTTTAATGAAAGAAGACGTAAATTGATCGATATTGAAGGATGGGCTGTTGACAATCGAAAATGAATAATGTATATTATTATTGAGGTCAATTACAGTAGACTTCTCCTTAATGTTAAGAGAAATCAGTCCCGCAAAGGCTGATTTCTTTTTATTTAGATCCATTTTTTTTATTGACAACAATATACATTTGAATTACTTTAGTTAATACTTTTAATTAAAGGATCAATAAATGAAAGAAAGTATATCATCAAAAGTTACCAGAATTATTAGTGGTAGCACACACAAATTAATAAACATTGTAGAAAGTTCTATGCCTGAAGTTATGATGGAGCAATCCATAAAAGAAATTCAGGATGCAATGAGTGAGATCAAATCTGAACTTGGTAAAATTGAAGCAGCTCTTTATCTAGGATCAAAGAGAAAAATAGAAGCTGAAAATAAAATCAACGACTATAATGAACTTATCAAAATTGCTGTTGATGAAGGTAAAGATGAACATGCAGAATCTGTAATTTCTCAACAAATTGATATTGAAACTCAATTACCTATCATCGAATCGTCTTTAAAAGAAAACAATAACAAGAAAATTGAACTTGAAAATTTCATCCTTGCTCTTGAAAGTAAAATTAGAGAAATGAAAGATGAGTTAACACTGTTAAAAGAAACTAAAGTATTAGTTGATTCACAAACAGATAAAGAACATAATATTGAAGATAATATTTCAAAAGCTGAAGCAGCATTTGAAAGAGTTGTTACAAATATTGTTGGCAAAGATCTTACAAAATCAAGTACTGATATGAAAGCAGATCGTGAAATCGAGGAACTTAAAGAGATAAGAAGAAAAAATAAAATTGAAGTTCGTTTACAAAAATTTAAACAGAATCTGTAATGATTGATTTAATTTTAGCAAACGAGAATCTTCCATTTACTGTAGCAATTGGAATAATGATTACTATATCATTTATGGAAGGTTTTGGTTTATTAATTGGTGTCGGATTTTCTAATCTTTTGGATTCAATATTACCAGATTTTGATATTGATACTGATGTGCCAGATAATTTTGATACACCGGATTTCTTTTCAAGAATATTAACTTGGTTCTGTATTGGTAAAGTACCAATACTAATTTTGTTAATACTCGCATTAACAACTTTTGGTTTGTCTGGATATTTAATACAGATAATATCAAAATCCATATTACTTCAGTTTTTTCCTTCATTCATTGCAAGTATCCTGGCTATAGTAATTTCTGTACCGATAATAAAAACATGTGCAAACATGTTAAATAAAATTATTCCTGATGATGAATCTCAATCAATATCAGAAGATTCGTTTATCGGTGAAGTTGCTATTATAACTTTAGGTACAGCAAAGTTGAATTATCCGGCTTCGGCAAAATTTCAAGATCATCATGGCACTACTCATCATATAATGGTTGAGCCTGATGAAGAGAATGTTGAGTTTAAGCAAGGAACTGAAGTAATTTTAACAGAAAAAAACAATCATATATTCAAAGCAATAAAAAACAATAATCAATTATTAAAAAAACAATAGGGAGATATCATGGATATCAGTTTAATATTATTCATAGCAATACCAGTGGTCGCATTACTTACAATGGGAATCGTATTTTCAAAATTATATACCAGATCAACTAAAGAAAGATCTTTTGTAAGAACTGGTTTAGGTGGTCAAAAAGTTATCATGAATGGTGGTGCGTTAGTACTTCCTGTTCTTCATGACATCATTATGGTAAACATGAACACTATCAGATTAGTCGTTAATAGAAAATGTAAGGACTCATTAATTACAAGTGATAGAATGAGAGTAGACGTTACTGCAGAATTTTATGTTCGTGTAAAACCAACAAATGAATCGATTGCAGATGCTGCACAAACTCTTGGTAGTAAAACATTGGTCATCAATGAATTGAAAGATTTGGTTGAGGGTAAATTTGTTGATGCACTTCGTTCTGTAGCTGCTGAAATGTCAATGGAACATTTACATGAAAAAAGAACGGATTTTGTTCAAAAAGTTCAACGAGCAGTAACAGAAGATTTATTGAAGAATGGTATGGAACTTGAATCTGTTTCACTTACTTCATTGGATCAAACTAATAAAGAATTCTTTAATCCGAACAATGCATTTGATGCTGAAGGCTTATTGAAACTTACTCAAGAAATTGAATCTCGTAACAAATCAAGAAATGACATTGAACAGTCAACTAAAATTGCAATTCAAAAGAAAAATCTTGAAGCTGAAAAAGAATCTCTGTCTATCAAGAAAGATAATGAATATGCACGTCTTGAACAGCAAAGAGAAATCTCTATCAAAACTCAAGAGGAATCTACCAGTACTGCTAAACAACGAGCTGAGAAAAGACAAGAAGCTGAAGAAGCAGAGATCAAAGCTCAACAAAGTATTGATTTAGCTCAACTCTCTACAAACCAAGCAATTCAAGAAGAAACTATTCAGAATCAAAAAGCTATCAAAGAGCAAAGCATTAAATCTGAACAGGCTATTCAATCTGCAGAGATTACAAAGAATCAAGCTATTCAATCTGCAGAGATTAATAAGAACAAAACCCTTGAGATCGCTTCTCAAGATAAAGCTATTGCTATCAGTGAGAAGTCAAAAGAAGAGTCTGAAGCTAAAGCAGAAGCTGAAGATGCAAGAGCTTTAGCTGTTAAAGCGGAAGAGAACGTTACTACTGTTAAAGAAACTGAAGTAGCTAATCGTAACAAAGAAATCGAAATCATTAAAGCAAAAGAAGAAGCTGAAAAAGATGCGGTATCTATTACTATTGCTGCTGATGCTGAAAAGAAAGCTTCTAAAGACAAAGCGGACTCAATTGAAATCATTGCTGAGGCTAATAAGAACGCTGATATGATGAAAGCTGAAACAAAAGAAAAAGAATACTCTGTTGATGCTGCCGGTAAGAAAGAAATGGTTGATGCCGAAAATTCTCTGTCTCCTGAGATAATCGAAATGAAAATCAAAATGAAAACTATTGAGAATCTTCCAAAAATCATTGAGCAAAGTGTTAAACCAATAGAAGCAATCGAATCAATTAAAATCGTTCAATATGAAGGTTTGAACGGTATAGGCTCTTCTACAGGAACTTCAGTTGAAGGTGCTCCACAGTCTACTAATATGGCTGATAGCATGGCAGAAGCTGCTCTTAAGTATAAAGCACAAGCGCCAATGATCAATAATCTATTGAACGAGCTTGGTATGAATGCTGATTCTCTTAATGGTTTAACAGAATGTATTACTCCAAAAAAAGATGTACCAGAATCTGATGCATAAATTATATTGACAAGTTAATAACTTGTATTTACTTTAGTAGGGGGCTTAATAATAAGCCCCCTTTTTTTATAGGAGTAAAAATGGAAATGCAAATGGAAATTATAATAGCAGTAGTATTGGTTACTTTAATAGTTGCTTTTGTTATAATTTATAACCGCAAGAGAAAAGAGAAAGAGGAAAAGAAACTGGCTATGGAAGAACTGAGAAGAACAGCTAGTCCTACAAATACATATTATCATCGTAATGAAGAAAATGATTTGGTTAGAAACATTCGTAGGCAAAACACATTGAGACAAGTCGAAGATATGGTAGATGATACTTTAGTTGTGTTGGATCATGTAAGTGATGTGATAGATGAAACTATAGCAAACATTAATGTACATGCTGATGAATCACCATCTTATGATGATGCGAGTGGCTGTGTGAGTGATAGTTATTCAGATTCTTCAAGCTATGACTCAGGCTCATCATGTGACTCAGGATCTAGCTGTGACAGTGGTGATTGTGGGGGGTTTGATTAATGCCCAGGGAAAAACAAAAAGAAAGATTGAGAATATGTGATTTTTGTAAAAAAGAATTTAATTATACTAAATATGGTTTGTCAAATGGTACACTTAATTTTTGTTGTTTCAAATGTCATGATGAATATGAAGATGCAAAAGAAAAAGTTGACGAAACGTAAATAAAAGTTTATATTAATACTGCACAAGCTTTTCCACTTAGTTTGTGTTCCTGCTATATAAGAGAGTTCCACAGCTCTCTTCTTTTTTTATTGACAAATCTGCTTACATTTAATAAGTTATTAATATGGTTATGTTAATAACTTATATCATCTATGGGATGATTGAAAAGGATAATTATGAATGATATAGATAGAGCAATAATCATATCCGTTACAGGTCATGCAGGACAAATGGATAAAAGTGGAAGACCTTATATATTTCATCCAATGCATGTAATGCATAAATTAAAAGAAAAAAATTTTGATGAAAGATTTTTAATCGTTGCTGTCTTACATGATGTGGTTGAAGATACTAAGGGTAAAAAGAATGAAATTACTATAGAAGATTTGTCATATGACTTTAGTTATGAAATTGTAGCTGCAGTCAGTGCGTTAACTCATGATAAAGAAAAACATTCTTATGAAGAATATGTTGAAATAGTTGCACAGAATGATATTGCCAGGGAAGTTAAGATAGAAGATCTTCGTCACAATTTGGATGTGTCAAGACGTGTATTTGGTGATTGGTCAATAGATTCTCAAGAATCGTTTTCTAGACGATTAATCAAATATATGAAAGCATATGATAGATTAGTTGGAGGACAACTTAATAAATGATTATAGATGGCATACAAATATCGTTACAGGGTAATCCCTTTAAATCTTTCTTTTCATTAAAGGTAGATGATAAAATGCAATTTCCTGCAGGAATCGTTTATGTTAAAATTGCTCAAGGTAAAGTTACTTTAGTTGTTGAATTTCATGATGGATTTCATTTTTTCAATGATGTATTTATGGTTGAGCTTAAAGCAAAAATACGGAAGGCTCATGAAGATTTTTTCAATTTTACAGATTTATTAAAAACGAAGCATAATAAACATGCTTAGACTTGGTGATGTAATACGTTGTAAAAATCCTTATATTGGTGAACCGTGTTACATTATTATAGAAATAAGAGAACAATATAAGGAATATCGTTGTGCATCTACAAGCAGCAAGCATAATCCTGAATGTAGTTTTTCCAACAGATCAGATATCGGTTTTGATATTGTAGATCAATCATATGATTTAATATTCTCCCTGGGGAATTTGGTATCAATGATAGACAATGATCATAAACTGTTTAAATTAGACTAAAGTGAGATAACGATGGTAGTATTGATATGGACATTAATATTCATAAATATAAACCTCGCAGCAATGCTTTTTGATTTGCCGAAAACCAGTGTTATGTTCTTTATGGGCGGTGCTGTCATATCATCAATAATAGATAAATTTGTAGTATGGTATAAGAATGGGTGATGGTTTAAAAAGAATTACTATCATAGAGGAAAAATTACTATCAATTGTACAACAATCTATTAACTTGGAATCAGAGGAAAAGCCAATAGATCATAATAAATTAAGAAATGCTATTATTGGTATTCAAGTAGATACTCATGAACTTAAATTAAGATATTTTTTAGAAGGTATTTCATGAAAAATGAACTAATTGAATTAGATGTATTTTATGTTACTAAAGATCCTACCATTTATATTAATGGTCACAGAATCTGTGGACTTAATCCGGTTGGACAAAAAGCTACTATTTCAACTAAAGTACGTAAGAAAGATTTGATAAAAGCATTGAACTTGACAGTTAATGATATAGATCCATGGATAGACGTGCGTAAGGGCCTCCCTGAAGTACCTAAGCCAATGTATGGTAAGAGTGTTTTGGCTATTGAGTATGATCCTTGCTGGGTATCTCATATGGGAAATAAACCGGATGTACACGAAGATAGCTATATGCGTAAAACAGGTTTTGATATGACATCTGCTGAAGGTCCCGAAGGTAGATGTAGGATAGATAGAATAGATCCTGTAATACTTTGGAAATATATGCCACCGGCACCCACACCAAAAGAAATTCATGAACTATTAGGAATAAAAGATGAACCTGGAAAAGATTACAGAAATAGTTAACTCTTCTGATTCTGATAAAGAAAAACATTATCAAATTATCGTTGCTTTAGCTGAAGATCCAAATTCATTATTAGCAATAATTGAAGTTGTTCATTTAGAACGGTTGATGAAAAGAGATATGATTAGTGAGATGAATTTACATTTATCAAAAGCTGATTGTATCCTCGAAAATCCGAAACTCGATACTAAGAAAAATATGTTGACGGAGATCTCCGGCTTCTACTTAAAATATGCAGATAAAATAAAACATTGCTTCAAATCATAAAAAAAAACAGATCCTTAGCCAAAAGATCTGTTTTTTCAAAAGGCAATCATAATGAACAAAAATGATTGTACAACTAAAGTAACAATATCCATTTAGTCTGTCAACAAGTTCTTATTGTTGAGTTTAAAAACACATATTCATTACAGTTATTATTAATAAAATTTAATAATAATTAATATTTTTTATTAATTGTATTGACAAGTAATATTAATTGTTATTATATTCTATACATGACAATAACGGAATTAATAAGGAGTACATATGTCAGATAATAACGGAATTAAATTCATGGGTTCAACAAAAAAAGATTTGTGGGATGCATACAAAGAGCAAAAAGCAAAATTGGAAGCTATTCAAGGTGGACCAATCACTACAACAGCTAAAGCAACAGAAGCTAAAATCAAAGGTTCTATTGCAAGTGCAAACTCAATGGACATTAGTGCTATTGATGGTGTTCTTAGTACTTTAGTTGGTCAAATTACTGATCTTAAAAGTCAATATGAAGATATCATTACTGCTATCGAAGCTAAAAAAGCTGAGCTTAAAGATGTTCATGGTATTGAAGTAAGTGCAAATGATCTTGCTGCTTTAGCTGCAGTTAAAGAAAAACTGGTTACTGATGCTGACGAAAAAGCAAAAGACATCAGAGATCGTGCTGACACTTATTACAATGAAATTATTGAGAATTCATCAGACAAGAAAAATGATCTTGAAGTTTCTCGTAGACGTGAACTTGAAGTTTATTCATATGAGACAGACAGAAAACGTTCAATGTCAAATGATGCTGTTGATGATGCACTTCGTACAAAACTCAAATCTCTTGATACTCGTGAAACGGAACTCAATGGTCGTGAAGATGATCTTGAGCAACGTGAAGCAGAAGTTGAAGTTCTCAATAATAAGATCACAGAGCTTGAAAACTCGACTGCAGAAAAAGTTGCTAAATCATATGTTGACGGTGAAGATAAAGCAAAAAGATCTGCACAGTATGCTTCTAGTATGGCAAAAATGGGTGCTGAATCTAAAGCTGAGATCCAGGAAGGAAGAATTAATTCTTTAGAGGAAAAAATAACAGATCTTATTGCTCAACTTGACAAATCAAATTCAATCATCGAAAATCAAGTAAATCAAATTTCTGATATGGCTAAGAGTGCTCTTAATGCACAAGCTGACGCAGCAACTATCAAAAAAGTTGCGGAAGTAGCTGCAGGTAGCAAATAACAAATAATAATTGTTGACCAAACAAAATAATTAATTTATTTTGTTTGAGCATCGTTTGATGCATTTCCAAGAATAAGAGAGAGTTGGGTACACTATGTCCAACTCTCTTTTTATTTAAAGTAAACCATTTACTTCTTGGTAATAGGCATCATAATTTTCAGTATTAATAATTGAACTAATTACTTCAGTTGTGACTCTTTCCAATTCTGGTTCAAGATCATCTAAAGTATTTTCGAACACAAAAGTTTTACCTTGATTATGTTTTGTTATATCAGAATAAATCTTATTGTATTTATCTTCAAAACTCAATTGATTATCAAGACGTTCTTTAATTTGATCTTCATCCAAGCCACGATTTAGTAAACGCTTTAACTGAAGTTCTTTGGTTGTATTAATAAGTATTACAAAATTATTACAGATCAAATTCCAATCTGCTTCAGCCAATAATGCACTGTTGAAAAGAATGATTCCTTTCTTGCCAAACAGTTCTTTCTTGATTCTTGTGAGCATTGGTTTAAGCATTATAGAATTAAATGTTTCCATATCATTTTTATCAGCAAAAATAATTTTACCTATTTCTGCACGGTCAATATAATCGTCATTGCATTGATGAACCAATCCAAAAGTACTTATCAGCATTTTTCTTACATTTACATAAGCAGGTTGTTTTAAATCTTTCAATACTTCGTGAGCAATCTTATCAAGATCCAGATGATGAACTTCATAACCTTTTGATTCGATCTTTTCAATTAATTTTTTAGTAACAAATGATTTGCCGGAACCCATCTCACCAGTTACACCAATTATATATTGCTTTAGCAGTTCTTTTTCAAGATTATATTTAACATTGAGAGGAACCATCTTATGAATGAAGCCCCCACTTTTTAAAAGAGATTTTACAGATCCAGAAGATACATGTTCATATTTTTGATTTGACATTAACAAAACGGTTTCTATATCAAGATCCTGGGATTCACCACACAAAGCCATTCTTTTTTCATAATCAAAATCGGCAGCATTTCGAACTCCTCTTACGATTACATTTGCTTTTTGTTCATATGCAAAATCAATTAATAAACCTTCATATGTTTTAACTGTATTTGTATATGGATATTGATTTACATGTCCAATAGTAGCTAAAGCATCAATTGTCATTTCAATTCTTTTTTCTGTTGGAAACAAATATGTTTTCTCAGTATTATTACCAATGGCAATTATAACTTCATCAAACATAGTTAATGCTCTTTTGATTATATCAATATGTCCAAATGTTATTGGATCTGCAGAGAATGCGAATACTGCTTTGCTCATTATATTTCCTCTTTTAAAGTTACCAGTTTGTTTATTATTTCAACGATCCTTCTAGGTTTTCGTAATTTACCAACTCCGGTTTCACCACAAGCTAACAATCCTTCATCAGGTTCAATAATATGCCAAACATTTTTTTCAGAAAATTTACCCCCAAGTTTTTTTAAATTGCCTTTGGTTGTTTTATGGTCATACATTAGAGTATTCATTGCAGGAGCAAGTATTTTAAACTTTCCTCGAAAAGCTAAAGCGGTTGCAGTCAATACATTATCACAAATTCCATTTGCAAGTTTTGCAATTGTATTGGCAGTAGCAGGAGCAATTAATAACATTTCTCCCCACTCAGCCAGATCAATATGTTCAACCTGACCAGTTACTTCAGTTGAAAATTTTGAAACAACTTCTCTACCGGAAATAATTGATAAACTCATTTCAGTTATAAAGTTTTTAGCATCTTCAGTCATTATTACTTTAACATCATGGCCGGTAGCATTTAATCCAGATATGATATCACATGCTTTATATGCACTGATAGATCCGGTGATTCCTAATAATATATTCATTAGCTAATCTTCTCCAATAATTTTTTAGATAGATTACAACGTTTAACATTTAAATGTCCATTATCATCACAAATATATGCTCTTTCTCTTGCCCATTCTAAACAGTTTGCAACAATAATATCAGCATTACTTGCTTTGCGAGATTCCTGGGCTACCGATATTAACTCTTTATCTTTCATATCAACTTGTAACTTGAACTTAACTAAAGTACCTTCAAAACCCCATTCAGAACGAATTTTATCTATTATCTTTTCTGTAGGAATCATTTTGATATAAAGTTCATCATGATCAGAACTTACTTTAGTTGCTGAAGAAACACATTCTAATTCCAATTCACCAGACGACATATCAGGTTTAAATATCCCATCAGGTTTATAATCTGATACTGCAGCACTATGAATAATCACATCATATTTTTTCATAGTAATAAATTTTTTCATTGACTCAAACAAATCATCATATGTTTTGTAATGAGGAAGGACCATTACATTGTTCATTAATTTGATATCTGTATTCGATGTTAATAAATCAACATAATGACCATTTGCACCAAAGTATTCTGCCATATCAGCCCCTGTACGGCCTTTAAAGACGTTGGTGATACATCTTACTTGGTCAATCATTGTTTTGGTGCTACCGGCTGTTATAAGTACTTTCATATTAATCCTTAATAAATTTTCATTGTTATAATATAACATATCATTTATGTATTGACATTAAAAATGATATAAATTACTTTAGTTTTTATTGATAGATGAGTTGCACTGTGAAGTGAGTCTGTATTATAATGTGAAACAGCGTAATTACCTCTGATATAATCCACATTATCGGAATGGTAGCTTCGGTTATAATAGGATTAAAATGTACGTGGATAAGGCAAGTAGGATAATAACCTATCGACTCATTTATTTTTTAAAGGGAAAAAATGAAAATAATACCAAAGTATCCAAATCACTGTATAGATTTAAACACAAAAATTGTTTATCGAGTTAATACAGTTGTTCCATATGACAAATTTGGAAGATTATCAATAAGATATAAAAGTAAAGTTTATAGTCATTCTCTAAGAGAATTGATTACTATGGTTGGACCAATAAAAAAATTAAAATTATCAAAAAAAGAAAAAATGGAACGTGTTTATGAAATGCATATGGAAGGAAAATCTACTGCTGATATTATTGAAGATCTTGGAATTGCACAAGCAACGATTTCAAGATATTTAATCACTCAATTTTTTATAAACCATCCAGAACATGATAATACTAAAATCACTATGCGTGAAATTCAACGCATTACTTTAAGAAAAAAAGTTAAAGAATTGCAATATAAAAAAATGTCTTTGCCTGATATTGCAAAAAAATTAAATATTCATTATCGAACTGCCTGGAATCATAGTAGATGAAAAATAATGTACATGCACAAATAGAATATCTCAAAGACGATGGAACGAAAATTCATAGTGATATTTGTCCTCCCGAATGTGATCTTTTAAAATTAACAAAAAAGAGGAGAGAATTTTTACATGCATGTCTTGATGAATGGTTAGATGAATCAAAAGGTACAGGTGCGTTTTGGATTCATCAAGAAAATTATCTTAAAGAAAGATTTCAATATGGATACATGGATGAATTAATAAAAAGATCCTTTGATTATGCTAATAATAAATATTCTGATATTGAAGCAGAGCCTGATCGTGAAATATGTACATATCTAGAACAAATAAGATATTTGAAAAAATTTATAGGATTAATATTTAATGCCCAAAGTTAAAAAAGTCAAAAGAATTCGTTCCGATAACCCGTTTCAAAAAATAGTTAGGCTTTATATGAAAAGACATGACTTAAGTACAAAAGAAATGTCTTTTAAATTAAATACCTATCCTTCTTCAGTGTCGAGGATAATCCATGGAGATCATTTGCCAACGATGGGTAGTTTTTGTAATATATTGTATAAACTAAAGTTGAGTCCTGCTGAATTGTTTTATTTTATGGAAGACATGTCTGAGTATTATCAACAACAAAATGGATTATCTGACAAGCCATTCAGGTGTAGAAATCAATCAAGATGGATTGATGCGACATATCCAAAGCCTATAAATCATTCGATTGATATTAAGCCAAATAAAATTTCCGAAGGCAGTTTTAAAAAAGATGCCTGGAAAAATTTACTACCGTCACCATAATCATTGACTAGTTAATAAAAAATATGTACTTTAGTTATTAAACAATAACCGGAGTATATATGCCTCCTAGTAGCAGAGATAAAATAATAAATACAGGTGAAATTAAAACAACCTTTGATCATCAAATCGGTGGCGATCATTATACTAAACAAGCTATTCAACCTATCCAATATATTTATGCAAACAAACTGGACTATTTCCAAGGAAATGTTGTTAAGTATGTTACCAGATATAAGCTTAAAAATGGAATGGAAGATCTTAAGAAGGCTCTTCATTATCTTGAAATGATAATTCAACAAGAAAATGGTAAGTGGAATGAATTCAAATAATTCAGATTGGATTGATGTAAAAGATAGATTGCCGGAAGATGGTGAACCCGTTTTAATTAAATATCAACGAAATACTGTAAAGATGTGTACTTTTGGTTGGTACAACAAAGAACACAATCGCTGGGGTAGAAACGGGAAGTTTTGGATAGATGACAGTCTTATTGTAGCCTGGATGAATATACCAGAATAATATTATTGACAAGCCATTAAATAATATTTAAATGATGTGTAAGTACTTCAGTCTTAGATAATTATGAAAACCTTTACTAAAGAATATATAACCGAATGTTATACTAAAACAGCAGAAATTGATAAAGCTGCAATAAGAGTTGCATCATTAAAAAGATATGGTTCGGAAGAGTTGTCATCTTATGATTCAGCCACTTCAGTTGATTATGAAAACGATTATTTAGAAGTAGTATTCTATGAAGATACAACTTGTAGTTGTTGTAGAGGTGAAGAGGTTTATACTTCAGTTCAATTTGAAGAATTGAATATGTCGAATGAAGATATTCTTGTTGTTGTAAACATGAAAAAAGAACTTGCTGCTAAAGCAGATAGAGAACATAAAGACGTTGAAGCTAAAGCTAAAAAAGAAGAACTAGAAAAAGAAGAAAAAGATGAATTTGAACGTTTAAAAAAGAAGTTCACATGATAATGATACCTCGTACTGAATTAAGAACTTTGTTAATCTGTACTTTCAGATATGCATTAGGAAGAAAAACATATGCTACTCTCGAATCTTCTGAATTAATAAAAAATTATCATGATGTATTAGATGGCAATTCTGTAAATCAAATTATAAAAGATATTGATTATGGAGATAAAACCGATATGTTAGGTAATGATTGTGACAAAAAAATATGGTTGGAGTTGAAAGATTGGTTATTAAAAAAAGAAAAAGAAATAAAATCGAGAACAATATGA